GGTATCTGTTTTAAATTCAGGGACTGCTTTCATACCGTGCTGACGTTTCAAATATGCAAAAAATTTGTTAATTGTGTTTTTGTCCCAAGACATAGCCTCGTTTAATACTTTACGAACTTCTTCTTGGATTAGTTTTCTAAATTCTGTTGCTTTCATTGTTTATTTTTAATTAATAATCATCGTCGTCATCATCTTCATCATCTTCATCACCCATTACCGATAATTCCTCACTATCTATCCATTCGATCCCATCTGGAGTTTTTATTTTGTACCAAGTTAATTCTTCTTTTTCTCCACCTTCCCATCCACTGTCTCTAATAGCCTTATCAATTGCTTTTTTGTTAGATAAATATGTAGAAATTGCTAAAATTTCTCCTTCACTTTCATCACCTGTAGATAAAGTAAATGGTATTTTTATTGTATCCCCCACTTTAAATTCGCTTTCATTAATAATTCCTGCTAATTTTTGCATACGTCGAAATTGTTCGCTTAGTATTTGTTTTTTCATTTTGTTTTTGATTGTTTTTGATTGTTTTTGATTATTTACCAGTTATTATTACTGGAGTATATTGATGTATTAATTTTGCTTCTTCTGGGGTAAGTGAACTTGCTAATTTTGTATTAAACTGTGACACATAATCGTCCATTTCTAGATCTATTGCTTTATTCCAAATATCTCTTAATTCTTTATTTTTAGATCCTTTTATTTCAACCTCTTTTGTATCTATTAATACACCTTCGTCATTTATAGTTTGTATAATAAGATTATTACCATGTATCCCTTTCCATTTACTATCATTAGCTTTAATTTGAACTACTAATCCTTTATTTCTATATTCTCCTTTATCCCCTAATCCACTACATATCATTCTAATATTTGAAGGATTAATTTCTAATTTTGTAGCTATATTATTTATAAATTTTTCTAAGTCTGTAGCAAGTCTATCATATAATTTTTCTTGCTCTGGAGTTGACATAAAAGGATAATTTTCGGATTTTGCTTCAGTTAATATTTTTCTAACTTCTTCACGGATTAGTTTTCTAAATTCTGTTGCTTTCATTGTTTATTTTTAATTAATAATCATCGTCGTCATCATCTTCATCATCATAATCCTCATCTTCCCAATTATCTACAATGTCTTCCATTATTTCATAAGCCTTATCTTCGGCTTCTTTTTGGGTTTTGAATGGTCCTGTACCTTCCTCGTCTTCAAAATCACCAAAGCTAAGATATCCATCTACCCAAAAGCCCTCCTCATCTTTCATAACTACTACAGTATCCGAATTATTTTCATCCCACCCATCCATAGGTGCTGTATAGGCAGCTAATACTTTTCCATCATAATTTTCATCGTCTTCTTTGGTGGGTGTATATGGAGTAAAACCTTTTGGATATTTTTCTTGACCTTCATTAATAATTCCTGCTAATTTTTGCATACGTCGAAATTGTTCGCTTAGTATTTGTTTTTTCATTTTGTTTTTGTTTTTGTTTTTGATTGTTTGTTGTTTTTATAAACTAATATTTTTGTTATATACAAGATTAAACATTAAATCATCTAAAGACCAATCTCTTAATTGTTTTCCTCCTCTACCAAAACGATACATATCATCACCTATTTTTTCAATAGTATACCAATTTTTTAGATTACCGTTCTTATAATAAGTTCTCAACCGTATTTTATTATCTTTTATAGATACATCACCCCATCTTGGTTTAAGTTTTTGAACTATTGAATTTAAATCATTAAATTCATTTTCTTTAACTACTTTACGAACTTCTTCTCGGATTAGTTTTCTAAATTCTGTTGTTTTCATTGTTTTTGTTTGTTTTTGATTGTTTGTTGTTTTTATCATCTAACATTTTAAGATAATTTTGAAGATCTTGGTATTCAGATTCTACCATTCCACCTCTATCAAATATTTTAAACAATCGTTTATTAATTTGTTGGATTATTAAGTCTTTGTAATAAGTATTAATACTATTTTCAGCTAAACTATTTTCACCTTTTATTTGTTGATACTTTATTTGTAATTTTTGAATCAAATAATGAATAGCTTGAGTCAGACCTATAGGGGTTAATCCCATATCTTCAATAAGTGTGGTTATAATAACATTATCAATTAAATCATCAATATCGTATTTTGTGTCTTCAGGAAGTTTCTCTTCTTTCAACACCTTACTTATTTCTTCTCGGATTAGTTTTCTAAATTCTGTTACTTTCATTGTTTTTGTTTGTTTTATATAAATATATTAAAGGGGGGTTAAAGTACCAAATTATTGAAAATATTTTGTATAATCAAATTTTAAATATTCATCAAATTGATATAATTTTTGTCTCTGCATAGCTAATGATACTATGTTTTTATTAGTTATAGCTACTTTTTCTTTATTTCCCGATATTTGCCATGCTAAATTAATGGGAGTATATAACTGCCATATAATTTGTGGATTTTTACTTACTAATTTATCGTAAGTAGATTTATCAATTTCTATATATATTAACTCGTTTGTTTTTTTACAAAAATATCTTCTAAATTCACCTACTTGATAGTCTTGGGTTGTTGGAAGTGTTATGTTTTGAGAAGGGACGGAAATTGAAAAATTAGGATCTATTTTTTTAGTCACTACATATGTTTCAAGACTAGGTTGACTTTCAACTGATGAAATTATATCTAAAGTAATTTGTGAGAATGGTTGAGGTATTGTAGGATCACCATTTGGTATTTTAAATATCTCATTATTTGGAAGATCTTGGGGGGTTTTACCTGTAAAAAATTTCCCATCAGATGTACTCCAATACGATCCGACATATGAATTACTTGGAGTATATGGGGTAAAAGTAAATTCTTGCCCATTAGTATATAAATTGGTTTTTATTTGAGAGAGTGGATAATATGGCATTTTATACTAAATATTGTTTTTTAACTTTAAACGCATATACATTAAATACTTTATTATCTGATTTGTATATAAAACTAGATCCATAGTTATTTTTTCGATCTGTTGACCATTTTGTAGAGGACCATATATCTCCAGTATATATTTGAGCATGCATGTTATGACCAGGTGAATTACCAGGAGAATAATAATTTAATATATCTCCATAATTCCATTTTAATGTACCAAAGTATCCGGCTTTTAAAGTAGAGGCTGTGAAACTTCCTAGATAAACTTGATCATAAATGCCTAAAGCAATAATTCCTGCTCGAAATGAATCTAGGTTTGTATTTCCACCACTTCCACCAATGGTATCTACTGGGATTGCTTTATTACTATTATTATCTAAGTATTTTTTTAAATATTTTGCTATACTATATGTATATTTTCCACAATTTCCTGTATTTTCACCAAATTTATTATATACAAATGAAGACTGGTCTAAAACGGCTTTTCTTAATCGTGGAGTATTATTTGAGTCATATGCTGTTAGATTTGGGTTTGAAGCAGCTGCTGGGGCTAAGATAACTATATTTTTAGCTAATTGAATTGCGGCTTCAGATGCCTTAATATGCCCACTTCCTTCAGGATTTCTAGGCATTCCAAAAGATTCTATTATCGTAGTCCATTGGTTATTTTCTATGTTATGTGTTATTCCTTTAATAATAAAATCTAAACTTTCAGGATAATTTGTTGGAAGAAATTCTTGTTCTGAGGTGTATTTTTGATAAATTTTAAATCCTGAGAGTCCATCCATTGTTAATTGAAGGTTAAATGGAATAAAACCGCTTCCTGGGGATGATTTAGGGAGCGATTTACCTGCTGTCATTACTAAGGCTAATTGTATTGCTTGATTAATAGAAGATATGGTTGCATTTAATTTTACTAAATCTTTTCCTATATTCTTCATACTATCTATTAGTTCAGGGTCTAATTCTCTTTGTTTGTATGTTTTATTTAAAAAATCAAAAACCACAGAAATAATTGGAAAAGTTTTTTCAAAGAAGTTATTAATTAATTGTTGATTTTCACTAACAGTTAAGTCTATGTCTGCGTCTATTATTTCCGGCTTCATTCTATCTGTTAAACCATAATTCATTTTAGATAAACATGTAGCATCTTCTCCAACAACTAACCCACGAGCTTGGGCTCCTACTGTTATCATAGTTGCAAAACTTGCTGGGATTTCTGTTTTGAATGAGAAATCTCTAATAAAACTAGCCTGTCCTCCACTTTCTTTATATCCAAACATATTGAATTTAGCTAATTCTGGGCCATCTCCAACGGTTTGAACTGCTTTATCAACGAAATCTGGTTTTTTTAAAATGTTATCTCTATCAGGAAGGCCTATTTCATCTATAAAAATTATTTCATTATTTTCATTTATCGTTGGAGTTAACTTATTATAATAGCAAGTAGCCTCAGCAAATCCATCACACAATGATTGTAAAAAATCAAGTAATATTATATTCCCTTCACTATCTACTATTGAATTCATTTTATTTAAAATCCAACTCATACTAAAGTAGGTATTCATTAAATAAAGATAACGATTATTATTTTCTAAAAATTCTCCTTCTTCAAAGTCAGAACATATAGGTGACGAAAATTCTTGTTTAGATGCAGCTTGTATTAAAGTATTATTGTATGTAGTTGATAAGGTTGATGCAATGTTTAGTGGATTTATTGGGGTTTGAGAAGTACTTAAAAAACTATCAATATTTAAACCAAACAGTGGGTTAACTATAGTAGTTTTAAAAACACAAATTCTAGGATCCGTAATTATTTGTCTTTGTTCTAAATGAATAATATTCGTTTTTGTATCTGTATTTATTTTTATAACTTTCCCATTTGATGTTGATCCATTTTTATCTCTAATAGTTGGAATTATATTATCTTGTATCCAATCTAATAAGTGCCCCAGTCGAATATAAAATATTCCATTTTTATATGTTTTTTGATCATGCTGATTTACTTGATATTTATTTACGTTATCTGTAAAAAATAGAAAATTAATATCTGTTGACATATTTATTTGGTTTTTGGAGTAGAAACTTGATTATTGGGTGGGGTAGAAGGTGGGGATATAAAATCAATATCATATTCATTATCTTGACCATCTATTAAAGAATAAAAATATTCTCCTATTTTGGTTTTCTTTTTAAATGCTTCGATTGCTTCTCTATCAGTTTTAGGAGTAGTTGAACTTTCAGTTGTATCATCTTTGGTTGTATTAATACCTATTGTTCCTCCTAAAGAAGTATTCATTTTGAGTGATTCAATAACATCTCCAACACTTCTAACAGTTAATGTTATATCATAGCTTAAATCTTTATTTATAGTCCAACTATAATTCACAACTTTTCCTAAAACTGCATCATAATTACCAAAAAGTTGTTTTCTTCTTTTATCTATTAAGGGTAATAAAGAATTATAGTTTATAGAGGCTCCATTTTTATCTTTACCTGTTAAAAATAAACTTTCTAAAGTAGCCTTACCATCAACATCTTTTTGAAATTCTCCACTATTAGTGTAAAACATACTATGTCCCCACTCTAACAAAACTGTATATCCTAATCTAAGATATAATAAATCAATAATATCAAATTGTTTTCGATTATATGCTTTTATATTAATTGTGGAAGTTCTTAATGATCCTCTATTTTCTGTTTTTATATTTGCACTTACTATACCCGGCATTGGACTTAGTCCATAATCTAAACCTCCTAATCCATACGCTCCCATATTATGGACGGAACCATCTTCTCTTGCGATTCCGGATCTTTGTTTTACTGTTGCTCCTTCTGTTACATTTGGAGTATATTTAGTAACTCCTCCGAATAAAACATATTGTTCAGCTAATGCTGATTCTCCGTCCCCTCTTAATCCATCTAAAACTTTTCTGGGGTTGATTTCTTGATTAACATCTACAGATGAAACCAATCTTACCCATCCTGTTTTAGAATTCATCCAACTTAATAACTCATTATCTCTATGTAATGAACCTAATTTAGTTTGCCTTAGATTTATTTGATCTACTATTTCTTTTGGAAAATTTTCTCCTACAATATTCATAACTACTGATTTATTGAATTAAAACTTCTTATAACATCTATATAAGAGGCAGGAATTCGGATTTGTATACCTCCCGGGATAACTAATGAACTTTGATTTAAAATACTAGCATTTGCTATTGATATTACCCACCATAATGAACTATCTTGGAAAAACTGCTGTGCTAAAATATCAAACCTATCTCCTTGTACTGTATATACATAAATATCATCAGGGGACAAAGGAATTTCAGGATAGCGAGAAGTTTTATAAACTACTTTACCATCTATTTTTGTTTGGGGTATGTCTTGATATCTATTCATTTTTTACTTTTACTTCTTTACTTCATTGATGTTTTGAGCTTCACTAGGGGGGAATATATCATATAGATTATTACCTAAACCATCATCTAGTGATATAAATCTACTTGTACCACCCCAATCTTCTATATCTTGTGTTTTAGGTACAAAATCATGAATTGGTGTAAAGTTAAAACTACTTACTTTAATATAATGACATAATTCTTTAACAGTTTTATCATATTTATTTAGTGGTTCGTCAATTCCTTTATCTGTAATTCCTATTTCCCAAGGTGAATCCTCACCAATTTCAAATGTTAAACCAGTTATGAATCCAACTTGTTCATAAACATATCCTCCAATTGTTAATTGTACTAAAGGCCCACGCATGTATCCACTTGGACTATAACTAGGAGCTAATGTTGAAGCTAGATAATTTAGTTTTTTATACATTGGGGATAATTCCTCTCTTGATTGAGCAGCTACAGTCCATGATAAAGATAAAGTTCTATTAAACCCACCATAAGAATAAAACTTTTCACCTCTCCCCACATAATTATATGAATTCCAATCAGCACTATAATTATCAGTAATTGAATTTAAAAATGCTCTAAAATGCATAAATGTTTTATAATTAGGCTTACCCGCATCAATTGATGCTATTCTAAATTTTACTAAATCATTTATAGGAGCTTCATAATTTTTTCTGACCTCATCACTGTAATATATAGGATAGTGATTTATTCTATCTATTGGACCTATTCCTGATCCGCTTGTATATGAATATAAATTTTTATCAGAATCTTTATGCCCAGGACCTTGTTTTGACTTTGTTCCTCCTATATTAACTCGAGTTTCAATATTTTGAGTTTGATAATTAGGAGCATCTGACATTACTGTAGATCTTCCCTTTAGGCTAGTTCTTAATGGAACTCTAAAATCTTGGATTTCTGGGGTATAACTAGGAGCATCTTTACTTACATTTATTGATAATGATGCCGATATGATATTCTCTTGAGTGTAAACTAGAGTATTGTTTGGGAAATTAGGACTAGGACTATTTCTGTAATCAAAATTTTTAATTCTACCTACTATATTAGTAATATCATTTGAAATTTTATTATAAATTAACATTTGATTATCTTCATAAGTAGGACTTGCATTAAGTGTATTAAATCTAGTAAATCTAAGGAAGTTATTATAATCATTTTCAGGAACAGGTATATTTGTTCCTAAAGAAAAATAAGTTTTGTTTCTACTAGCATCTGGTATATATTCTCCAGTAAAAAACTCCTTTTTATCTTTAAAATATGGATTATTAATACCTGTTCTTTGATCTGCAAATCTAATATGGGTTGGTCCTACTCCTAATACTGAGCCCGGGCCTCCCGGATATAATATAAGATTAACTTGATCATCTTTAGATGTTACATTAGTTACTTTAGAAAATCCACCCAATGATCCAGTTTGCATTTTAGTTTCATATAAAGCATAAAGTCTATTATTATTATTATCTTGATCATTAGTAACTACATCAGAATAAGTTGTTCTAGAGCCAAAAGTTCCAGGAACCGGATTTATTCCTTGTTTGTTAAAATGTAAACCCGCTGCACTAACTCCGGCTTGTGCTAAAGTACTTGTTGGTAAATATACTCCGTCATTTAAAAGACCAGATGCTTGAGTTTTAACTCCAGTTCTTGATAATAGATTTTGATTTAAAGTAAATAAATAGCCATTTGGAGATTTTAGATCAAAAAACATTTTTGTTAACCTTGATATATCTTCAAGAGTATGAATCGAAGCTAATACCACCCCATTACCAACAGGAATTTTGTTGGGATCGGCATATAGAGGTTTCTTGATATATGGTTGCCCACTATCACCACCTCCAGGCCTATCATTCCCATATTTTAGGGATTTTAGGTTTGTTTTTAAATCTAAAAGAGGCATACTTAATTATTAATAATGTCCATCAATAGGGCCAGTATCTCTGTAAGTAGCGGGTCTTCTTCCGTCTAAGTCTAATAATGATGGGTTTGGTATCAAGTTAGGAACTCCGTCGTTATAAGCGTTGTATGCCGCTCTTACGTCGACTGCATTTGCGCCATTTAATGAATATCCTGGTTGATCATTATCAGCATGAAGTTTTGATAATGTAGTTGCTCCTACGTTTGTTGGGGGTGTTGTTCCATTACCTGTTGAAAGTACAGAACCGGGACCTGATGTTAATCTGTCTAAAAGTGCCATGTTATGTTTTTATTTGTTTGTTATAAATATTATATACTATTGAACTTTAACTGCTCCCACATTGTGAGCTTGTCCTACTTTATTACTATCCATTTTAACTGTAGTATCTTTTGCTAGGATTTGATTTAAAACAGCTTTTACAGCTTGAAGTTCTTGTACCATAGGAGTTATATCCATTGAAGGTTGAGATTTACCACCTTTTGGCTTTTTATCACCTGCTAAATCTGTTCCTGCTACTATTTGATCATTAGGATTTAATTGCACTGTACCAAATTCTCCTGAAACTATAGGGCCTTTTTTAGGATCAATAACACCATCTTTCATTGCCATTGCTGTACCTACTGCTCCCATTACTGCACCCATTACTAGTGCAATTCCTCCTATAATTAAAGGAGTAGCTAAACCTAAGGTGGATGCTTCAGCGGTTGCAGTAGCAGCAGCCGCATTAGCTAAATTAAGACCTAGCATTGTCCCTAATTGTAGTATGTTTTTTGTTAATCCTACTAACATAGCTCCTGTCATAATTCCTGCAATCCCTACAAATAATGCTTTCATCAACCCGGTATGTTCAGCCATAGATGCTAACATTTCTAATGGGCCCGCTAATGCTTCACCCATTTTACTAATTGATTTATTTATACTTTCTTGAACTGATAATCGTTTGAAGTCTTCTTCATTCATTCCAGATGCTTTTTGTACTTGTTCATCTGTTAATCCTAATTGTGATTTTTGGTCGATTATCATTTTAGCAATATCATCTTTTTGTAAACCAACAGATTTAGCTATTGCTTCTTGTTGTAACCTATTTCCTGATGTATATGCATTTATTATATCTTGATTTTGGCCTATTTCTTTAGTAAGTCCAGCCATATCATTATTTAAAGCTAATAATCTAGCCTTTTCAAGATTTAAATCTTTTCCAGTTAATAATTCGGCTTCAATTTCTGCTGAGATAGATGATTCAAAATCTAGTAATGAACTTGCTATTTGATCTGCTTTTTCTAATGATAAACCAAACTTTCTTGCTTCTAAATTAGCTTGAGCAATTTTTGAAGCATTTCCTCCTAAATTAACTGCAATAACATTTGAGGTATTGGCTACATCACTTAATATTTGTTTTTGCGATATTGCTGTTCTATTAGTTTTATTAAAATTACCCGCTGTTTTAATTACACTTTCATTTGCCTTTTTTAATTCAGTTCCATTTAATTTAGAAAGCATAGCTAATTTACCTGCCTCTTCACTACTCATTCCCATAAGTTCAACCATTTCAGTTGCCTCTTGTAGAGTTTTAGAGGTAAAAATTAAATCCGCTTGAAATCCTAATTGTTTAGTTAAATTAGTAGCAGTTTTAATATAATCAGAAAGTGTAGTTACACTTGTACTTGTAGCATCCCACCTACTTGCTGTTCTTCCTGTTTCTCTTCCAAAATCGGTTTGGGCTTCGTTTAATGATAAAAATCCTTTTACTATTAATCCTACTGCCGCTGATACAAGTACTGTAGGATCAAGTAGATTTTCTTTTATAGACTTACCAATATGCTTAAAGGCCATTCCCATAGCCTCAGTTTTACCAATAATTCTATTTTCTTCTTTTTCTAATTCTTTAATTTGTGTTTTGACTTTTTCGAAAGCAGTACTTATTCCCGGAAGATTTCCGATGATTGGAATTTTTGAAATCCCAGCCATGGTGGCTCCTATTACTCCCATTCTTCTATTTAAATCTTCGAGATATTTTTCTTCATCCTTTCTTTCTTCGTTTTGTTTTTCTAATTCTTTAGTCTGTAACTGTAAATAAAGAAGCTGCTGTTCTTCAACGCTTAAGGATTTATTTAATATATTGAAATTTTCTTCACTAGTATTTATTTTTTCATTTAATTCTTTAATACTTTGTTGGATTAAATCTAATTGAAATTGTTCTAAATCATTTTCTTCCTGTAATCCTTGGATTAGTTCTTGTCTTTGATGATAAAAATTATTTATATTATTTAATTCTTTAGCAGCTGCTTTTACTTTTTCTTCATTACTTATTTTGGATAGATTTCTTTCTAAGATTGTTGATTTTGCTATTAAGTCTTTATTCGATTTAATTTGTTTGGTTAAATCTTTAATATCGTCATATTCTCCCTTTTGAGAAAGAAGAGATTTATTTATTTGTTTACTAATCCCATATATGTCATTTTCAAAAGTAGTCAATTTAGTTTTAACTCCTAATACCTCTTTTAAAGATTCTAAATATGAACTTGACAAAGAATATCCTTCTTCCTGAAGGGTTAGTCTTTTACGTAGTAAATCATTTTCTTCTTTTTGAAATTTAATTGTTTCTTGAAGTTTTGAAGTATCTTGATTTTGATTATCTTTAGGATCTGCCATTTAATAAATGTATTTATAATAAATATTAAAAGGCATCACTTTCGCGATGCCTTAGTTTGGTATGTTTGTGGGGATTTACTGATAAAATCAGGTATTTTTACATTTTTTGATGCGTTTTGAGCAGCTGCTCCTGATTTATTAGTCCATGAATCTTCGTTTTGGTGGTTTTTATTTTGTTTATCGTAGTATTCTTTAATTTTATTAAATGTAAACTTTCGTAACCAAATAGGCATATTATAAATAGTATCCCAATCATAGCCACCATTTCCATGAAATACTATTTCATGAATTTGAGAAAATAAATGAAGTCTATATTCTTGCGTCAGGCCAAAAAAAGCTAATCCCCATAGGGATCGTTAAGCCCTCCTCTAAGCCATTTGGACCTTCAAAATCAAATTTCATATCGATATCTGGTTGAATTAACTTAATATATTCTCGAAGTGATCTAGTATCTTTAGCTAAAAAATAATTATCAACAAATTCTCTAATTGTTTTTGTTGTACTATCTCCATTAACTGAGGTAATCATGTATTTAAACCTAGTAGATGATTCTGGTGAAGCATTTTTATTGATTTTCTTTAATCCCTGAAGTTCTTGATTTATTTTATTTTCATCACTATGTGTTAATAACTTAAAAGTAATTTTAGTACCTGATGATGGTAATTCATATTCAAATTCATTTTTACCAGGAGTGAATAAACTTTCATCAATAGGTTTAGGTTCTAATGTACTTAAATCTACAGTTACATTTTCTCCTTTGTAAGTAAATTCATAATCTTTTCCATATCCTAAAACACGGGCTGCTATTAATAATGCATTTTTATCACCAACTATAATATCCCCATAATTAATCTTTGATACTATAAGGGATTCAATTAATTTATCCAAAACTGTACCATTTTGAATGTAACTTTGATTTGTTAAAATATCTTCATGGGCTGCAGTCATGTATCTCATTTCAATTTTTCCACTTGAAAGCGGATTTGTTGATGGATAGACTAAACCTTTAGAAGGTAATTCAACTATTTCAGTTGGGAATGGGGATTTGTTTGTAACTTCGTTTGACATAGATTTTATTTTATTATAAATATATACAGATATTACTTTTGATAAAAAATCCTCCTATCTTTTCAGAAAGGAGGATAATAATTGTAGATTTGTATATAAATATATATCAATAATTGAGCACACAATAATCCATTGCGACTTCCAGTGTTAAGTTTTGTGCTGCAGATTCATTATCCCAGCTATACTCACCAAAGTTGGCATTTACAATTAAAGCGCCTTTAATAATCCATTCACTTACGATATCACCTACTGGACCTAATACGTTCATAGTTAAATCTTTCTTATAAAAGTCAGAATAACCATCTCTACCAGTTACTGATTCGTGATGTAAACGTACCCATTCCATTACTGCTTGAGCTCCGGAAGGTGTGATTGGATCAAAAAGAGTCATTGTGATGTTACTCCATTTTGATTTTCCTTTTACTTTACGTAAAATGTTAATGTGATTTAATACTACTTCGTCTTGAGTTAAAGTAATTGCGCTTATTCCTTTAATAGTATATGATGGAATACCATCAACATACATAATAAACCTATTTTGCTGTTTAGGCTCGAATGCCGTAAAGAATATTTCATTTGGGTTTAATACTGCCATAGTTTTGTGTTTTTATTATAAATATAATTAGTTTTGATTTCTAAGGAATTTTTCGTATATTTATCAACGTAACATCATTTAAACCTAAACCATATGGCACGTCCAAAAAAACCACCAATTCAAAATACATGTAAACATTGTTCCGTTATGTTTGAAACTCGACCCTCATCTGCTAGAGATTTTTGTACTAAAAAATGTGCTCAACAACATAAGGGAGTTGATAGAGAGTGGATGGAAAAAAGAAAAAAAACATGTTTAGAAAAATATGGGAATGAAATAGCCTTTAAATCTAAAGAAGTACAAGATAAATATAAAAATAATTTAATTGAAAAATATGGTGTTAATAATCCATTTTTAGTTAAAGAGTTTAAAGATAAATCTAACAATACTGTTTTTGAAAGATATGGGTGTGTATTTGCATCTCAAAATAAAGATATTTCAGATAAGATATCTGTAAAATTAAAAGGGCAAATACATGATAGAAAAAATTTTGTTAATTTAAAGTGGGAAAAATTAATAAACTATCAAAATACATCCGGAATGGTTCCTTTATTTGATAAAGAATATTTAGAGCAAAATAAAGTAAATCATTTATTTAGGAATAAATTTAAATTTCAATGTAATAAATGTTCTGAGGTTACTGAAGTATTTTTAAGTAATGGTTATCTTCCATCATGTAAGTGTTCTGATTATAAAGGATACTCTTTAATTGAAGATGAATTGGTAGTTTTCTTATCTAATCATCTTTTATCTTCAGATATATGTTTAAATAGAAGAGATATATTACCTAATAGACAGGAAATTGATGTTTTTATAAAGTCACATAATTTAGCTATTGAAATAAATGGAGTATACTGGCATTCAGAATCTATGGGGAAATATAAAAATTACCATTTATATAAAACAGAAAAATGTAATGAAGTGGGGATTAATTTAATTCATATTTTAGATTATGAATGGATTTTTAAAAAACCAATTATACAATCTATAATTTTAAGTAAATTGGGAGTATTTGATGATAAAATATATGCTCGTAAATGTACAGTTAATAAAATTGAAGATACTACTATAATTAGAAAATTTCTAAATGAAAATCACATGCAAGGTTATACTCATGCTTCTGTTTCTTTAGGATTGTATTATAATAATGAATTAGTTTCTATTATGACTTTTGGTAAAAATAGATTTAAGAAAAATTCAAATGAATTTGAAATGATTAGATTTTGTAATAAATTAAATACTACTGTTGTCGGAGGAGCCTCAAAATTATTTAAATATTTCATTAGTAATAATGATAATTTAGATATTGTGAGTTTTGCTGATAGGAGGTTTTTTGATGGGAATTTGTATAAAACATTAGGTTTTGAATTTAATACTAATACATCTCCATCTTACATATATTGGAAAAATAATAATATATTAAATAGGATGTCATGTCAAAAACACAAATTAAATAAATTATTAGATATATTTGATGCAGAAAAATCGGAATATCAAAACATGTTAGATAATGGATTTAGGAGGGTTTGGGATTGTGGTAATATGAAATTTATATATAAAAAAAGGGAACCTAAATAGGTTCCCTCTTTATTTATTAAGTATTTTTATTAACTATTTTTATATATCCATTTAAAACCATATGCAGATTTTGAAAGTCCTGTTAAACAACAGCTTATATTAGATCTTTTAAATAATAAATTACTATTAGCCGCATCATTTATACTTTTAAATGTACATATTATGTTATTTTCTTTATCTAGTTGCAATATAGGTTTATATTTTTTATCTAAAAATGATTGGGGTTGTTTTTTTCCGGTTTTGGCTTTAGATATTTTATCACAGTGTTCTTGAGAATATTTAAGGTTTTGGGTTTGTTTAGTTTTAGATATTTTATCACCAAATCCTTCAGGTTTTGCTTTCCCTTTTGATGATTTTTGAATTTTTTTATTTTTAGCATCCCTATCTTTTATATTGGGTTTTATGCCTATTTTAGACTTAGATAATTTTTCTCTAATAAAATTATATTTTTCTTCCCCAAGTTTATTCAAATTCCACCCAGCACTAAAATCTACTAAATTATAGTATTTATCAGATAATATAGCATTATAGTATTTAATCCAATAACTTTCTCTTATCATTAATTCTTCATCAGTATTACAGTGCTCTAATATTTCTTTTTTGAAATTATCTCTACCATACTTAATTATATCATCTTTTAATAAAGTACCAGAGCCTAGATATTTAGGATTATTATTTGAATCCTTACCTATATATTTTTTACCATTAATTGCATTTGTTGTAATATATATTACCATAAAAAATCCCCTTCGTTTATTATACATATACGAAGAGGATAAATATTTTAATATTTTAATATTTTACTTAAAGCCTTTAAGAGAAAGAAGTTCCTGTAGGCATAATGTTAAAGTTCAAATATATAAATTCAGCTGTTCTAGTAGGTTGAATATAAATTGCTCCGACTAATTGGTTTCTATCGATCACATCAGCGGTATTATTACTTTCATCCATTACCACTTTAAATGCATATAAACCTTGTCTTTGTTGTACTGACTGTAAATATGGATTTACTTGGGCTAAGAATTGGTTTCTTGTTGCTAATGTGTTTTGTTCAAATACTAAAGCGTTTGCTGTTTGACCAATATATGATTTTAGTGAAATTAATAATCTTCTAACATTTACTCTATCTAAAGCAGATGCTTGAGTTTGTAATGTTTTCTGACCATATGCTACTACTCCTTGACCTGGGAAAGTTGCTATTGGGTTTACTTTACCTTGGTATAATGTATCTCTATCTGATTGAGTTAATTTTTGTTCTGCTCTAATTACACTTGTCAAACCTCCTCTATTAATGCCGGCAGGTGCGAACCAAGGTTCTGCTACTTTATCATTATATGCGAATACACCAGCCATTAAAGTTGAAGCTGGGACCCAAACATTTCTACCTGAATCAGGATCTTGTGTTTGAACCCAAGGCCAATATGAAGCTGCATATGAGTTGTTTCTTGTTGCTGCTTGTCCAGTAACTGCTGTTGTTGTTGAATTATATGGAACTAAATCTAGAACAAATAAGTTATCACCTCTATTTGCTGTATTACTAATAATTGAAGTACATTGTGTGGTATGAAGAGAATCACATAAACCAGGAGTTAATAATAAGTTAAATTTATAATCATCAGTATTAGATAATAAATTAATCATGTTATTATAATCACTTCCTGTTAAACCTTGAGTTTGATTTGATATAGTATCATAATATTTAGCGGCTGCTGCCCCAAATAATGCTCCTACTCCTCCACTAAATGAACCACTAGCTATTGCTGGGATTGAACCTGTAAATGCTGCCTTTGGAGCTCCTGAGTTGTCAAAATAGTTTGGTGTTGTTAAAAGAACTGATTTTACTCTTACGTATCTTGATGCATTTGGATATGAACCTGTTAATTCAATCTGGTTTTTAGTTGAATTATATGCATATGTGTAATCACCAATTACACTTGAAATATAATTTGGAGAAAATGGATCTAATGATAAGTTAGTCCATGTTTCTAAAATTGTTGGAGTTAATGTATTATCATTTCCTCTTCTAACTAATAAATTAAATGTACCTGAACTTGTATTAGAATTTACAATTTCCCATCTAACGTTATCAGTAGATCCACTATCAAGTGCTCCTGAAGCATCTATACTACTTGAAGAATTCATAATAGTACCTTTAGATAATGTTTCAAGAACAAATACTTCATTGTTTCCAATAATGCTCTTAATAGCACTATTACCTGCTGAAGCAGTTGCTGTAGTTGCAAAGGTCCAAGCGCTACTTGCACTTGCTACTCTTGCTACTAATAATGATTCACCACCATTGTTAAAATAATTATAAGCTGCAATTGATGTAAAATAAGTATAAACATCACTACCACTTACAAATGTGGTACCAAATTTATTTTGGTAGTCACTATATGATGTTACTACTGTAGGGATTTCTAAAGGACCTTTTACTGTTGGACCTATAATAGCGGCACCTACAGTAACTGGTTGTTGACTTATTTGTGATGCATCATTCTCAATAGAAAGTACACCTGGAGAAATTAGGGTTGTTGCCATGTTTTATATTATGTTTTAATATAAATATGACAAGTTTTTGTTAAAGTTAAATATTACTAACAAATTCTCCCTTTTCTATATTTATAACTCCATCTCCGTATTTTTCTTGCAATTCTTGGCCTACTTTTACTTCTCTTTTTTTAAGAGATGATAATTGTTCTATTAAGTCTTGCTTAATTATTTCATATTCTTGAATAAGAATTTCAATATCACCAAATTCATCAGTTATTTTTGATCTTTCTTGTCTAATGGTTTTAATGGTTTGTATTTCTTCGGGTGTTAATTGTTTAGTTTCCATAACTATTATTTATTTAGATTTTATTTACTACTTCGGTTGTGAATACTAATTTTGATTTATTAGTAAACTTTTTTATTGCATTTATATCTTTCTGAGGAACATCCGGAACTATATGTCCATTTAATTTAATACTAAATGTGGTTTTTACTACTCTTTCTTTATCATCTGATAATTCATGTATTCTATCAAATGAATCTATTCTTGCTTGGAATTTGAATTTTTCAGGATCTCCCCAATATGAATCAGAAGCGTATTCTACTGCTTCTATAATTTTATTTAACTGTTCTACATAATAAGTCATTACAGCGCATGAATAAGTTACTGTTAAATAATCGGGCATAACTGTAGCATAAAATGTTTGTTCAGGAACAACATTATTTAGAACTGAGAATTGGTCGTACGTGTTTTTTTGAGAATACTTTTTAGTAAATACTCCAAAATTGTTAGGCATATTAGCATCTAATTTATTTGCTATAGTTCTATTCTTAGAAATTGAATCTAATTTAAACATTATCATAGGTGCCATTATCCTACCTTGAACATCTCTATAATATCCATCTTTTTGAAATGATTTCCATTTTTCAGGAGAACCATAAATTATGGGAACTGCTAATCTTTCTCCATTTTGAATTACAAATGGTTGAATAACATTTTTAAAATAATACATTACCGCTTCATCAATATCTTGAATACCAATACTAAATGGTTTTACATCATCTCCATCAAATGAAGTTTGTTGTGCTCTATTAGGAACAACTACATCATTTGGATTTCCCACAGGCTGAAAACCCACTCCTCTTTGTTCAGTAGGAGTCTGTAAAGAAATAGATATTTCTTTTTGTGTTTTAGGTGTTGGGTTATTTTTTCTAGCCATTTTTTATTATAAATATTTAAATTTCCATTTAAATCCACCTGCTTTTTTTCCTTTATTTCTACAACATAATGATATACCTCTAGCATCTATTAGTGTATGTTTAGATGCCTGTTGTCCACTTTCAAATTCTTTAATAAAATTATCATTTAAATCATATTGAAGGACAGGTTTATTTTTAGACTCTCTAATTTTTTCTCCTCGTTTAGGATCACTATAACACTTATGGTTTGTTTTACTTTTTCCTATTTTATCTCCAGTCCCTAATGGTAGAGGAGTGCCCATTTTTATTTTACTTAGTTTATCCCCGAATCCTTTAGGTTTAAGTTTAGAATTAGATTTGCCTATTTTATCTTTAATATCTTGAGTTAAAAAATATCCTCCTTGAGGACCACCTCCTCCTATATTTTTATTAATTAACTCAAACCCCCAACTTTTAAATAAACTTATATAGTGTTTTTCCCAAAATTCCCATTCAGAAGTGGGAACTTCATCTATAATTTCTATTTTTAATTCTTTTTCTTTTTTAAAATGATGATCATTTAATCTTAGGTTTGGTGAATTTTTAGTTTTCCCAACATATATAGGTATTCCATCTCCCTTACATAGATAATAAATATAAGTTATTTTCATTTTATTATAAATATTATAATCTGGTTCTAGAAATCCCAATTCTGTCTTCGGGAACATAATGACAAAAACATACTACTGAAACATTATATCCAAATTCGGATAATCCGGGATTTAAAGGATTGTTTTCATAAGGATAATCAGGATCTTTACCAGCCCAAAATTGCGTAAAAACTGTATTATCTATTTCAAAATAACTTTCTTGATATAATATAATATCCCCTACTTCAGGATGGACATTCGCTTCTACTAAATCATCTCTTAATAATGCTACTGTAATACTCCAATCAAAATCTACTCCAAAATCATTTGTTGGACTTGTATTGTCTCCAATGTTAATTAATGAGTTAAATAATATAGGTCCAGAATAATACTTCCCGCCTGCTGATTCTCCATATATATTAGTATTTGTTTTTTCAAGTTCGTACTTATAAAAGGCACACTGTTGATTTATTACATTATGTAATAATTCTTTATTTAAATGCCTTACTAAAGACACGTCTCGACTAGATCCAAATAATGCCATGATTTATTTATTAAGCTATATAAATTACGAATGGAATCTTATTTAATTCAGTTTGCATAGCATCACTTTCGGCTCCTCTTCTTTCCAAGAGTTTTTGTCTTGATGTATCATCAAAAAATAATCTTAATTTTTCAATCAACGCTATTTTTTCTGATGTTGCTGCTGTTACTAAATCTCCATAATTTAAAGTTAAATTATCATTTGGTATAGGAATATTAGTGTATTTTCCTCTAACATATCCTAATATTTCTTTAACTAATGCTAAAGTATATTCAAATATCCATTGCCTTCCTATTGAGTTTATTTCTGAGTATGTTGGGTTAGTATAAGGAACGTTTGATACATTACTTACATTACCTCCACTATTCGCATCAATTGAACCTGCTGTTCTTTCGGATTTAAGAATATATTCAAACCAAATTTTACCATCATTTCTAGGAATGGGGAATATTCTTAACACATTATTATGCATTTCAAATGAGAAGTTAGATTTACGGACCATATCGTTCATTTCAATAGCCTGTATTTTTTGTAAGTCATAACTTAAAGGCATTATTAGGAAGTTAATAGCTGGACTGTATCCTCCCCATCCAAATGAATCCATTAAGTTAATCATACCAGTACCTGTACCTGCATATGGGTCAAAGAATCTAACAATTGCTGGAGATTGTTCCCAAAATATTCTTTTAATCTCAATATCGTTATTACTATAACTTTGAGAAATTGCCCATTCATTTAAGTCATAATCTTGAACTCCAGATGATGCTGATATTGCTGATTTGTACCAAGGAACATTACCACCTGCTCCTGCTTCTGCAGCATACATTTCAGATATTTTAATTAGATTTCCTAAATTTGGAGTTATAATAGCATCATTAATAGTAGTACTTGTAGATGCTCCTTCTAAAGTTAAGTAATTATCTCTAACTCTAAATGCATATAATTCATTACCATAAGTAGTAACTGCTTCTTCGAATGCAGCATAAAAGTTTATATCTTGTAACTCAATATCTATAATTGGGTATCCTAATCTTCTAGCACAGAATAATGTTACTTTATCAGCATCTACCTGGAATTGGTAGTCTAAATCATAAAATCCAAATGGAGTATTACCAGGAAAAAATGATGAGGAACCAGGATATATTGGAATGTTCATGAATTTGTATGTTTATTATAAATATTATAAAGATAAACTGTCTAATTTCTTTTTTAGTTCTATTAATTGATCGGTAGTTAAGTTATTAATATCAATTGTAGGTTGAACTTCAGGAATATCTTCAGTTATAGTTTCACTTAAAGTTATATATTGCTCTCTACCATCTTTATCTAAAATAGGTTGGCCTTGTTCATTTTCTACTCTTTGTATTACTCTATGTATTGCCATTATTAATTATTTTATGCTATTGAACCTGTTACCTTCAACATTGGGAAAGGTCTACTATTGGTAGTGGTTATTAAAGTTAAGGATGAAGTAATATTAGCAGGGTTGGGAAATCCAGCCCCTGCATCCGCTGTAACACCTAGCCCTAGGTATGATGCTATAGTAGTAGCAGATGGTGTTGCGCCAAAATAATCATTCCATACAGTACCATTAGTTGGATTTACTGCGGTTGTTGTGCTTCCTGAAGGTGAGATTGCTAACCAGTATATTTCTCCTTTTTTTAAGGTTGGTCTATTTGCAGGTGCAAATAATATTTCAACAAATGCTTGTGCTACTCCTATTTGACGGACTACACCATAATCTCCTAATAACGTTCCGGGAAGTGCAGTAGCTCCTTGTAATAATGATGAAGATGCTTCAGTACTATTGTAAATTCCTAATCTATATGAACCTGTGGTAGTTGATAAAGTTCCTCTTACAAGTGCTCCAATAGATGATACCAAAGTATCTCTTGATAGTTGGATAGGATAGTATCTTATGTTAGCGGGAGAATCTAATAAATTACCTGCTGCTAAGCTTATTATTCCAGTTGAAGTTCGAACTGGAAGTATGTAGTTATTGGGATACCCAGGAGATAAAGGTTTTCCTTCAAACTGAATATATGATGCGGTAATTGCAAAAGAACTTGATACTGCATTTAAAACATAAGATGCACTTTGTGCATTTTGGACGTATGAAGCGGTTTGAGCAAATGATGCAGTAGTTGCAATCCCAACAAACGATCCACTAAATGATCCGGTATTACTTAAAAATTGATCTACTCTATTTACTGTTACTATTAAAGAAGGAATACCTGGTACTACTCCGAATGCAGGTTCTGCATGTAAACGAACATTTGCGTCTGGTGAATACCACATTAATTGAAAGTAATCATTTGCAGCTGCATTAGCAAAGAAATTCCATGCTGCTACTTGATGATCCGCATTACCAGTTAATTTTATCGAGGTTGCAGTATCTGTTAAATTTGTTCCATTTTTTCTAAGCCATATCCATATCTCGTCTGCTCCAGCATCGCTTTTATCTACTTGAGCAGAAAATTGTATATCATATACACCGGCATTTTCTACTTTAATATATGTGTTATATGGATTTGTTGATCCTGAGATAGATACTCCGTTTGTAATGTCTGTTGTATTAAGAGACATTGAACGAGCAGTACCAGCAACATTGGTTTGAGTTTGAGTAGAGTAAAATGACCCATATGATCCTGTCGCTGTGTTAAATCCACCTCCGCCACTAGTTGATGAGATTGTAACTTGTCCTAAACCATTGGTTGGTGATAATAATACATTTGGTCCTGCTAGTAATTGTGTTACTCCTCCATTTAAAGCATATGATGCGGTAATTGCAAAAGAACTTGATACTGCATTTAAAACATAAGATGCACTTTGTGCATTTTCAACGTATGAAGCTGTTAATGCATAGCTAGAAGTTCCAAGCAATGAACCTGTAAATCCTTGTGTTGATGTTACGCTACCACTAAAAATAGCAGGTCCTATATTTGTAAAAGTAGAAGATCCTGAAACTGTAAATGAGCCTGTAATTTCAATACTACTTGTTGTGTTCCAAACATTTCCCCCAACAAATATAAATGGAGCAGATGAACCGGAAGGACCTTGGATACCTTGTGAACCGGAAGGTCCTTGTGAACCGGAAGGTCCCTGTGAACCGGAAGGACCTTGGATACCTTGTGAACCGGAAGGCCCCTGTGAACCAGAAGGTCCTTGCGATCCTGAAGGTCCTTGTGAACCGGAAGGACCTTGCGATCCTGAAGGTCCTTGTGAACCGGAAGGTCCCTGTGAACCAGAAGGACCTTGCGATCCTGAAGGTCCCGTGTTTCCTGGTAAACCTAATGGACCAGTTAATACCTGAACGACGCTAGTAATGGGCTGTTCAACACTAACCGTTTTACAGCAATCATTATCTATTATCTTGATAGTATTATTAGTATTTACTATCTTAACAGTATTATTATTTGGAATAATATTTATTGGTTTTGCACAATCTGCCATTATCTAGTTACTTCTTTTGATAATTTTACTTGTCCTTCTAAAATTCTTGTTACTATACTACCTGATGTAATTTCTAAATCGTATAAAGCGGTATCAAACATAAGTAACGACGAAGTAGCAGCTGATATAAATACCCCAATAGAACCTGAAGCCGTTGGAGTAGAGCCGTTAGATCCGCTGAAATTTAGTCCTGTTCCATCTGCTTGAAGGGAACTACTTAATGTAAGATATATTGTAGGAGAATTATCGGCATAATTTGATTTAATTTGCATTTTACCACTATATCCTGATAAGTTTATGGCACTACCTGTTGCGTTTTTATACTGTAATTCAAAATTTAATGTTGAACCTTGTTCAATTGTGAATGAATACCTACCTGCGCCCATTGTTTGTTTATTGGTTCGTTATAAATATTATAAAATTTAATTTCTATATTCATTATACACATCTAATATTTTATCTACTATTGGATGTCTATGGTTTTGTTTTAAACTTATGATTTTGATTTGATCTACATTAGTTTCTAGTCTTGAAAAGAAATCAAATCCTGAAGATTTTTTGTCTTTTAGGTCACATTGAGACATATCACCACAAAATATCATTTTACTATTTAATCCTAGTCTCCCTAACATTAACTCTATTTGACCGTGAGTTGCATTTTGGGCCTCATCTATTATAACATAACAAGATGAAAATGTATTTCCTCTAAGAAACCCAAATGGTGCTATTATGATTTTTCCTTCTGCTACTAAACTCTCTGTTTTCTGGATACCAATTAGATCATGCATAATATTATATATAGGAGCTGTTAAGTATGCTAATTTTTCATCCACCCCTCCAGGTAAAAATCCTATATCTTCTCCAGCAGTAATATAGGGTCTAGCTATTATTATTTTGTCTATTTCTTTTTGAAATAATAAATCTAAACCTATTTGAATTGCTGTAAGAGTTTTTCCAGAACCTGCTTTACCCTTAAGTACAGATATGGTATTATCTAGAATAATTTTTTTGCCCTCTTTTTGTTCTTCATTTAATGAAATTCCGAATTTAATTGGAGTTTTTGGTTTAGTTTTATTTTTAAAAACTTCTTGTGCTTCTTTAGATTTGTTATAATCAGACATAAGTATTTTTATTATAAATATTAACTAAATTTTAACTCATACCTAGAAGAACCACAGTCCCATATTTTAGTATATCCCAATCCTTCCATAATTTGAAACTCAGTATGATTTTGTACATCTGCTCCCATTTTTTTAAGATTAAATTTATTAAAATTATATCTATGAATTCGTGTTAGATAATTTTTTGTATAAAAATAATTAGGGGAGGAAGTTTTAACATGTTTAAACCCTAATTTCAGGTACATATTATTGTTAGGATTAGTCCATCTATTATCTGAATATGAATATATTAATTTTGGGTTGATGAGTTTTTTAAAATATTTTATTAATTTAGCAGCTCCACCAACAATATATGTTGAAGAGGCGTACCTTGATAATTCATAAGTATCTTCTAATTTTATATTACCTCCTAATGATATTCTAGGTTTGGAAAAAGTCATAACTCCTATCAATTCATCTAAATTAAAAATTCCTAACTTATATGTACTTCTATCTTCACCTTGAATATGATATTTATTTAAAAAAATATTTTTATCAGTTGATGATATTTCTTTTATATTACACTTTCGAGCATATACTCTATTTGATTTAGGCTGAATGATTGATATTAGTTTATTTTTAGTAATCTCATTTTTATTTAACCACTCATCTGAAAATATTTGTATTAATCTAATATTTACTTCATTAGCTTTTTTTAATTTTTCTAAATGATATTCTTTAAATCTCCCTCCTTTTTCAGAGTGCCAATATAATCCATTATATTCAATTCCAATATTTAATTCAGGTAAATATATATCTATTTCTGATTTAGGGATTATCCCCCTAACACTGGTTTGGATTTCACCTGAATATATTGTTTTTATGAAATCTACTAATTTTATTTCTTCTTTAGATTGTTTCCCTATGTTTGAAAATACTTCCCAATCCCAGTGTCCTTTTATATAGTCTCTAGAATACGTTTCTTTACCTAAATCACAATTTTTACCGTTTTCTAATATTGTTACCTCCTCCCCACATCCACATTTACAAGTTGGATGGATTTCCTTATATAAATGTTTAATTATATAGTCATGTTTAGTTATTTCAGGGTGAGACTTTGTAATATGATACATTAAATTTTGATTACTTTTTAATTTTTCACCACATTCCTTACATTCAAACCCAGATTCTTGTTTTTTTGTATTTGATTTTAGTTCTTTAGGTCTAAATTCTCCAAACTCCTTTACATATTCATTTGTTTTTATGTTATGTACCCACCTTAAATGCATAGCCATAGAACGTACTGATTCTTTGGATTTGCATATTTTACATTGTATGTCTCCGTCCTTAGATATATTTGGAATTTTATTATCTTCAAATTCCCATATAAATCCACCTGCTGTTTTATATTTTCCCTTGCAACAACTAATTATAGAATCATAATTAACAATATGTACAGCATCATGTGGTGAATTAAATATATTTATAACATCCCCAGATATTGAATATTGTATAATTTTTGAATTATATTGTTTTTTCATCCTACTATTTATTTAACACATCTTGTCGTTTATAAATATACAAAATATTTTTTAGGATAAAAAAAGCCGAACTAAAAGTTCGGCTTAATTTAAAAAGTAAGGTTATTACTATAGAGTATTTAAACCTGAAACGAAGATCTTTGCATAAAACTCAGGTCTTACCATTTTCTTTGCATATCTAGTTAATAGACCTTTGTTAGGAGTAAATGTGTTTGGATCGTACACTAACGGAGTCATGATCAATGGAATATATGGAGCAAAAACTGCACCTGTTTCCAAGAATTGTTGACCTCTGTAACCCATCAATATAGTGTTTTCTGTCATGTATGGATTTTTGTATACTTGATATCTACCATTCAATTGACCCATTTTTTGTACACCAAATGCATAAGTCATTTTTGAAGCTTCACCATCAGAAGTACTTGCAAAACCTGGGATTGATTCCAAGATAGTTGCTACTGTTGGAGAACAAACGATGAAGTTTGCACCACCTCTTAATGTTCTTTGGTGAATTGCGTTTGATAATTTTTGGATTTTAGTTCCTAAAGTTTGGAACCATTGTCCTTGTGTGTTAAAGAAACCTAAAGATGGGTTGTTAGTTACAGTAGTACCACTTACACTTAAACTTTGGTTATTTACTGCTGACCAATATTCAGTACCTGCGGCTGCTGTTTCGATCAACATATCCAAAATTTCTAAGTCAATTTCTAAACTGATGTATTCACTCATAATGCTAGTTAATTCAGCTTCAGCATCTAATGCATGGTAGGCATTTAAATCTTGAGCGAATTCCGGAGTCCATGCTGCTTTTAATTTTCTTGTTTTAGCAACAATTGCTTCAGATCTCATTTGAACGTTGATTTGAGGAATTGTAATTGAACTGTTGTTTGCGTTCAAAGCAGTGTTAGCATCTTCAAAATCACCTCTGTATTTATCAGTTGGTTGTAATGAATATGAACAAGTAACGTTTGGTAATGAACCAGCTGGAGCAAAAGCATCAGTTATTTTTGAACCAGTAATAACGAAAGTTACAGTGTTATTTGCTGTATTAAAAGTAGTAAATGCAGGTAAGTTATCTGTTACTGCGATGTTAGAAGCAGAAGTAAGAGTAAATGATCTAGCTGCTAAGAAATCAGTTGTAGATGATAAAGTTACAGTTAATGTTTTCCAAGAACCAGCGGCTGCTGAAGCTGAATAATCACTATCTAGATCAAAAGTAGACCAAGTAGCTGAACCAGTTGTTGCTGCCTGAATAGATGAAGTGTTGTTAACTGAGTAACCAAATCTACCAGCACCATATAGACCACCAGTGTTTGTATTACCAAAGTTAGAACCAGTATCACCATACATTGATTTACCTGCTGTAAATGGATTTTTAGATGTACCATATTGGAAATCTAAGAAAAACACTAGACCTGAAGGTAAGTTCATTGGTTGAACACTAACGAATTCTTTTGATGCAATTTGACCGAAGATCTTACGAACTAACGGAAGAGCTACACCTGCCCATTGTTCACCAACACCTGCTGTAAAAGTAGCTGTTGAAGAAGTACCACCTCCTGTTTGAGAGGCTTCAATTACCAATTGTTTTGCTTGGTTTTCAAGGATCATAGACATATTGTTTTTCTCGGTTTCATTTTTGATACCTTCTAACAATCCTGTTCTACTCCATTTGTTTGCTAATCTAGCCGCATCACCTTGTAGTGATTTATACGGGTTAGCTGATTCGAGTAAGTTTTGAATGTTTGCCATTTTTTCTGTTGTTTTGTTTTTGTTTGTTTGTTTGTTAATTTTAAATAATACCTGCTAATTTTTGGAACCTTGCTACCATATCATTTGATTCAATAATAGGTTGTTTTGTTTGAGGAACAGTTACTGACTTGGAAGCTCTACCTAAATTTTCTTGAATGTTTCTTGTTGGTGTTTTTAAATTACTCAACAATGATTCATATACCAGTTTAGCTTCTTTAGCGGTTGTTGCTCTGTCAAAAGCACCTAATACATTAATCTTTTGAGATTCAGTTAAGCTCTTACCTCTGAAGATTTTATTGGTGTAAAGTAATTTTGCGTTTAGTAAGTTAACTTCGTTAATGTCTTTTTTCATTGATCTAATAACTCTGTATGCTTCTTCTAATTCTTTGTTTGATTTTTCTTTTGCACCTTTGCCTTCTTTCATTCCTTTACATAATGCATTGTTTGGATATGATTTACATACAATTGATAAAGCGTCTTCAACTGATATAGGTTGTTCTTGACCATATTCTTTAAGGTCATCACCTTCCATTTCGTTTAAGAACTCATCAATACTTTCACCTTCTTCTTCTTCTTCTTCTTCTTCTTCAGAACCAGCTTCAATTTCTCCAGCTTCAACCATGTCTTTAATTACACTTTCAATGAAATCTTTTAAATCTTCTTCAGACATGTCTTCAATACTCATTTCTTCCTCAGTTTCTTCTTCGGCTTCCATTAAAGCATCATCTGACATTCCTCCAGAAGCTATATTACCGTGAGCTCTAGGACCTCTAGGATCATTAATTACTTCTTCCATTTCATCTTTTTCTAATTCAGACATAAGTTCTTCTAGATTGATTTCGTCTTCTTCTAAATAGAATTCTTTAACAACCTTTTCATTTTTTCCACCTCTTTTTTTGGCTTCGTTTTGCTCTATGTTTTCGTCATTGTAATCCATATCTTCATCCATATCTTCCTCTTCCATCTCGTTGATTTTAGCGGAGAACATAGATTTTAAATGTGGAGTAAATGCTTCTTCAAGAGCCATTTTTGCGTTTGCAATTGCTGTATCTTTTACTGCTTTAGCGTCAGCGATCGCTTCTTTTAATAAATCTCTGTTTGTTGACATTTTCCTTAAATTTGTTTTGGAAATACAATTATTAGTAATTGTAATTGGGGTTATGATTGTTTGGTACTATATAGTAGAATGAGAATAGTACATTATAGCTATACGTATGTCGCATTTTTGTCAAAGTCGCGTTTTGAAGAAAAAAAAATGTCTCCTTTTTAGGGGAGACATCAGTTCTAAAATATTATTTTATGATAGATTTTAAATTATTGGGCAAGTGCCGTGAGCGCATAATATTTCAAAAAGAATAGAATTTACTTTAGAATACTTATTTGTTTTAATTGATTGTAAACCTTCGTTCATCATTCCATTTATTGGATGCATCCAGCTACCTGGATTAGAAGGAGTAGATACAAAATCCCAACATGTTAATGTAAAATCATCTTGTACTTCCATTAAATCGCCTTCTTGTTTTAAAGTACCCATTCCTCTTGAAGATACTCCTACTGAGATATTGCTTTCTATAAGTGCTTTTAGGATATTACCTGATGGGGTAGGTAGAATTTCGATTTTACCCATTATGTTGTCCCCATCCCACCAAATATCTTTGATAGCATGAGATACATTTTTTAAGTTAATAACTTCAGTGCTGGGGTGATCTAATTCTCCAGTTGCACGATTTTCTTTAATACTTTGCATGTATGTTTCTAATTCCCTTTCCCATAACTCTCTCTTGTAGTATCTTCCATTTCCATTTTTTACTTCTACTGTAGCTAAAATACCTTCTACTAATGGATTTCCTGAAGATCCTTTGGTTCCTTCAACAAGTTGCATTGGATTAACTTGGAATGGTCTAGTTTCTATTAGAAGTTGTTTACTCATTTTATTTAATTTTCTTAAGTCTTTCAAGAATAGATTCTATTATTCTATCAACTACGGATTCTTTTAATTGTCTATCTTTTGGTGCCATTGAATTATAGATTTTTTTGCCTTCATCTCCCATTCTATTTACTAAATCCATAATTTTCTTTTCAGATGCTTGACCATCTTTATATTTTCTATTATCATCACTCATTTCAAAGTACCAATCATGTCTTGATATTAAATCTTTTAATACATCTGTATTTGATTCTTGATTTTCATTTAGTCCTTTAAGGGATTTAATATATTCTTTAGCTAAATCATCTAATCTTCCTTTTTTAAACATATTATCACTAATGAACTTTTTTATTTCTTCATCAGACAATCCAGCATTCATTAATATATCACGAGCTACTTCCTTTTGAGATTTTGCTCCTTTATTATATCCCATAGGATCATGAAACATTCCTATTTCATTTAGTTTTATAGTTTTTGGTTTACCAGGAGTAGCCATTTTTTGTACACCTTTAGAAGATTGAGCTTTCATATCCATTTCTTTTACTTTCTTAGGCATACCAGTTTTGTATTCACTTTTTCCTGAATCCTTAACGTTTGATTTTGGAGCTGTTTGTTTATTATCTAAATCGCCATATCCACTTGATTTATATTTACCTTTTGCTTCTTTAGGCTTACCTAAACCTGGAGCGTCTTCAGTATATCCCACTCCTTCAGTTCCAAATTGGCCGTTTTTAATGTAGTATAACGGATCTTTTGATAGATTTTTAGTAACGATATCCATTAATTCGTCTTTCGTTTTATCTGCGTTTTTAGGCGCTTTTAATTCGGTATAAAACCCATTAAGTACTTCTTGACCACTTAAATTATCAATATTTTTACGATCTTTATTATCAAAACTATGAGCATCAGTATCTTCTACATATTTAGACACTTTTTTAGTATCAGCTTTAACTTTTTCTTCTTCTACTTCAGATAAGAATTTTTTAAATGCTATTTCATAGTCTTGTTTTGGAGATGGTTCCCAATCGTTAATAGGTTGTAATCCAACAAAATTTTCGTTAATTACTCCTCTATTTTTAAGAATTTTTTCAGTTTGTTCAAAAGTTGAAAAATTAGTAATCATGTCAGGATATAAGCTTTTTGCTTCCTTTAAAAATACATGTTTACTTCCTTTTCCTTCTTTAATAAGATTATATTGTGTTTGTAATGTTTTCATTGTTTATTTAAAATTATGAATATAAAAATACTGGAGCGCTACCTGCTGCTAAACTACAAGAAGTTATAACCATAGGAAATGTAGTTCCTGGAGCCATTGTAAATGGTACCCCTACAGCTTCTGAAACTTTGTTGTTAGCAAACGCATATCCATATTTAATACCTGAAATAATTGAACCTGTTATTGCTGTTGCTGATCCTGTTCCTAAACATATCATTCCTGAGAATGCTCCAGTGGCTGATTGACTGGCTGTTAAAAATGTTCCTCCTAAATTTACTGGGATATTTACCATGTTTGTTTTATTTTTTTAATATTTTTGTTATATCTAATAAGTAATCTTTTATTAAATCAGTACCATATACTACATCATACGACTCAGGATTATCATTATAATATTCTATCGTTTTTTGTCTAGCTTCTTTTAAAAGAGGTTGTATTTGTCCTATTAAATCTATAACTTCATCAAATCCGTTTAAGCGGGTTTGTTGATATTGTTTAGGAGTTTGTGGTGTTTCTTCTTTTAATTTATATCTATACATATTAATATTTATATGTTTTTCCCCATAAATCTTTATAATCTACAGCTTTAGAAGCGTCTGCTTGTTTTTTACGATCAACTACTTTGTAACCAAACGCCTTTACATAATAATTATCTTCTACTCCACGTTCAGTTGCTTTTGGACCCGGTCCTAAATTTCCGGTTCCATATGTAGATTTATCTATTTCAGTTACTTGGTTAGGTGCCAATTTATATCCTAACTTATAGTAGTAATTACTGGCTGTACCTTTAGCTTTTTTATTTGGATTAAAGGCAAATGGTGTAGCATATTGTTCTCCAGTACCTGTAGTCATTCCGGCACTACTAGCTGTTCCACCACCTGTTGTAGATTCTTCTTTTAGTTTTTTAAGATATTCTTGACATATCTTTTTAATTTTCCCTTTTAAATTATCCATTAGTATGTTTTAATTCTTCTAAAAGTTCAAAATATTGAAGTAAGTCAACTAAATTATTTGTTTTAACTTTTTGATTCTTATCAACTTCAGTTAGTAGTTTACTTACTTCCTTTAATTTAATTTTAACAACAGCATCTTCTGTTTTGTTGATTTGAGTTTTTATTTCAGATTTGATTTCGTTTATCTTATCATTATAAAATCTCATCAATTTTGGAGCTGAATCTATTGAGTTGATAAATTCTTTGAGTACTAATTTTTGGTTCTCATTTAAATGAGCATGTTTTGTATTAAATTTATCAAGTAAAATCTTGTAAGTTAAAATACGTAAATCTTTGTCGTATGTTTGAAACTCCTCAATAATGGTTTGGGTGTGTTCTTTTTCCCTTTTGGGTTTTGTTAAATATTCTAAAAGAGTAGTTTTATTATTTATAGTAATTTGTGGATTTGAATATGTTGGATCACTATGTACTTCAAATAAAACATATATAGATGCTAATTCTTTGTAGTTTGAAACTTTAGTTTTAAAAAATTCGTCTAAGTTATAGTGGTCTTTTATTTCCTTAATTAAATTGTATTTTTGTTTTCTTAAAGTTGTACGATTTAACTTTTTAGAAGATTCTAATACCGTGTTTATAACCATATTAGCTTTAGCTTCGCTAACAAAGTTATTTTTAAAAATAGACTCATATAACTTGTATTCTTTCCCTAATTCAGTATTAACAAAATGAGATTTGATTATTTTTGATGCAGGTGAATCTTTACCTGATAGAATATCTGAAGTAATCTGTCTTGTTAATAATTCAAATAGTATACCTGTATTTTTTGTCCTATTATGTTTCATCAATGTGTTTTTTATAAATATATATAAATATTAAGGTAGTAACTGAGAATCATCTAGTAATGACTCTTTGTTTTTGTCTGATTCAAAAATCATTACTTTGCGTTCTACTTTCATATTCTCTAATAATTTTCTATTTTGAAAATAAGATTTTTTGGTTCCTTCTAATGCTAGAGGTGAACCTCCTTTATAATTGGTTTTACCAAATGATGGTTGATCATCTTTTTTCATAGCAGCAACCCCCAATCTATCTCTACCAAAAGCATTGCCTTGAGTATTTATATTTGAACTTTTTTCTACAGGACGACCTAAAGTAGCTTTTTCATTATATCCAGCAGGAACATCAGCTGTATTATCATATCTTCCTGTGCCATATAGTGTTGCTAAATCATGAGGTGTACCATATGATTTACCTGTTTCTAATGGATCATTTCCTTCTTCTGATATTTGTTTTAGTCTAAATCTACGTTTTGCGTCTTCCACATTTAGATCTCTCATTTCACCAAATTCACTTTCACTTAAATGGAATACGTTAGTGTAAACCCAATCAGATGGTAAAACATCGTTTTCGAAAATAGTTACAGCTAAATCTACTTTTTCTTTTAAAAGAGCTAAACGTTCTTGATCGTATATAATTGAAGGAGTAGTAAGAGATAATTTAAAATTAGTTAACTGTTCACCATCATATCCTTGTGTATATAAATGGATTAAAGCAATTTTTTCAAGTTCAGATAATATTATTCTCTGTATTCTATCAATTGTACGAGCAAATCTAATATCTTCGGCTGCTAATGTAGCTTTTCCAGTTAAATCTTTCTCATAACCCATAAAAGCTTTTGGAACTTTTAAGGCAGCAAACATTTTATCTCTTAAATACTCAACATCCTTAATACCATCATACTCTAAACCTTTTGTAGTATCAATTTTAGTAGTTGCATCATTCCCACGAACTGGAATATAGAAATCTTCCATCATATTCTGCATATTATACTTCAAATTATATTCTCCAGTTTCAGGATCAATATATGGAGTACGTTTCATAGCAGAAATTGTTTTTTGCATAAATGCTTCTACTTCATTAGGTGGAATGCCTCCAATATTAATATAAAATACACGTTTTTCCGGCGCTCTAACTATTCTATGGATAAGCATGCTATCTTCCATTAAAGAGTATTGTTTATATAATTTACGCGCTGGTTCAATATATGCTCTTCCGTAAGGTAAATAATTTACATCTGAGATTAGTCTGAAATGAGCCATCTCATAGTTATCAAAATAAATTCGATTTGAATTAGTAGGTTGATTTGGTAAGTTATAGTAACCATAACTACCCCCAGCAAAACCATCAGGTGAAAATGCATATCTTATAGAAGCAGGATTTGCTTTATCGTATCCTTCTTGTCTTTCAATATGATATGCAGTATATGGGATAACATTATATACTCCAAATTTATCAGCTATCTCTAATTTTAAGAAAAAGTCACCATATTTACACATTTGTCTTACCCATGACCACATATTAAATTCTATATTTAATACATCATAAAATAAGTTATATAATATTTTTTGAACATCTTCATCACTACTTACAATTTGTAATACTTCTCCTTGTTCATTTTTTAATGTGCTTTCATCTGCAATAATATCTAGAGCAGAGGCTATAATAGCATCAGTATCCATAACATCATATTCAGAATACATTTGTGTTCTTAAATATTGATAGTTAAGATTAAATTGAGCTCCATATAAAGATGATGGGTTTGTGCTACTATATATTCGATTAAATCTATCTTGAAGTGAATTAGTTTCAATTTCTCCAGTAGTTTGGATGTGATTAACATCTATTACACGAATGTTATTCCCACCTTGGTTTCTGATGATTACATCCGTAGAAAATAACCTTTTTAGTCTTGTAAATACACTTTTATCTGCCATTTTTGTTTATTTTATCTTGTTAACCATGTTAAATCTTCGCTTTGGCCCTTTATATTCATAGAATATGGGTTATCTGTTCCTCTTGCGAAATATGCTCCTTGGTATTGACTTTTTCCGGTTGAAAAATTATTTAATGCGGTTCTAGTTAAATCTAGACCTTGTTGTTTAAACTTAAATGCTGTATCTCTTAAAAACATAGCAATAGAAAATGATGTAATTAAATCATCATTATATCCTTGTTGAGCTTCAGCTCTACCATTTTTCCAAACAAATACTTTCATTTCTTCTAATAATCTTTTAGATTGAATAACTACTGATCTATCACCAACATATTCTTGGAATTTACCTATTACCATAGGTCTTGTTCTTAAAGACATTGTAAATCCAGCTACTGTTTTACTTGAATCCATAAATTGATCAAAATACGAATCTGCGGTAATTTCTCCATTTTTTGGAGAATAATATAGATTAGCATAGTTTCTTTCTTGAATGGTTTGTAATGTACTCCATCCTATATTTGCATTTTCTACTACTAATAAAGCATTATTATATTCAGTAGCTACTCCCACTAATAAATACCCAAACTCTCTAGTTCCAATTTGCCCTTTATATTCAGCTACTTGTGTATTAGTTTCTACATCAATAACGTGAAATGCTGAGAAATCTTTTCCATCACCTCGAGCTACATCCGCTACTAATAAATACTGACGAGTATAATCTGGAGATTCCCATACCCATAAGTTACGATCAACTCCTCGCCTCTCCAACGGTTCCTTAATATAAGTTTCTTCATAGTATTTTATATATTCAGGATGTAATACAGTATCTCCTGAATTTGAAAAGTCGCAATCACACTCTTGGGCTGCTAATCTTGGATCTCCTAATAAGTCATTTTGTTTATCTCTCCATGTTTGATCTCTTTCAGGATGAACATACCATGGAAGTCTGATAGGTAAGAAATCATTTTCAGATGATTCTGCTTTAACCCAAGTTTGATGGAACCAGTTTCCAGTTCCATATGGAGTACTAAGAACAATTGCTCCTCCTCCTGTTGCTAATGTTTGTTGAGCGGATGCCCAAATCTCTCCTATATTCTCAATAAAAGCGGCCTCATCTACTAATAGTAAGGACACAGCTTCTGATCTACCTGCATCACTCGAGGCAGACGTTGCTTTAATTTGAGAGCCGTTATTTAGTTTGAGAGTTAGTTTATTGTCTTCTAAGGGTTTACCTTTTTCTTTTAACCATGAAGGTAAATTATCGTACATAAATTTTACCTTAGTAACCATATTTTTAGCTGTATCCTGTTTAGTTGCAATACATAAAATATTCTTGTCTTTATGGAATAACATTAACCATAAAGCATACCCACCAGCTAATGTAGATATACCTAACTGACGAGATTTAAGTATTATGGAGTATGGATTTTTTTGAAATAAACCTAATACCTTTTCTTGAAATGGATATAAGTGAAACATAATTCTTCCTCTTTGAGGATGACTAATGTAACAATATTTTTTCATGAAATGGGCAGGATCTTGGAGACATTTTATATATTCCTGTCTCATTATGTCTTTTATTTGAGATTCCAAAACTTATTTCTTTAATTTAATTTTAAAAAGCATTCCTCCCTGTATACTAACGGTTTTAGCATTACTATAACCTATTCCAAAAGAGTATAAATAATCTTTTTTACTTTTAAATATAAATGAAGGACCTGCGAAATTTACTATGTTTGTTTTATCAAATCCAAGAGTTGCGCCTAAGAAGAATTGATTTTTTGGTAATTCTTTTACTATTGTAGTTTCCTTAATAATAGGATATACTATATGTGAAGTGAATTTTCTCGATTCTATTCTATTTTTTGCTATAGTATCATTAATAACAACAAACGACAATGAATCTAATGTAAGTGTATCTTTATATAATCTACTTGTATAATAATCTTTAATTATTGCTGAAGTATCTATGTTTAGAGGAATATAGATTGGGATTTCTTTTTCAATAACAATGTCTTTACCTTTACGATATATAACTGTATTTTTTGGAATATATGTAGTATCAATAGTATGTTTAAGTACGCTATATTTTTTTCCATCAATTTTAATAATTTTTGTAGGTGTTGGTGGGTGATTACCTCCACATCCTTTAATAAATAAAATTATTAAGATTAGTGCTATGATTAATAAAGATTTAAAATCTAATTTTTTTAGAAATACTAAAATATTTTTTAATACACCTAATACTATACTATACATATCTTTCAAGTTGTTCTATTTTTTTCTCTAATTCCTTTTTAGCAGCAGTTTTAACTTTTAATGTTCGTAAAATTTCATCTTTATCAGATCCTTCAGCTTCTCTATATTCAGCAGCTAAATCTTGCATATCTTTAGATAATGTTTTTAATTCTTTTTGAAATTTTAAAAGCTTTGTAGTTTTAGCTATTATGCCTTCTCCTTTCTCAATATCTTTAGATTTAGGTTCTCGTTCAAAAAAATCAGATTCAATTTTTGCTTCGTTAACTGGACTTTCGTATGAAGCATTATTAAAGAAATCAAACAACCATTTAGCCATTTCCATTGTGAATTTATCTTCACCAATCATATTAATTAATTGATTAATTTTAGCTACAGCTTTAGGATATTTTTGTAATTTTATATTAATAAATTCTCTACCAGATTTAAATCCTGAAGTATCCATTTCTTCAGTATACATTCCTTTTTTACCTTTTTCAGGAGATAATTCAATATTACCACTTTCATCAGGTTCGCCAATTCTATAAAATTCATAATCAAAATACTCATCACCACTTCTTGGAGTGGATATCATAGCTTTTAATGAATGATCAAAATAACCAATTTCCGGAGTTACTTTTTTCCCATTTACAGTATAAGTATATTTTTCAAGATTTGTTATTTTATCATCGAATTTATCTTCTTTCATTTCTTTTTTAGTTTCTTTAATCTTTTGCCCTGCTGTTGTTGTGATTGATGATACGTTAGCATCCGTTTTAAGAGCGCTTAATTCTGAAGGGGATGAGAATGATACAGGTTTTGTTCCTCCTTTAGTAGTTACTAATGCTGTTGATGCTTCTTTTAGGATCGAAAGTATTTCTTCTTTAATATGTTTTTTAAGATCAGATTTCTTCATTATATGTTTTTATGATAAATATTATAAAGAAAGTGCTTGTTTAACTTGTTTTATACGTTCTTCAACAGTACCTGATATTACGTGAAAGTTTTTAATTTTAGATTTGTAAATTCCTAATAAATATTTAATTTCTTCATCAATTTGATCTCTATATTCTGCATCAACCGCTCTCACTCCATTGTCCTCTAACTTTACACCTTCCGGAGACACATAAAATATATGATCGTATAAAGATATAAAATTTGATGCATAATCACAAAATGATAATATTTCTATTCTTGACATTGATTTAGATAAAGAAGTAAATGCCATTACATCAATTATACTTCTATCTGTTAATACCTTATCCCTTAATAATTCAGAACAACGTTCTGATAAGAATATAGTTTGACCTAATAAAGTAGAGTCTGTATTTAATGGAATGCCTAAATCTCTCAAATATTTAGAACGTTCAGTTGCTATATAATATTCTTTAAATTGCTCTAATTTAGCTAATTCATTTACTAAAGTGGTTTTCCCAACACTGATGCTTCCTACAAATCCTATTTTCATAACTTATTTTTTTATAAGATAATAAATTTTATTTATACTCCCAACTAAGTTCTGTTAGATCCTTGTTTAAATGCTGCCGTTTTGTGGAATGGAAGACCTTCTCTATCTCTAACTGCTTCTTTAAATTGTTCAGATGTATATTGAATACCATATAAGTAATATGATTTCTTAAATGTACTTCCACTTTCTACAGGTTCAATAGCAGGACCTGAGAAATTATGGTATTTCCAATTTGGTGATTCCTCAGTTCTAAAGAAATGATGGAGTGCTCCTCCTATCTTCATGGTTTTGGTTTCGAAGTATTTTTCTTTTTTAGACATATATTTTAATTAAAATTTTCTATAAAATCAGGGAAATCTGTATTTTGAAGGATATGTTCTGCTACGTAAACACCTTGAGAACCTGCTACTGTTATACCACGAGCTGATAAAGCATCTCCAACAAAGTGTACATTTGGGTAATCTATTAGAGATAAACTAGAGTAATCTACTTTTACTTCAGGTGATAAATATTTTACCTCAGGAATATAAATACCCCAATCATCACCTAATGTTGGGAATACTTTTTTCATATCTACTATAAAATCTTCAACATATTTGAAATATTTTCCAAAATTTTTCTTCATCTCATAATATTCCTCAGTACTAATTTGAGTTACGCTTACATTATTGCCTTCAGATGTAATTGAAGGAGTACGAGACGGGCTGTAATATAAACCTGTGTTGTTTGATTGTAATTTATTTACTACCTCACGTGACCAAGTAAATGGGTCTTCAATACCTTTAATTTCCATCAAAATACCAAAGTTAGTCATATTGTTTCTATATGCTTCGTCTTTCTTAGCATGTCCATTATATGAATGGTCTCCATATGTTTCTTCTACAGCAACATAAGCAGCATTGTTGTTTGTACAAAAAGAGCGAAGCGAAACGCCTTTATCTTCAAATTTTCTATAAAGTTTAAAATCATATGAAATATCGATTAGTTTTTGGAAATGGTGTTGTGGTGCTTCAAATCGAACACCAATTTGTACTGATTTAGGTTCGTCTGGTAGTTGATATTGATTAGCTAATTCTTGAGCAAAATCAATACCTGATTTACCTACAGCAAAAATAAGTTCATCATAATGCCAATCTATATTTTTTTCTTGAACTTCTCCAACAACATAATTATCATTAAAATCAATATAATTTACCTTAGTTTCCCAGTGAAATTGTACACCTTTCTCTACTAAATAATCGTACCAATTTTTAGCAATTTCAGATAGATAATCTGTGCCAACGTGCCATACAGGGAACAATCGTAAACCAAAATATGGTTTTATAAATTCAGGTTCCTCAACAGGATTTGAACATTGTACTTCTTCAGGTTTAGGATGAAAACGTTTAAAATTGGTAATCACTTGATCCATTAATTCCATTGCTTTATCCTCGCCTGTATATTTTGATAATTGACCTCCAATTGCTGTGTGGTAAGTCAATTTACCATCACTCCAACCTCCAGCACCTAGGAAACCTGTCATTACTTCTTCAGGTAATCTTTTATATGGATCCTTACCCATATCAATTATTGTGATAAGTTCTCCAGGATAACCATTATCTACAAGTTTAGTAGCAGCACTAATACCTGCAACTCCTCCACCTACAATTACAATTTTGTCTCTTTTCATTATTTCTTTATTTTAACTTATATTTTAATGTAATAAATTTTGTTTAAATTTCCAAGTAAAAGTGGCGCCAATCTTTCGATCGGAGCCACAGCTTCCATATTTTTATCTCTTGTTAGAGCAACCGGCTATGAAATCGGTTTAAATGTTTTATTATTTATCTTTAATATAATTGGTAAATATTTCTAAAGATCTATTATAATCTGATGTACTAATCCCCTGTCCTGTTTCTTCATAATCATCAAATCCCATATCTTCCCATGTATCATATAATGCATCTATTACTTCGTCTTTATTTATATCTTTGTCTTTAATGATGTTAGCTTTAATAGCCATATCTGTTAATACATCAATAAAATTATCTATTTCCTCGTTTTCGTTAAGAATTCCTGCAAGCTTTTGCATACGTCGGAATTGTTTGTTTAATTTTGCCATTATGCATTTCTTATTTTATCTGTTATATAATCTACCTAAATATTTGCAGTTAGCTTAGTATAAAACCAATAAAATGCATCTCTTGCCGGAAATCCTGCTTCATGAAAATCTTCCATCATGTTTTCAGCGGCATTTAGAAAATCACGGAGTGCACGTTGATTTACATAACTATCCATCAATTTATATTGTTCATTACTAACTGTGTAATTGTCACTAAATGTGTTATCTTCGTTAATACCTGCAAGCTTTTGCATACGTTTTTGCTGTTCACTTAATATCTTTTGTATTTCTTCTTTAATAATTTGCTTTAATTCTGGTTTTTTCATTGTTTAATTTTTATTTTTAATGGGGTTGTTCCTTTATAAATACGGTGAAATGTTTGTTTTGGTATAAATATACAATCCCCTTCGTTAAGTTCCAAAGGTAATTTATTATCTTCTTGATATTTCCATCCTTTACCCTCTAAAATGGTAACGTGGCGGGAAGAAGAGTCCATATGCCATTTTAATTCAACGGGGTCTATGTTATCACCAAACTCCCTAATAATTGTATTTTCCGTTGTTAAAACGTCAGTATATGGTTTCATTACATTGGATCTTTAATTGGACCACCAACAACCCAAGCATCGCAAGTTCGAGCAGCAGCACATTTGAATTTTAAAAACCTACAATATCCTAATTGTCCTGCTTTAATTACGTCAAATGGATCTTCTGATCCTTCATCGTTTCCTATTCCTTTAGCTATACAATTTAGTGTTTTTTCTGTAACATCAAATGCCGCACAATTACCACAACGTGATGTTTTAGCCTCTTTTACAGAATCAAGTTTCCACATATCTGCTTTAGCTTGCCAAAACTTTTCATTAGGTTCATTAGGATTTAAGGGACCATATCCATATTCATTAATTGCCTTCTGTCTATTTTGAAGGTTTAACTCAATACTTTGAGTTGGAGACGGACATTTATTTATCTCTGCTTCGTTTAATATATCTGTTAATTTAATCATATTATTTTTCTCTTATTAATAGTTCACCTAATACTTCTAAACGACCAACCTCTCTTTGAAATTCAGTTTGAGTCATATCTAATGATATTTTTTTGTATGTTTGCTCAAATTCTTTTTTAGCGGATTCTTTATCAAATTTCCCATCTATAGCTTTTTTATAGTAAGATGGTTTTATTTTAAAGTGGGTGTATGTTAATAAAGCATCACCACCCTTTTCTTTGGCATTAGCTATAATTTTTTCAGCACCTGCTAAACGATTTGTAGCAAATTGTTCAAAGCTTTCTTTAGCTTCAGTTAGTAATTGAAGTAGTTTTACCATTGTTTAATTATAAATATGTTATTTTTTTACACAATTTGGATATTTTTTACCAAACATTGTTTTCATACCTTTTTGAGTATATCCTTTCCAACATTTTTCATTTAATTGTTCTGGAGTATTATCATGACCACATTTATGACAAATATATAAATCTTCCCCTCCATCTTCAATATCCCATTCCCATCCACAGTTATCACAGATAACTTCTGTATCTGTTACTAATTCTTTAACAGGAGCATATCCTGAACCATAAGGTGCTGCTTTACCTGATTGTGGGTCTGATGTTTCTTTTAGCTTATTTAAACGTTCTGTTTTCTTTTTAGATGATTCTTTACGAGATTCAATATAGTCTAGAGCGCGTTTTAATCTAGATTTTACTTCAGGATCTTTTGCTTTACCATATGCAGCTCTAACGCGTTGGTGTATTAAATTAATAATTTGGGATTGGCGAGCGTGGGATTTAGCTTTAAATGAATCTTTATTTAATGTATCAACTATATCTTCTTTAGTTTTGAATTTAATAGATACAGTATCTTTTGGATTTTCATCTGTGTATAAACGACGACCTGATCCCTTAGGTTTTTTACCTGTTCCTTTTTTAGGATCTACTTCTTTTAATCCACCAGGTGTATCTAATTTTTTACCTGTTTTAACATCTGTATTATATCCACAAGTTCCCTCAATAATTTCTTTTAAGATATCTGATAGTTTGATCATTTTGTTTTTCCCCATTTTTTACCTTTTCCAGGTGATTTACATTGTGCAGGTGTAGGACGACAAGATGGGTATTTAGAACGTTTTTCACCTTTTTTTCTACCACATGCTTTATATCCTCCACTACCATCAGGTGCGTTGCAATCTACCCATCCACCTTCTTTACCTTTAGGACCAGAACGTTTAAACCATTTATGGAGTGATTCTTCTTCTTTTAAGTCTTTCCAAATCTCTCCTTTACGACACCTTACAACGGCTCCTGATTTATAAGCAGATGGTTTATCGTATTTGCGATCAGCAATACGTAAACATCTATCACGTTTTTCTTTTTCTTCTTGAAGAAGTTGATTGAATATGTCTATAAGCTTAATCACTTATTTAAAATATTTTCCTTCGAAGTATAATAATTCAAAATTATTAGACACATTAACTAATTGAGCTGCATTTAATAAATCAGAATATTCAGCTATTGCCTGGTTTTGGATTTGTCTTAATTCTTGTAAAAAATCAAAAGTTGCTAAGTCAGTAGGAAAAACAGATGATGAATTTGAATTGTATGATAAGAATAAATTGTATTCCATTTCATATGCTTTGTTTACTATATCAATAAGATTAGTGAATGAAGGGATCATTTTTACTGGAGGAATGATAGGCATTATATTCCATCCTGTTAAATATGTTTGTAATTTTTCGGCATGTGTTAATTCGCTTTCAGCTTCGGCTTTAAAAAATGCGGCTGCTTTTTTATATGCTTTATCATCACACCAGTTAGATGCATTTCTATAAAAATAATGAGCAGTATATTCATCTCCTATTCTTTCGATTAACATTTTAGTTACATCTGGGGATAGAGTATTTGGGATTTTGATATCAGCTTGGTTAGCTGATGTAATTTCGTTTAAGTTGTTTAGTTTGTTCATTATTTTATGTTTATGTATAAATATCGCCTTTTACTCCGGGAACCATTTTTTTAATTTCTTCTTCGGAATATTTTTCACTTATTGGAGTATTTCTTAAATCAAGATCACTACCAACTTTTAGATCATTTGGTAATGTGGAAATTTTAGTATTATCTAAATCAAGATAACCACCAACCTTTAGACCATTTGGTAATGTAGTAATTTTACTACCATCTAAATAAAGATTACCTCCAACTGTTAAATCATTTGGTAATGTAGTAATTGGGGTATTTTGTAGATTAAGATCACCTTTGCCTCCATCCTTTATGTATTGTTCAATTTTTTTATTGGTTGCAATGAGAAAGTTAGCTTGGCGTTCTTCCTCAGAGCGTCTAGGTTTAAGGATATCAAGCTTTTCTTCGCGTAAAAGATCTAAAAGTTTTATCATTTATTATAAATATTGCCAAAAATATCCAGCTGATGATTTTTTGTTTCCTTTACAACACTGACATATGTTTTCGTTCCATCCATTAACAGCCAAAGCGGCTTCTGTGATACTTTTATATTGTGTAAGATAGTTTCCTTGTTTATCATATTGAGCTACAGGTTTACTTATATTTTTTATGAATTGAGGGGATTTTCGTTTTCCTTTTAAAGATTGGCTGATTTTTTCTCCGGTATTAAGTTTTTGACCTTTAGGACCATTTGTTTTTTTTAATATATATTCTACTTCGTTACTAGATAAATGGATTGGGTAATCTTGGGTTAAATTTCTCCAGATAAAATTAGCTGATTTTTTACTTTTACCAATTAAACATTGACGAATACTTTCATTAGTTATTGTAAGATTTAAGGTGAGTATGGCCTCATTTATGTTATCCCATTCATTAATAAATTTTCCTGTTAAGTCATATTGGATTATTTTTTTCCCTTTATTTTTATTTGGGCTAATTCTCCCTTTATGGGCTTCTGAGGTTAAGGGGTTTTTATAACCTCCTATACTACCACAACCACCATTATTTTTATTTTCTAATTTAAATCCCCAATGTTTAAAAAGTGAAATATAAAATTCTTCCCAATATCTCCATTCCTTTGTGGGAATTTCATCTATAATTTCTAAAGTTACATCTTTCCCTAACTTGTTTTTATGTTGGTGTTTTCTATCCTTTTCATTTATAGTTTTCCCAATATAAAATGGAATGTTGTTTCCTCTATGTAAATAATATATTTTTGTCATATTATGTATTTATCATACATATGACAGGATTAAGGCAGTTTACTGGAATATATGAGTCTACCAAAATCCTGAAAATGAATTCTTTAATCCTAAAAGCTTGCTGTAACGAGGTAAACGACATGACCAATATTTAGCACTTGTTTTAGGTTCCCCAGTACCACACTTATGACGAGCGGCAAAAGCTTGTCTTGCTTTGGGGTTATTTATTTTAGTTGACAATCCAGTTGTATCTCCAAATGATACTTTTTTAACTTTCTTGGTTTTAGGATCTTTTACATATACAAAGAATTTTTTAGAACCGCCACGTTTAGGTTTACCTAATTGTACTTCTTTACCTTTAAATTCTGCTTCGTTTAAATGCTCTTTAACGGTTTTTTTAATTATATTGATTACTTGGGTAGATGTTAATTGTCCGTTTTTATATGCGTTGAATAACATTGACTTTACGTCGTCAGCTATGTTAGGATTATTCAATACTGCCACTACATCATCTGTATTTTCGTCTAATTCTTCCATAGGTAAATCTAATGGAACTAATTCACCATTAAATAAACCACGTTCTCCTAAATGTGTTTCTAAAATAATTTGTTTATCAGATTCACTTAAATCAATAGCATCACGTGAATATAAGTATCTAGCTTCAGCCCATAAATCTAAAAATGCTTTTGAACCATAGCGGAATGTATTTTCGATTAGTGGTTTTTTGTTATCAATATGATACTTCATATTTTCAGTCATAATTACTTTAACTCCTAAATTTTCGTTTAATGTAGGGGATTTGGTACATTTTCCATGACAACCACATCCACAATCTTTTTTAGGTGGGGATGATAATACTTCTTTAATTAGTCGAGTGAGTCTATTGTTCATCTTATTTAATTAATAGTTACTTTAAAAGCGGGGGTTGTTACTCCACCATGATCATTTCTAATGTTTAGAGTAGCATTTTTCAATCCAAATATTGAATCTGATAAGTTTACTTTTACTGCTGTTATTTTTGTGGTAGGACCTGGATATTTTACCTCAACACTTGTTGGAGTACCCATTAATTGATTTGCTGTTTTAGCTGAATTTATATTGTATATTTTTACGTCATTATCATTAATTTTTCTTATATAATAATATCCATAATCTAGTGCTGAGCCTAAGAACTTTGATATTTTATCTAAATCAGCATTTGTGCTTTCGAAATTGGTAGGTTTACCTGATTTAATTCCAGCTTGAGTGTTTAAATATTCATTCAGGCCTTTTACTATTCTTTTAGGATTAACACCAAATGCATCCAATACTTCTTTTTTAAATTTATCAGAATTATATTCACCTTCATCAAATATAACTTTGGTTTCATCCTTATTATATTTAATGGATTTTAAAGTTCCACCATTATATATTCCTGAGCCTTTAGGATCTTTAATGGATAAATAATATGGTTTATTTTGATATGTGATTACAATATCAGCAATTTGTTTTCCTCTAGATTGAGGTCCATTAAAACTAATAGGACGTTTAGTATCAGTTTCTCCTGCATTTATTATGTCTTCAGGAGATAATAATTCGGGGTTTATTTTTAGATCTTTATATATTTTTTTTACTATTTCATTATCAATTTCATCTAATGGATAACCCGCATAATCTTGTAGACTTTTTGTTAATCCTTTTTCAAAATCAACTCCTTTATTTGCTGTAGCAGGAAGCGCTAAAATAATATTAGCAGGACCTTCACTTGTATCAAATGAGAAAAGTGAAAACTTACTTGAAGGGTTTGGTTTTTGTTTAGGAGGTGTAACTTTAACGTTTTTTACTTTAAAAGTATTTTTAATTAGCTTAACAAATTCATCATTTGATATGTTAGCTTTATTTGCTATTCTATCATTAGTAGCAGTATCACTAAATACTTTAGGATTCTTAGATAATAATGTATTTTTAGCAAATTTATTAGCAGAAGCCTCATTAAGTACAATTCTTTCTTCTAGTAAATTATAAAGTATATTCTCTAATAGTAAAACATCCTGCTCATTTTTCATGTCAGGATATCCTTTTGGAAATTTATATGAATATCTTTTAAAAAATTTATCAAATACGTCCATATTTTATTCGGGGGTTTCTTCTTTTGGTGGTTTTTCTTCTTTTGGTGGTTCTTCTTCTCCTTCTGCTACTGGTTCATTTTTAGCACCAAACCTTAATATCCTTGCAATTGCTTGGCATGCTGATTCTTCTTCGTTTAAATTTAGAAGATAATATTTTTTACCTTCAACTTGAGCTATCCAGCTACGTTTTCCATAAATTAAATAAAAATTTTGACCATTTAATAAATTTACTCTAAATGTAGTAGGGCGAGGAGCAACCCAATCAATTCCATCTAAAAAACGAGCATAGTCTTGAGTAAGTAAATCGACGATTGTTTTTTTTAATTCAGGAAATTTTTCTAATTCCTCATATTCTACATTTGGTATTTCTGTAGATGGTGGAGTCTTTAGAATAGGTTGAGCTATACTTCTAATTAAATTTCGAAGATCAGTTTTAGTCATTTCCTTTAATTTGTTTAGCTAATTTTTCAGCTAATGTTTTAGCAAAATCATTCTCTTTCAATTGTTTTTGTAACCCATCAGCGTGTACTCTTAAATAACCTCCATTAGGACCTTCGGCAGGTTGACCATCCATAGTATTTAGATAAACTAAATCAAAATCACCAGTATTTTCAATCATGCCTATTTTAAATTTTTTACCTTTATAAATAACAATATCATTTTTTCTTAAGCTTACATTCTCTTCCATTTTACCTTTAGACATTTTATTACGTAAATCGTATGCTTTTTGTCTTGCTTTATCTCTTTCTGATGGGGTTTTTGATGTATCATCTGCAGTAACCATTAACGCTTTAATTTCTGGAGTATCTTTTTTAACATCCCATCCTTTTTCATTTTCAGTTAAACTACTTTCACCCTCTAAATATCCTGATACTGAATCAAGATAATCTTCTGCTTTAGTTAATTTAGCTTGTACCCAAGCGTCTAGTTGATCATTATCTTTAATCATATTCATTAATTTAGAAACGCTAGATTGAATTGATATTAATTGCGACTTAGCCATATCTGATTCGTCATCTGATTGTAAATAATCATCTTCATTTAATGATTCCGATTCTTTACTATCGTTTTCATCCATATATACTTGTTTGAATTCAGGAAAGCTATTAACTTCTTCACCATATAATTCAATTATTTCATCTTCAATATTAATTCTAATTTCTCCCTTTTGATAACCCATATCTAATACTAATGTACCATAGTTTTTACCAATAGCAGTACCTCCAGTAATTCTTTTGCCTATTTTTTCAGCCCATCCTGCTGCTTTATTAACTAAAGAAGTAATACCCTTTCTCTTGGAAAATTCTTTAATATTATCTGGAACATATGCTTCAGTTAATTCTGGATATTCATTTTCGTCTTCTTTTAATTTTTGAGGGGCAAGTCTATCAATTTCGTCAATAAATTCATTAAATGCTTTTAAAATTGGGCCTTTTATTTTGTTATTTTTGGCTTTAGATAAAAAAACACTTTTAACATCTTCTAATGCTTTAATAAAATCAGAAACATAATCACCTTCTTCAGCTTCGTTTGTACCCATATTTGCCTTAATAGCTTTATCACGAGCCATTAAATAGTCTTTTGAGTTTATTTCTCCGTCGTTATTTAGATCTTTTTTAGGAGCTTCTAGAAGTTTACTTTTTATAAGTTCTCTTAATTTTTCTGTATTCATTTTATTTATTTGTTTTTTTGCTAAATTTGTTGCTCTACCATACATAACTTTTTCAGCATCAGCACCATATCGCTTTACTAATTCTCTTTTATTTGATTTCATGTTTTTAAGAATTTTCTCTCTAGCATCCATTACTTTTTTAGATAGAGACTCGTTTAATTCTACATCAACATTAACTTCAGTATATACTGCATGAATTCCAGTATCAATAAATTTTTGTTCTAAATCATCTCTTAATGATGCATAATTTTGCTCATCAAAAGGAAAAAACCAATAATTTTTATCAGGAAACCACTCACCGTAAAATGTACCACTTTGGACAACATTACTTATTTCATGATTATCTATAGGATTTACACCTTTTACGATGAGGCCTGATGTTTGGGTCATTAGATTGTGGTTTTGCTTTCTTCTAAAGATGCTCTTTTGTATTCACCTGCTAATTTTTTTAATTCACTTGCTGCTTTTCTAGCTTTAGCTTTTCCTGATTTGAATTTACTTGAGCCCTCATGAATTAGAGTTTCAAATACTTCTTGCATTCTGGTAATTAAGTCCTGTGTGTTCATAAATGATTGGTTTTGGTTTATAAAAATTTTATTTGTTACTTACAATGTGAGTACGGGTAAAAAATGTAATAGTGTTTCCTATTTGGTCTAATAATTTTTTATCACCCATTTTACTAGCAGTTTCATATGCCTTTGTTAAAGCGTCTTGTACTATTTTTTCATCACCCGTAATTTCAGGTTCTACGTCTGCTACTTCTGGAGTTTCTTCTTCTTCTGGTTGGTCTTTTTCTTCAGCTTCATTCATATTCATTGCTTCTTCTTGAGCATATTTTATCACCATTGAAATAGCATCAAATACACTATCATTTAAGTATAATTCTGCGTGATATTCATCTACAAGCCTATTAAGTGCTATAATAAATTCTTTAATACGAGCGGATTTATTACTATCAAATTCCCCAATTCCTTCATATGCATCATTTTCTTTTAATGCAGATAAAATTTCGGCTTTTACTCTTTCTCTAAGTTTAGATTCGTTAATATTGATATTAATATTAGTTTCTTTTAATAGTGGGTTATTTTTTAAATACCCTTTGAAATCAAATTCGTTGTTCATTATGTTATTGTTTATTAATAAATATGTAAAATAGTATAAAAGTTAAATTGATTTTGTAAAAAACGATTTCATTTTTTCATGTAATTCATATAATTCATCATCATTTAATTGTTTTGATTTTTTCTCAATCATAGAAATTAATGAATTATATGCTTCTTGTATTTTTTTAGTTGATTTAACATCTTTGTTTTCATCAATATATCTTTCTCTATTCCATTTAGTTACGCTAAAATTATCCATTTTTGTTTTATTTTTGTGGGTTTAAATAATTAGTTAATATACTTCCAATTGCTCCTATTTTTTGACGTAAGAATATCCATTCTTCTTGATTCAGAACATGTTTACTATTTTCATATGATACTGAAATCATTCCTATAAAATGTCCTTCTAAGTCTTCTATGGCTATCATATATAATGATTTAGCTTTACAATTATCAAATAAATAGGATATATCTTGATAATTACTTATTTCATTATCATGAATTATGAGTTCCCCATCATTGTGTAGTTTAACTAATGTTTTAGGAAATAATGAGGTCGGGATATTTTGGAATATGTTTCTAACTGGAACTATTAGTGGTGATATTTTTTCGTAGAAAATAGAGAATTTTTGAATAGATTTTCCTGTAGGGTAAAAATGCCCTCCATTATGAAATTGAGCTATCCATATTCTATCACATTTTAGTTTGTCCATCATAATATCTAATTGATGGTCTACTTCTTCATTGACTTTAAACGCTTCACCTAATGTATCGATTTTCTTAGTATTATCAAATTTACTTCGAACCCATACTAATAATACGGGACCTAATACTGAAGTAATTAGTGCTACTAAAATTGAAGATAATAATGTAATAGAAGTTATGTTCATTTCTTTAAATTTTCTAAATATTTGAGGGTTTCTTGAATTTGTTGTTCTTTTTGTTCAGTACTAGAACCCCCAACCCATTTCTCAAGATCACCAGCTTCCGTGATATATGATTGGTTTTTATCTTTTGAATCATCTTCTACCCATAACTTAAATTCTCTTATAAGATTATCTATTTCATTGTTGTGGATATTTCTTTCGTATTCTTCCCACTTTCCTTCACGACGTATTTTAGTTTCCATTACAGAAACACAATTTAAACACATCTTATGAATATTATAAAATGATCTATCTCTATGAGGTGACATTGGTGATTTACAAGAAGGACATAATAAAGGTAAAAGATGTGTTTTTTTAGCCTCGTCTAATTTAGTAACATTTTGTTTAATTCCGTTTTTTATAGTCCATCTTCTACCATCTTCTTCCCACACATCATTTTCTTCTCTATAAATAAATGGCTTAGCATAACCTACTCCTGTGATTGTGTTATCTCCATATTTACCTTGGATAAGGTTTCGTAATCTACTTACATCTTTAGGATTAAATTCCTTTTTTAAAACATTTTCACTCATTATTTCATTATAGATTTGATTATAGTCAATAAATGTGTTTCATTCATTGGTTTTTTAGCATCCTTAGTATACGATTTAATCTTACCACGACCCTTAAGTTGATTTTTGATTTTACCTTTAATAACAGATTCTCCTTCATTTCCCAATTCAATTTTCATTTCAGTTGGGTTTAACATAGGAATAAGTTTTATGGTTGTTTCTTTACCATTAACATTATCTTTAGCGGTAATAAAATCTATTGATTTTTCAACAATTTTTCCATCTTCTGCAAATTTACGTTTTTCGGTTGTAAATTTACTTGTAAAATCTTTGTTAACATTTTTAAAGTAATCTTTAATGTCTTTAACAATGGCTTGTAAATCTTCTTTGGTATCACCTACTAATCTTATATTCATATTTATTTATTTAAATCCTAATTTTTTTAATTGTGCTATTGTTGATGCGGCTGAAGTATGATGGATCCCTATTCCTCCTCTTGCTCTCCATTCTTCAATTGTGTCTAATCTATCGTCGATAAGTATGTTAGACTTATCAGAATAGTTTTGTTTATTACTTCTACTTGCTAAAATAAGTTTAGTTCCAGGCATGTTTCGTTTAACCCAAATTCTTTTACCCATTTTACTTGATTCATTTCTAGAGGGAGCGGATAAAAGTATAGGATTGTGTGGTTGAAGAAATTCCCAAAGTGTTTTACCATCCGACATCCACGGTATTCCTGTCCAAAATTTTACACCTACTTTTTCGTCTATCAGTTCCCAAAACTTTTTAGTTCCGAATGCTTTTTCATATTCAGAAGGAGACATCCCTGCAAAATATTCGAATCGTTTATCAAAATCTGCTAACACCCCATCAAGATCACAATATATTTGAAATACCTGATCTATTACTTCGTTTTCGAATATGTCTTTCAATTTAATCATTATTTAATTTTCTCATTTTATCAGCCCAATTCCTATATATAATCTGACTATTTAAGTATGTTTCTTTTTCTATTTCATTTAAATAATCATCTTCATTAGTATTAGTAGTATTTATATTGTTTAATCTACCTTCTAGGTTTTGATGATGATGCCACATTTCATGACAAAAGCTCTTCATCACATCAATAGGATGACGATTTAAAGTATAAAGCACTATTGTTTTATTCTGTGGATCATAATAAGCGGTTTTACCTAAAATATTAGATGCATTGCTTTTATCATCTTCTATTAATATAACTTTAGGAAGCGGCTTAATATTTATTCCACTTTCAATCATGGAATTTGATAAAGATAATAACCCATCTTTAAGAAGCCAACCCCCCTCTAATGAAAATGAAAAATCTTTAGATTGTGATTCATTGGTTGTTATAATTTCACGGGAAAATGCTTTAATTCCTTTTCGATCCGACTCTTGGATTGGGGGTTTAGTTAATATATTCCACACTTTATTTTTTTCAGATGGGGTAAGTTGAGATGGTAAATATTCATTAAATCCTTCTTGATTATTTGACTCTAGTTCTTTTCGGGCGTCTATAGCTCTTGTGGATGAATCTGTTTTATATACTAATCCTTCAGCATTTGGATATTTTTCTGAGGATTTGATTCTATCGATATCCTTTTTATCTTTTTCATTTCTATATCCTACTGCTACTAAATAATGAGTATCGGGATTATCTTTTATAATACTATATGCTGCTTTAACTGGAGAACTTTCAGGAGATATCATTACTTTAACATTACTTGGAAGATGTTTAAGATATATTTTCCATATTTTTTCAGATTCTTCAGAACCTATATTTTCTCTCTGACCTGAGGATATAATAATTATTAGTTCTTTTGTTCTAGGATCCATAGCCAATTCCTTAACTAAATTAAAATGTCCTTCGGTTGGGGGTTTGAATGCTCCTGGAAGTAATACTACTCCCGGTTTATAGGTAGATTCTCCTATAATAGGCATAATTAAATATTCTACTAAAGAATTCATTATTTTTTTAATTTTTGAATTAATTCCTTAGCTTTTGATTTTTTATCTTCTGTTTCTTTTTTATGGTTTCTGAATTCTTCCATTGATGATTTTAATTCATCTAAATGGGTATCACGTTCTTTTAAGGCTTCAGTTGCTATTCTATTGGCATCTGATTTGTTTTTGTATAATCCTATAACATCATGTAATGATAGTCCTTCTTTAACTTGATTTGCAAAATGAAAAACATCAGAATCAAATAATATATCTTCTTTAGTACTATCTTTATATGGGGATGTAACTACAAAAAATTTACCAATTTCATCTTTTACTTCAAAATCTTTAGTACGTGTCTCATTTACTATAGATTCAACTTCTTCTTTAATAAGTTGTCTTAATTCTGATTTTTTCATTATATTTATTTTATTTTGAGTGTGTAAAATGAACTAGGAGATGACCAATATTTTTCTTGTTCAATATCAAATCGTTTGCGCTCATTATCTAAATATTGACCTTTATACCCATATCCTCCGGATTGCATAGTTAATATCCAATTATCAAATAACTCATCTAGGGTATTTCCAGATGAAAATAGATATGCACCATGACCCGGACTAGGGGAAGATGATGGCTTTCTATATAATAAAAATTTGTCTGTTTTATTAGCTATTGGTGTTTGTATCTCACTCAACACCTTACTAATTTCCTCTTTAATAATTTGTCTTAATTCTGATTTTTTCATTTGTTTTATGTTTATATATAAATATTGCCTTTTACTCCCGGAACCATTTTTTTAATTTCTTCTTCGGAATGTTTTTTACTTATTGGAGTATTTTCTAAATCAAGATTACCTCCAACTGTTAGACCATTTGGTAATGATGTAATTTTAGTATCTCTTAAATTAAGATCACCCCTAACCGTTAGATCATTTGGTAATGAAGTAATTTTAATATTAGCTAAATCAAGTTCACCCCCAACCGTTAAATCATTGGGTAATGATGTAATTTTAGTATCTCTTAAATAAAGATAATCTCCAACCGTTAAACCATTTGGTAATGTAGTGATGGAAGAATTTCTTAAATCCAGAAAACCGCCAACCTTTAGACCATTTGGTAGTGAGGTAATTTTAGTATTAGCTAAATCAAGATCACCTTTGCCTCCATCCTTCATGTACTGTTCAATTTTCTTATTGGTTATAATAAGAAAGTTAGATTGGCGTTCTTCCGGGGAACGTCTAGGTTTAAGAATATTTAGTTTTTCTTCGCGTAAGAGGTCTAAAAGTTTTATCATTAGCTGTTTATGAATTTATTTATTTTGGATTGAGCGTCTGATAAGGTGTTGAATTGTGGTTTTTCTTTAATAAATTGTTCTATATCTTTATTCAACTGTTCTGTTTCTTTTTTAGATTTTTCTTGCTCTGCAGGTGTTTTTGGTTTTCCCATTTGTTTTGTAAAATATTTTTTCTTAATATCTTCAACATCAAATTTGGTTTCTAAACCTTCAGGATCATTATTGATTATAGCTATATTATCTCCAAATGCTTGTTTATATAAATCTATATTTTTATTAATGTCTCTCCAAGTACGTAACACAATACTTGGCATTAATGAACGTTCACGTTCTGCATTTCTAGATAAAGAAGTTATAGGGGATGTCCAAATTATTAACATGAATGTATCATATCCTAGTGCTTCTAATTCTGATTTTTTCTTTATTAGTGGTTTTGAAGCAGCACCTGTACCATCTATAATAACATTGTTTAATCCTTCAAGTGCTTTAGCATATTTTTCTTTAGTTACTGCTTGAGCACGACCCATTAATTTAGTAGCTTGAGATAACTCTTCAGGACTAAAATTCTTTTGATTCATCCCCATACCCGAAGATTTTAATAGTTCCTCATAAGTATCATCTATATTAATTACTTGAAATTTGTCTAAAGAGATTAATTTTTTAGAAATAAATGTTTTCCCAGATCCTGCAGGACCCGATAAAAAGATAGCTTTAGGTTTACCTTTTATTTCTTTTAAAAGACTTAGTAATTTAATCATACCCATAAATATGACAGATAATATAATAGTTAAATCTAATTTTTAAGTTTTACACTGGTAGGAAATGACTCAAAAGCGGGTTTATTGTTTTTGTTTTCCATTCTATATATATCTAATATACTTGAAAAGAAATTCCAATTTTCTTGAATAGAACGAGGAGATTCATAGATTTCCCATCCCTTTCCACACATTATTTTCTGATTTTTATCAGGTCCTCTTTTACCTGATTTTAACCATATTATGCCTGTGTTTTCTATTTTTTCTTCAAATGTTTCATTCCAACATACGGCATATGCCGCGGTTTGTAAATCATATGATGTATGAAGATTGTTTGATGTTTTTATATCTAATAACCAAATTTTTCCATTTATTTCTAATACTAAATCACAGGTACCTGCTATTTTATGGACGTCTGAAAAGAGATGTATTTCTGAATGTATTAGTTTTGGTTTATATGTTTCCCAAAAATCAGCAAATCTTAATATCATTTTCCATACTTCTAAGGAATAATTAGCATTACCATATTCATTTACCCACAATATTTCTTCTCCTTTAAGATATCTTTCAATAGCATCATGTGTATGAGTACCCTCTTTGGCTGATTTATATGCTATATGTTCAGCATTAGAACCTACTTGCTTAATCCAGTCTTCAAAAAATTTACCTTTTGGAAAATATTGTAATACTGATGTGATAGAAGGATAGTATGAGTTATTTCTTTTGTAGAAACGAGAGTCTAAAAAATTAACTTGTTTTGCCTTTTGATCTATTTCTAGAATTCTTGTGATTGTTTTTTTATAAACATGTGTATCTTTTTCTATTAACATTATAATGATAATTTTGCTTCCATTAAATCAAAATAACTTAACGGGTTTGTATGTTGAATTAATTCTGTAAATCTATTGAAGCCTAATTCACTTGGATCTTTTCCGTCTATTTTTACTAAATATACTTCCTTTCCTTCATTAATTAGATTTTCACAAAACTTAACAGATTGTTTAATAGCATCTTTGTCAAGTGCTATATATATTTTTTTTACTTTAGAAGTGATTAATTTTTTCATTAAACTATTTTGGATGTTTTTTCCTAATAGTGGAATAACATTACGTTTAATTGCTAGTGCATCAAACATCCCCTCACATATTATTATGGGTAAATCCCAATTTATAAATAATTCATTAGCTATTATATCTCTTGATACTTCAGGATTTTTAAATTTTATAAATGAATCTTTATTAAAGGAACGGGCTGTAAAATAATTAATTTTACCATCTGCATCGTATGATGGGATAATTATCATATTGTTATATTCTCCGGATTCGCAAAATCCTATATTATGTTTCATAATATCGTGTTCATTTACTCCTCGTTTTTTAAGGTATAAAAGAGCGTGTTTAGCAATTATATTACTTTTAGGAACATTAATCAATGATTTAAATTCAGTAGGTAATACTAATTTATGGATAGGTTGAGTGGTGGGGTTAAATGAAGAAGTAGACGTAACTAATTTTCTTAGTTCATCATATTTCTCAGGAGCTACCCCTATTTTTTTAAATAAACTATATATTTTTTTACCTTTAGTAAGACAAGTCCAACAATTCCATGGGTTTAATCCCTCCTGATTTTCAGTAAAGTTAATTTCTAATTTCTTCTTACTATGATGGCAAAACGGACAATGATAAGCATAATTATTACGTGATGTAGCTTTACCAACACCCAAAACTGAGTTTACTAGATTTATTAATAACTGATTAGTCATGCTTATTAATATAATGATAATATTTTAGTTCTCCAAATCTTTTCTAAAATATCTAGCTTGTATATTTTCATTAAGTGCTTTTGGGTTGCGTAACACATCTGCTTTAAATTGATATTCAGCTTCTAAGAAACTTAATTGTTTAGGATGATATGCGTATTCTAATATTTCTCTTCTAAATACTTGTGGGCCTTGTTCCTCTACCATTTTATGTATTATTTTAGAAGATGACCAATATGTTATCCAGTCACTTTCTTCGTATTTTACTTCTTTAGTTTTTTTACGTCCTTTTCCTTCTTGCAATGCTTGGGCTTTTTTTCCTATCTTTTTAGTCTTTTTTAGTTGGAGATTTTTACGTCCAATGTAAAATTGACCGGTTTCTAAGTGAACTATTTGATATATGAATCCAAAAGTGTTGTCCGGCATATCTGATATAGATGTAACCTCTTTTTCTTTATATAACCACATTTTTTATTTATTTTTAACGATCCAATGATACGACGATATTCGTATCCGTTGTTTTGGATAGGGGTAAGGGTTGAGCAAGTTTAGCTATTGCTAATAATTCTTTATTATCATTATATAATCCAATAGTAGTTATATAAGGTTGAAATACTGAACCTGTAGCAAAATCATTTAAGTTTTCTGAGGGAGGGTAATAATTATAAAATGACCCGGTTATAGGTGTACTTCCAGAAGTTACTGATGGATTTAATGTAAAATTAAATTCACTTTCTCTTATAGTACATTTATATTGAGTTTCGTAAATAGTAAGAGAGGATTGGAATGAACAAGTTGTACTTTGAACTGAGCTTGTAATATTATATAATGATGGTGAAGGTAATCCATATATAATTGCTATCCCATGTTCATAAAATATATTACCATAAGATAAGGATTTAGAATAAGGTAAGCTTATACTACCTGATTTTATATTTCCTTCTCCATCATCATAAAATGAACCACTCTGACATTTAAAAACGAATGTAGACGGCTTGACGTAGTTCCCGTAATAAGTGGAAGGAATTGAAATAACAGCTATTTCACTATTAGATGCCGTTGGAAAATTTTTAGGGAATGTTAATGTTGTGGGTTGATAGTTTTCATACATTCCTGGAGCTTGAGGACTTCCTACGTATCTATCTCCTTCAGAATCTCTCCCAGGAATTAAAGTAGCTCTATTAACAGGATCTCCATAACTTGAACTCAAATAATTTGAATAATATAATTCTTTTATAGAATTATAAATTAATCTTTGATATTGACCATTAGATGTTGGGTCAGTTGTTGGAGAAAAAAGGGATGTTGTAATATTTGTACCTAAATATCTACCTATAGATGATGTTAAACTTCCAGTGAATGTAAAATTTTTATTTACCTCAAAGGGAGTAACAATTATGTTAGATGCTAAAAATGGTTTATAGGCACTCATATATTATTTTTATATAAGTATATACTAAAAATCTAACTTCAGCCTCAAAAGTGCTTCTTTCGTAAAGTCTTTTAATAAAGGTCTAGATATCTTTGCAACAGCCAATAATTCATTAGTATCATTATAAAGACCAACTGTAGTTATATAGGTTTGTGGTGCATTAATAAATGAACTATATACTATTTCTCCAGTTGAACCCGAGATGTAACTTGGATTTTCTGAATAATTAAATTCTGCATTTCTAGCTCTAATAAATATATAATCTGAAGTTATTGTTTCTTGACTATTTAATTTAAAATTGGCTCCTCCACTTATGGCTGTGTATAAACTTGCATTTGGAGTTCTATTAGGTGTTACTGAACCTGTTGATGAACCACTATATTGTAGTCCTATGCCCCCACTCACAGCATAGTCGGCTAATGCTTTAGAGTTTAAAATTATAGTTCCAATATCCGGTAAGAACCAACCGTAAGATCCTGAGTTCTTAGAATATCCATCTGCTGTGTTTCCTGCGGAAGTAGGGCCTATTAATCCTTGAGACCCTGTAATTAATTGAAATACTCTACCTGCTTCATTAAATGAAATTGAAGGGACATATGCGCTATTATCTGTTAATGTTATAGAACCGGATGAACCAGATATTGTTAATGCTAAAGATCCTAATAATAATTTCTCTTTATATCTTGTTCTATCAATTGATAAAACATAAAATTCATCTGAAACTACAGAACCAAAAGCAAAATTTGTGTTTTCATCTCCTATCACTAGGTTTTGATATTGACCATATATAGTTGACGTTGGTGATCTTCCATTCACCGCATTATTATAATTTAAACTACCACTACCATTGTTATTTCCATAAGCTAAAGCAAATTGGATGGCTGCGCTAGTATCTGATGATGAAGTTTGGTATATGTTTAAATAATAATTACCTGAGGATCCTGCTTCTTGGGTGGATGAAGTAAAGAAAGTTGATAATGTTGGGGAAGCTGATGACCATAAAGTAGCGGAAATAGTATCCGAACTAACTACAAAATCTTCTGCATCTAATCTTTTAAAGCTCATTTTTTAATATATTTTTGATTTAATTATTTTTATTAAGATACTCGAGTTACAGTAATTGGAATTGTTAAACGGCTCCCTGAATCACGTCCTTCAACTGTTAAAGTTGCATATAATGAGGTATTAGAACCAAACAATGTATTTACGGTTGTTGCTCTAATGTTGATTGTAGTACCTACAACTGTTTTAGATACATTTGTTCCCAATGTTGTTGTCGAATTTAAAGATGTTGCCTGAGGTGTATTAATACCAACACCTTCAAATGTTTGCATCAATCTAACATCAGATATTGTTGCCGTATATCCACTAGATTCAAATGTGTTTCCTCCTAAATAATTTAATGTTTGTGGAGTAATTGCTAATGATGCTCCTTGTTTAATAACAATCGAAGTATAACCTAAATCTAGAATTGGTAATTTTGCTGTTCCTCTTGGTAAAGTTATAAGTTTATATTTCATAACTTGTGTTTCTTGGGGAAATGCTTCTAGAATAGGCATGTTTTCAATAGCTTCACCGTAATATGCTGATCCAGATGGATGAGACGGATTATATAATGTATAATCAATTTCATCATCTGCTAATGCAAATTGAGTTATTTTAAAAGTGCCGTCTCCTTTAGCTAAAAGCTGTCTACCTTTTGTTGTAAGAATTGCATCTATTGTTACAATAGAAGAGTTAAGATATCCCATTTATTTTATGTTTTTGTTATAAATATATAAATTTTATGTTTTTTAATTAGGGTTTGAACCATAAGTTTTAGTAATGTATTGAACATTATCAGTAATTATTTTTTTCGGATATAAATCTAACATGTATCCCGGACCTGAATTACTGAATCTATCACCACCTGGGCCGTAAATTACCATAGTACCTGGAGATGGGATTCCTTTAAATAATAATATACCAGTACCAACTCCTATTTGGAAATCACTTAAATAATCAGCAATGTTATATCCTGGAGGATTTATTATATTATAAGTATTGTATGAACCAGGAGTTCCAGCGTATGTTATTTCCCAAGGTGGACCATAAAATACTCCGCCCGCATATAAATTTCCTGTAGCTATGCCTCCTAAATTATTATAAAAACTTACAAACCACCTATCACCATTATAAAATGAACTAGTAATAACCATTGAAGCTGCACCCATTGTAACTGTAGTAGAAGATGAAACTTGTTGATTGGAAGAATTTCTTGTAGCAAGTTGGATATTACTTGATGCTGTAAGATACATTTTATTTTCAGAAACTACTACATTAGCTACAGGACTACCTACTGGTTTATCATAATTTGTTGGAACCCAATATGCTGCATCTTGCATTGCTAAATTTGTGTGTAAAATAGGTAGTGGTGAAATTAAATTAGTTGTATTATTATATTGGAAATTTTGCATTGATGCTGCTTGTCCTACAGATTGTTTAAAGCCTCTTCCTATAGTATCATTATATGCTGGGTCAGAAGGTGAGATTACAGTTATACTATCTTTATTATCTCCTACTAATAAAATATTTGATAATTGAATATTACCTCCAGATGTATTTTCAGGATAACCACTACCTCCCCATAGTTTTTCATATATACAAGAATCTAAAGATTGAATAAGTGGTTCTTTACCAAAGGCTGTATCTCCAGCAGTATATTTATTACTTGCAGTTTGGAATTGTTTTGTTCCTACATATCGAGCATTAATATGTGAATCATATGAATAATTCCATAAGTTTATATTTGCTAAAGTTGCTGTACCCGCTAAAATTCCAGATTGATTTAATGCTATTATATTATTATCAGAATAATCGACATCCATATATAAACCATTATTAGAACTTGCTTCTAAAACATTATTAATTAGTGGATTACAATCACTATTATAGTATCCTGCTTCTACAATATATGGTTCAGGTATTATTAAAGGATTAACTGTGCCAGATATTGGGGTTATAGATTGAGTTATTAAAAAACTAGCATTACGCATATTGAATGACAAGCCTATTCCGGCGGCAGAATATAAACCTATAGTGTCTCCTTTGATTCCAAAATAAGAAGCAGAAATATTAGTATTTATTGAAGTTACAGATACTATATTAAAAATTTCAGTTTTAAGAATAGTTTCTAATCCACTTGAGTCTTTTTTTACTATATAAACATATCCTACATCCCCAGGAGTACCTGGGTTATTAACGTCTGTGGTTATTGATGCTGAAAATATTGTTGGGATATTTGGAGTATTATTTAATGTATATAAACCCGAACTAGTGTTAAAATAACTAAGTGTATTTCCGCTTATTGAATTATAATTATCTATTATTGTTTTAAAAGGGGAATTTATTACTTTTGTACCTGAAAAAGAAGCAGATGATCTATAATTTAATATTTCAGTGTTTGTTGAAATAATATCTTGTGCTGGAGAAATATTATATAAGTAATAAGTAGGATATTCAGTTATGCTTAAAACAGCATGATCTACACCTGCTAAAATATCTGTAAATTTTATCCTTATATTATCTACTAATCCTAAAGGAATAGTATTATCTAATCCTGTTGAATCTGTTTTGCTTATTTTAATATAATTAACTCCATATGGTTGAAATTGAGGATATCTCGTTATATCAGTTGCTGATGGTAATCCAGAGAAATAGCCAGTTGGATTTCTTTGAAAGATATATATTTCACCACTATTTGGTGAGGTATTAGAGTTAAGGAATGAATTAATTTGATTATTAACGGCATTAACACTATTTAATAAAGGGAAAGATGCTGAATACCAAGCAGAACCAGATGGTATTTCAAAATCAGTAGTTCTATAATATATTGTTTTATAACTAGTAGCTGTTGATGAGGCATGTAATAATTCTAAACAATCAATATCAACAAGACTTTGATGAGATACTTGAAGAATAGAACCACTAAATTCTCCATTATAAAATTCGTCTTGTGTTTTATGAATAAATGGAACTATACCTAAAACTGTATTATTAGAACCTGACCAGTTTTGGTTTATATTTACAAATAAATTAATAGAAGAAGTTCCTGGTAAATCCGGCATAACACCTGCTGTACCACCACCAAAAGTTTCTAATGGAAATGATTGTTGATCTGTTGATGAAATATATATTTTTTGATCATTTAACATTGAACCCGAACTTCCTATAGATGCTGTATAGTAATATTGAGATTGAGTTAATTGAGGTACTGGATATTTATTTCTTTCAAGTAAATGTTGTTTAATAACAATGCCGGATGCTAAGTCTGTGTGAGCTGGAACCCAATCTTGTAACATTTTAAATAATGAATTATCAAGATATTTGATTAATCTTGTATAATCCCATATATCATAGTTATGAGTATATTTTTTAAAATATTCATCTCTTAAAACATTTAAATCCGGATAATAAGTTAAATCTGTACTTTGATTTCTTGGATCTCCTATATATTCTCCAATATTAAAATACCCAATTGAAGAATTAATATCTTCATTTATTTCATTTTGAGGGGAAAATGCTATTTCAACATAATCTATATCTCTAGTATAACTTTCACTTATTGAAAACGATTGTTGAAGCGATTTAAACGGTGATAATACATCTGAATTGAAGGTATTGGAGTCGCTACCACTATATGGTAAAATGTTTGATTTTTGTTTTATCTTGTTTGATATTGCGTTCCTAATACCAGATGTTACTTGATCATAAAATATTACTTCAGTATTAGATTCAAATGAACAACTATCTATTGTAAAATTACTATTAGATGCAAAAGATGAAGTAGAAACCCATGAACCAGTTACTTTTGGATGAATGGATTTTGAACCAGTATATAATTCACCACCTAAAGAAGCTCTAAAAGCTAGATGATTTCCAGCACCATTTATTTCATTAACTTCAATAGAATTAGGATTCATAGTATATTTAAAGAATGAATCTTTATTTAAAATTTGACTATAAAATCTTAGTTCTTGTATATTTCCTTTAAATACAGGACCTCCAGTATATCCCATTTGCCAAGATGTACTTGTATTCCACCCTGATGGGTCTGAGTTCATAGAAGATGAACTATTAAAACCTATTATATTTCCATCCTCTCCGATATACTGTTTGTTGGCAGAATATAAAACAAAACTTCCAGTAAGGTTATTAATATCGGTTTTAGTAACTTGAACTGACCACCAATCACCATTAAAGAATGGTAAATATAAACTTTGAGATGTAAATCCATCTATTGAAAGATCTAGATATCCATATTTGTTATATGGGTCAATAGGAGCTCCAGAGTATGAGCCTGTAGTTGAACCAGACCCATTATATCTTAATGAGAGATATATACCCATATCTCCATAAAATAAACTTTGGTTTAAAGACGATGTAATATATGAACCTGTTGGGGCTCCGTCAGTTTTAAATCTAAATTGTATTGTGTTAGGTGTATTTCCAAACGTAGTAGGCCATAAACTATTTAAAATAAAAGAACCATATACACTTCCATATGTAGTAAATCTAAGAGCATAATCATATACATCTTGCCAACTATCCCAAGTATTACTATTTTTGTCTTTTCCTCCAAATTCATTTATTCTTAAAATAGTATCAGGTATTCCATAAGTTGTAATTAATGCTCTTAATCCTTCTACTGTGCCTTTTTTCTTAAGAAGATATGGTAAATTATGATAAATTCTTTTATAAATTTCTTTATTAATATCATCAACAGGAACAAGAGATCCAGTTGCGTTAGAAGTTACATAAGAATTTATATATTCATATTCACTTGGAGTAGGTAACGAACCTGTTGTATATGGTAAGTTATATAAATTTCCGGTTGGTGTTATACCTATTAAAGCTGAATATAGATCGTTTGTTGAAAAATTATTTTGGTATATTTTTACACCTAAATCTCTTAAAATATCAGCTACTATATCTTTTGATACTCCATAATCTAAACGATTATCAGCATTAGATTTATTAGTTACATCCTTAAGATAAACCCAAACACTATCAAAGTGTTGTCCTATCATCTCAACAAATAATTTATACTTATCGTTATTTGAATCTTCTCTTAAATATTCAGGTATTGTATTTATTAAATAGTTTGAATTTTCTTCATCATATAGTGATGCTGTACTTAATTGTCCTGATAACCAGGTTAATCCGGCTGCTGAAGTTGATATAACATTTCTGTATGGAAATACACTATTACTTTTAGGCCAAGCGGTACTTGATGACTCAAAATATAAATAATATTCATAACCATCAAAATTAGTTATGATGTCATTTATTTTATTTAACCATAAATCATTACTAGAAGATAAATAATAACCCGAAGATCCTCCAAAACTAGAACTTACTTGATATTGTTCTAATAGTGAAAGTTTATAGTAGAAGTTTTCTAATCTAGTATATGCTGATGAGAAGTTTACAAATTGAGAATAATCTGAGTAATCTATATTAATTTCAATTCCTTTTTCGGCTAAAATACTTTTTGCTTGATAAAATAAACTTCCCGTTCCTAACACTGAAGTATTAGAAGTTAATGAATTATAATTACTATACCCTGTAGAATTATTTATTTGGTCTTTTATTCCTATATTTGTATTAGGTCCAGATAAATAAATATTATTGTCTGTAAATTCAAACGTTTCAAAAGAATTAATAGAATAAGCTATAGTATCCGATATTTTTTCTACTACCCAACATTCACTTTTAATATCAAATTCTGCAGGTAGGGGCTCATATAATTTAATTAAAACTGTTGGGTCATCCGGATTAGTATTATCTAATAAAATATTATTTGCTATTAATAATTTATTATCATTAAAATCTAAATAAAAGTCTAAATATCCTCCAGGATCATTTTGTATGTAAGAGATAAAATCATTAGTTGAACTTACTACCTCTGTGTTTGTAATAGAAGTAGTATTTAACCTAATTTCAGTTCTATCAGGACTAATTTGATCAATATAATATTTATTGGTTACTGAAGAACTTAGTCTTTTTCTTAGAAAATTATATACTGTATTGTAATTTCCTATGTCGTATCCAAATGATTGTAAATCTCCTTCAGGATCTATAGTTACAACGTTGTCTATTAACTTATAGTTGGGATAACCAAAAACATTTGAACTTAAAATATTTTGATTACTATCTAAAATAAAATACTCAAGATAATCAGTTGAAGGATCAAATGCAACATCAATGTTTGTTGATGCTATTAAATTGTTATCTTCTGATGAATATTCTTGATATTCAAAAGTTATTGGATCTATTGGGTTTATATTAACTATTTTGGCCATTTTATTTTTGTAAAGTTGTAATTGTTTGAAGTAAACTTACATTTTCACCTTTAAGTTGTGTTATTTCTTCTAATAACGATTGTATTAATTCATCATTTTGAGCGTTACCTATATATGCAGTACTTGTTTTTATAAGATACTCATGAGAATTTATATCTCCAAACTGAGGTATAATATAAAATAATTCCTGATAATAGTTAAAGAAATCTTCAACTGAAATAGTAGGTTGAGTAACATCTACAACTGGATCGATTAGTTGTGTAAATGAAGTATCAATTACTTTTGGGTATTGATTCTTACTATATACTTTTTTTGTTAAATTAATCTTATCCATTTACTATTTTAAAATAAAAATTATCATTAAATTCAAATGTTGAACCATCTATAGTGGTTTTTATAAAGATTTCATAATATCTTTCTTTTTCAAATCCACTCATATCAAGATTAAAATAGCTACTAGTAGCATCAGCACTTAATTTAGTATATTGGGTATCAAAATCTATTATATAGTCATTAGTAGTCAAATCCTTTACAGCATAATATGAACTTGTAGGTAAATAATAATTATTTGTAAAATATGAGGATGTTGAGAATACTCTATTAGGGTAAGTAGGCCTAGCATTTACTCTAAATTTATTAATACTACTTGGATAAAAAATACCTGGGTTTTCGGCTACTGAGATAGTAGCAGGGATAGTATTTATGATAGTTTGAGTTGATGAACCAGTATTAAATGTAAAATCTATCCATTTAAATTCTAAACATGGAGGATAAATAGTGTGGGTATCTACTGAAAAATATTTTATATTTGGTTGTACATTTACATTATCAACAAATTCTAAATCTTGTTTTAGGATAAATCCATTATTAGGAATAGAACCAGAATACCAAGCACTTACTACATTAGTTACATTTATGTTTATATCTTTATCACTCCAATATCCAAATGTTTGAGAACCACTATATGAACCTGAAATATACCAAGTTCCTCCACCAGCATCTGATGATGTAGAATATGAACCTGTACTTCCAGCTGCAAAAGAAGAAGTTGTCCATCTAGTAGAACCTTGATAATCTCTCCATACCCAACTACATCCATTTTGAGTTTCAGGTGAGTTAGAAAACTTACCTGTTCCCATATTCCATGATCCGGATACTGGAAATACCACAATTGTGGTATCTAAATTTAATCCGTCTTCATTGGCCACAAAACATCTTAGATTAGATTGCCAAGTTGAACTTGAAATTTTAGTGTTTATTACATCGTTAATTTCACTTGTGAAAAATTGGATCAAAAACCTACTTGCTTGAGGAGCAGGTTTACCTAAATCTCCTACAACTAATGATGCCTCTAGGATTTCATCCAATCCGGTATTCATTTCTTCATATAATGAATATAGAGTTGCGTCTTTTTCAGGGAAAATTTTATATACAGCCATTCTTTATTTATTTATTTATTATACTAAAAACTACTAACTCTTCCAACAATATCTGTATTGAGATACTTAACTTCAAAAATACTGGGGTCTAAACTAGGATAAACTACATTATTAATAGTTGCTGCTTGTATATCATATGCATATTTACTATATCCTAAATTTTCTCCTACTTTATTTACTATTTCTACTTTATTTACTGTTTGTACTCCTTCTATTCTATCTAGTAATAAATTTAAATCTTTTAAAAGAATAGGTTGATTTATTTGCCAGTTATCTATAGCAAAATAATTTTTTAAAGCAGTAATGCAATTAATTAAAACTTCGTTATTATTATAATCGGGTAATACTATTATTTCAAAGTTAACTCCAATATTAATTATAAATCCGTCTTTTATATTTACGACATCATTTATCATTCTATATTGAGATAAATAAGTTGAAATGTTTTGTTTTAGGGCAGTAGAAGGGACTCGTAATGTTTTATCAGCATTATAACTCAAAGCATATAAATCTAAAATTGAATTAGTTTCACCTACTGAGATGTTTTGTGCTTTTGTTGTTTCAACAAATGCCTTAGCAATGGCTCCATATTTGGCAGGCATTGATAGTACTCTAACTAAATAATCATCTGATGTTACGTTTCTTAATTGGGTACTAAAATTAGCAGAGGCATTTTGACGAATTTCTTCTATTGTATCTCCATCCCCTCCTCCATCAGCTGCGGATGCATTGTTTACTGCTAATGATGCAAAAATATAATTAGCAGTACTTGTATTTAGATTGTTTTTAAGAAATTTAATATCTCCTGAGATTTTAGTTAATGTATTTGCTGGAGTATTTGCTGTTGCTCCTCCTCCAGTTAAATATCTAACAGTTAGAGTAGTATTGGAGGGAGCAATTCCATATGTTTTAGTAAAAATAAAGTTAGAAGGAGAATATGCTGTATTAAGTTTTTGCCTTTCAAATGGCAATCCTAAACCTACATTATCAGGATTAGGTACTACTGTTTCGTCTGTATCACTAGAAGTTCCTGCACCAAATTGTAACTGTAAAGATCCAGAATCTATAAACCTTGTTGCAAATCTCCTTTGTACTTTTTTTAATTTTAATAAATACGGAGTATCTCCTGCCGAACTAAAATTAGGATCATTCGCATTTGTATTCTTTATAGAATCATAAATTGTTTCTTGTGCTAAATAATCTACCTCATACCATTCATTATTATCAGAATCCATCACATCTAATATTCCTACTATTCTATTTGCATTAATATTAACCGTTGAAAATTTAACCGGACTACCAAAGCTAAAAGTAGTAGTGTTAATTGTGGATGAAATTGCTTTTCTTGTTTTCTTTAAAAGGAAAAATGTTGGGTTTCCAGCTGAGATAGCATATACACTTACTTCAGTAGGATCAGCCGAACTAGATACTGAGAAATCTATGGGATCTTCTATAATAAAATTAGAAGCACCTGTTAATGGAGATGAAATTACTGCATTCTCGTTTATAAAAAGAGTATAGTCAAAATCAGGAATATAAGTACTACCTGATAATTTTGATGGGACCTGTTGGAAAAAATCAATATCCGCAGTAGCAACTTGAGTAACGTTGGGTTTATATCCTAACATATATGCTAACTCAAATAAATTATTATTTTGACGAGCATATTGTAAATAATTTTCTTGAATTTGATTATCAAGGTAAAAAGATAAAACATCACCAACATATGCTGCCATTTCCATAAACATCATTCCTGGAGATGATGGACTGAAGTCATTATAGGTTGTTGGAAAATATGTTCTAGCATAATCAATAAGACTAGCTCTAAATTCTGTAAAATCTTTATTAAGATATTTTATATTTCTTTTTACTGCCATTTTATATAAATGATATTTGAATTTGATCAACTATCCCTGTGTGTATTACTTGATATTGCATAGTAACTATTATTTCATTATTATCCGGATTTTGTAGTACTTCCAAAGTAACTATAGAAACTGAAGGAAAGTATATTGCTACTTGACTTTGAATATCTTCTTTTAATCCTTCAATATTTCCATTAGATATTTGTTCAAAAATAAAAGATCTAAGATTAGCTCCAAAATCAGGATTTAAAAATCTCTCTGTACTATTTGTAAGGAAAAAATTTAATAAATTATTTCTAATAGCATCTTGAGTAGTATAGGTTGAAAAAAAAGTTCCTGGAGCATTAAAAGGAAGAGAAACCCCAACAGCCGTACTTGGCTTAGTATCAATTGGAAATATTCTACGAGGATTATATGCCACTATTTATTATTCTTACCTATTAAACTCATTATTTGATCCATACCTAAATCTCCTGAAGGAAGAGTTCCATTTACTGGGTCTACACTTGTGGGAACAAAAGTTTTAACATCATTAGAAGTAAACGCTCTTTGAGTTTCTCCTAAGATATTTTGGATTGCTGTTCTACGATCAATTGGACTCATTTCACCTTGAGAACTGCCTAATAATGGGGTTGTTCTTATCTGCTCATTAACCATATTTCCTTTTGGTGATTTTAATGCTTCTAAAAGAATATCTTTTAATTCTTCTTGAATTGATTCTCTTACTGCTTCTTTGATTATTTTTTTAAATTTTGTTACGTCCATGTTTATAAATATTTGATTAAAAAACTTTTAATACGCTTTTAAGCTATCTTTATCAATTATGATTTTGAGTTCTTCTATTAAAATCTGATCATCGGTTGTAAAAGATAGTGGTGTTTGAATTAATGTAATGTTGTCTTGATTTTTACCTACTGCACGTTTACGATCTACAGTGGGAGTATATGGTACTTTTTCTATTTCAATAATAAAGCCACTGTATGTTGTATTATTCTGCGTTTTTTCTGCTTGTTTTTGTAGGTCGGCTATTTTGATTAAATCTGGGGAAATCGTTGATAAATCGTTTGAAACATATTTATTACATGTTTTAATTTTACTATCGATATTATTTAAAACAGTTATAATCTGAAGAATATTTTTATTAACCATTGATATAGATAACGAGGCAGAAGCTACTATTGATTTATAGTTTTCTATAATAGCTTTACCTGTAGTAGAAAATGTTAACTTATTAATAAGATCTCCTAAATCACTTAAAGTTGCAGGAATAGCTCCAGGTACTACTGGGGATGCCTTGGCTGCGGCTGAAGCTACTGTTTTTGCTACTTGTAATCCAGTAATAATTCCAGTTAATGTTGAAATAGTAGTATTAATTCCATCTATTATTTTTGTCAAAACACTTAATGTTTTTGAAATACTATTAAGTGATCTAACTATTCCATTTCTTATATTTATTATTTCTTTTAACTTAGCATCAGTAGGACATACATTTAATTTTTGTAATAAACTTAAAGCTTGCGGAAGTAATAATGTTGATATTTGAATTCCTAAACTTAAAATTAATTTTGGAACTTTTGCGGTACCTGTTAGTTTTAAAGAAGTAGGAACGGCATTTAAAATATCTTTAGCACTAGATGTTTTTAATCCTTCTAATGATATTCTAACTTTTTCTGCTTTCTTTTTAATTTCAGCATCTATTTCTTGAGATGTTTTTCTAGATGTTGTCATTATATTGTATAGTTATTATTAGACTTGGCACCTTCAAGCTTTTTGTTTGAAATTATATCTTCTAAAAATACATTCATCTGAGTAGCAGCTGCATTTAATGTACCTATAGGAGTGCCTGGAGTTGTTGAAACTGCATTAGAACATACAATCATAAATTGATTTAAACTATTAACTAATTCTGTTAGAAATTTAATAGTTGTATCCCCTAATAATACAGGTTCAGTAGCATCTTTTGATCCTAAGAATAATTTTCCAGATTGTATTATTACATTTCCTGCAGTATCAAAATTTATAGAATCAACAGCATTTAAATTTATTGATTTTTTAGAACTTAATAATATATGATCTGTTTTAGAATTAAATACTAAACGACCTGAATTTAGTATTATTTGAGGACCACTATATTGATTAGGTGAATCAGGTTTGTCGATTTTATAACTAAAATAATCAGTAGGAGTAGATGATTTTAATGGTAATTTTTGAGTACTAGTAATATATAGTGATGATATATCATTATTAATATCTTCAATAATAGGAATCCACCCTTCAGGACTAACATTTACTGATTGTCCATTTCTAATAATTAATATTGGATCACCATCCGTACCATTATTTGACCAAGTATTGGATGTATTTTTAACAGTTGAACCTATTCTAATACTATTACCCCATCTTCCTTCATGAATTACATCTCCTTCAAATGGTAATAGGGGGTGAATATTTGATCTTTCTTTAAATGTTTTTCCTAAATTTATTTCAGTTGATTGATCTGTTACTCTTCTAACACTTCCATCTCCTGTTTGTTGATAGTCTTTTTGTTGTGAAGGGGGTGGTGTATTAGGGTTTGAAGGATATCCATTATGATGTGGATGATTCCAAAGAGATATTACACTTATATAATAATTTTGAGTACTTGTTGTTGATGAACCTATTCCAGTATTAGGCATTGACATTAAAAATACAATCTCATTTTCTAATGGATAGTTTTTTACATTAGGGTAAATAGGTCGAGCAGTAGGATATATAGCTAATTCTAAAGGATTTTCAACACTTTGAAATTCTATAGTTCCTAACCCATTCCATCCTCCTAACTCATCAAATCTTGGATGATTTTCATCTAAAACTATGCTTTTTACTCTTACCGCAGTATTATTAGCACTAACATTAGGTAAGTTATTTCCTAAATTAGAAGTAGATGAATTTAAATTATTATTTAATGCACTAAACCCATACCTACTTTTCGCCATTATCTTTATTTTTATCGTGAAGTTTATTTATATCAGATAAAAGTTGTTGTTTTTCTTCTTCTGATATACCAAATGATTCATCAGATGATGTTCCTGAGGATTGTAAAGATCTTTGAATAATAGTAGCCATTTTTATAAGCTGCTCATCATTTTTAATACCCATTTCTAAATAGTCTCTGATTAAGGGAACCACTAAAGTAGCATCTCCTATTTCCGAGATTAGGGGTTTCAATTCATTTATTAAATTTGAGATTTGATTTTCTTTCTTCTTTTGGTTAGTATAAATCTCCTCCAAAATATCTCCGAATTTCTTTTTCCCAAATATTATTGCGTCTAGACTTTTAGGTTTCATTTATAATAAATATTACACAATTTAAAACTTAAAATAACCATATTCTAAATAGAATGTATATTTTTCTTTAAAATTATCACGTAGTATATTTGATATTTTAGTTATTTTTGGAGCTTTAACATCTATTATTTCTCTTATATAAATGTATAATGCTTTTTTATTAAAAATATCTATAGTTTCTCTACTACGAAATAATTCTAAAATAGCATCTGCCACACAAGCATCTTGGGGTTTAGGGAATAAAGTAAATAAATTATCGGAACAATAGTTTATCCATAAATCAGTAAATTTAGATAATTTATCTACTGGTGTATAATCAGAATATAATGGATCATTAATATCTATTTCCGTTTCATTTTCTATTAGATTTGAGTTTAAAGAATTTATAGCAATATTTTCTTCAAGTTTTTCCTTATCTTTTTCACTATGACCATTCATTGAAATTACTTCAATTCTTTTTTTATAATTTTTCTTATTATTTAAAATTAAATATCGTTTTACAATAGTTCCAAAATATGAGTATGCTTTTGCTCCTCTTGCTGGATTGAATAGATGAATTTTAGATAATAGGAAAGTTATAATCTCATGCTGAAGATCCTCAATATTATCTACTTCAGTATAGTAAAATTTAAAGGTGTGAATTATATTTTCAGTTAACTTAAAAAAAGCATAGTGAATTTTATCACCATATATTTTACTGCGAACATCTGTATCTATAGTATTATTATATAGTACAATTGCGTCTTCTGTTTCTTGCGTAAAGTAATTTTTACTTTTTTTCTTTCTTTTTAATTCAACCATAATTATAGATCAATTTTAAATACATTCAACTCGGATTGAATTTTTTTAATAAATGTAAAGAAAAAACCAACTTCATCATCACTTCTAAATGTTCCTCTTTCATCTACCTTATTTAGTAGTTTATCTGACTCATTAATAGCGTTTGTGAGTTTGGTAATATACTCCTGATATGAAATGACAGCGTCTTCCATCTTTTCTTGTTTCTTCAAAAGGTTAAGAAGAATAAATACTAAGACCCCAATAATTAGTAATAAGAGAATAATAAAATAAATCATAATTAAATATTGTTTAACATATTTTTTAAACCTTCACTCTTTATAGAACCTAATGCTTTACTCTTATTTCCATTTTCCTTTTTAATAGAAAAATTATTCTCTTTTTTAGGAGTATCATTTCTGAATTTAGGCAAATATTCTACTTCAAATTCTATTCTAGCTGCCATTAAATCAGCTTGATGAACGATATAAGGTAATGATGTCCTTGGTTTTTGTTCGGGAGTAAAAGCCATTAAATATTTTTTATTAGCTTCATCATATAAACCATCATGTATCTGAATAGTAATCATTTCATTAAATGAATATTGAATTCCATGTGATTGTAGTAGATATAATCCTCTATCAGGAACAGATGCAAAAGGTAATTTAGTATTAAACATATAGTCTTCACCTAATTTATCTTTCCTCCATGTATCGGTTTGTGGGATATATGCTTCATTTTCTTCATCACCTAACTTTCCCAAGTCATGATTTAATGCTGCGAATACTAATTCTTCAAGAGTATATGTTGAAGTATCTACACCATGTTTTTCCCAAAGTTTATGTAAGTCTAAAGCACATTCAATAACTCTTAACACATGATCTATATATCCTGATACATGACAGTTATGATATTGTTTTAAATGACTGGCAGGCATAAAAAGTATTCTTTCTTGATATTTCTGATAGAATTCTATTAGTTTTTCTTTGCGGGGGGAAGTTATATAATTATTAATATAATTAATTAATCTATCCCACATTTTTTGTGTTTCTTCTGGGGTGTATATTTGTTTCATATTTTGTTTGTATTTATTTATTTAAATTTCCAATAAAAATTATAAGCTTTACATCCTTTTATTAAAGCATTTCGTATATTAGAAGGTTCTTTAAATGTTTTTCTAGTTTCCCACATTGAATAAAATTCATTAATCACAATACCATTTGAATCAATTTGTAATATAGGTTTATCTTTAAGTCTATCATCTTTAAAGGATGATATTACTTTTGGAAAGTCTTCATTTGTTTTATATTTCCAAATAAACCCACCTGCAGTTTTTTGTTCTCCTTTTAAAGCAGATCCTAATGTTTTAATATTTAATTTACTACATACATCAGTATATGAATCCCACTCCTGAAGGAAATTACCTTGTAAATCATACTGCAACACTTTTTTATTTCTTTTATGAGGAATTCCTTTTATTGAACCTAACCCTTTATTAGTACAATTATAAAATAGTTGACTTTTCTCTACATTATAATAGTGACAGTAATATTCTTCCATTTCCCTTAATTTATCTAAGGGGCAATAACATAAAATATCTTTTTTAAAGTTAGATTTTCCATATTTCTTAATTGCTAGTTTTAAATTAACCCCTGAACCATAATAATATTTATCATTATTAGAATCCGACCCAATATATTTTTTCCCATTAATTAAATTTGTTGTTATATAAATAACACCTTCTAATGGTTTTTCTTGGGCTAATTTCATAACTATTTTATATTTTAAAGGTATGGATTCATTTCTTCAGGAGACATTGGCTCTCTTTCAATACATGATTTTAATTCTGATAATTCTTCCTCTGCTAATGCCAAAGCGTCTAAATATTCATTTAATTCAGCTCCTCTTTGGACACAAAACTTTAATTGTTTTAATTTCCCTTCTATATTTTCTACTTTTTTTAAAACTGTGTTTCTGTTTCTCATTATTTAATATGTTTAATTGTTTATAATTTTCTTAAGTTAATGAAGATTTCTTGGGTCTCCAAATTTTTCTTTAATCTTCTCGAAGGTTCTTTATTTTACATATGAAAGCACATTTCTCATATTCCTCCATTCTTTCAAAATATTTCATTGAATTATTTAATCCAATATCAAATTCTTTTTCCTTTATATTTTTAATTACCATGATATCATATTCTTGATCTAAATCTAATTCTGAGATATATTTCCATGCCATATTATAGACCAATTTATTACTAATCTCAGCAATATCCAATTCGTCGATATTGGTATTTTTTAAAAGTTTATCCATTTTCTTTTCTAATACCTCACTGTTTAAAAACGATTTTATAAACATTCGCGCATTATATTCAGGTAACCGAGTGAAGTCGATTAAAACGTTGTTTATGGTCTTTTTATCGCCTTCATCATATTTGTCACCAAATAAATCAAAAATTTTATTTACATCCATATTGATAAATATTATAAGAAAGAAGAACCCACAAATAGTGTGGGTCTTTTATATTAATTTAAAAAATATTTATTTTTCTTGTTTTTGTGTTCCAAAATAATAAGAGAATATCATTAAAGTCAAAGTCTTAATTAAGTCAAATAGTTGGTCGTTCTGGTGATCAGATAGCAATGGCATTCCAAATGCTATTACTTTATCTACTATAAATACACCAACTAATGCTGCAAATACTAATAATATAAACCTAACAAGAATATCCTTTGTAGAGTTTATAAAAAGTTTATTTACATAATACACACCAGCTGCTATAAAAGCAATGCCAAACATTACAGCAAAAGTAGTTAGCCATACATTTCCAGTACTAAACATTATTTAAGTAAGCTATAATATTCATTAAAATGTTTAATACGATCAGCTAAACCAATTACTCCACCATTTACTCTTTTAGTTACAGAAGTTACTACAGCATCAGTAGCCCCACCATCGGCAAGTTTGTGTAAACCATTTTTGTGGAAGAACCAAGCAGCAGATAATAGTGGATATTGAGTAGCAACTAAGTCAGGAGTTGCAGTAAGATCTACTTCAATAGCTTTACCAAAATTAGTATAATTTTCTTTCCCAGTTAATTGAATAAAACCTCTACCACAAAATTTATACCCATCACCTGAAGCTTCATCACCATTCATCATTCGATTTGCATATACTCTATTTGCTATTTTTTCAGGTTTTCTTTCGTATTGTAAAGCTAAAGCATCAGTTGGGAAATATTTACCAAAAATAGTTCTTAATCCCTTTGCTCCGTAGTTTAAATTTTCTCTTAACACTTTAAACCCTCCTGATTCGTGACCACATTGAGCTAAAAAGTGAGCTAAACGTAACGGGGTATTAATTTCAAATTTGGTTTGAATACTTGGAATTTGGGCTATAACACTATCTGGAATGTGTCCTTTTAATTTTTCTAAGTTCATATTAATTTTCGTCTTTTGATTTTCTATTAGTAAATTTATCTACAGAAGATAGTCCTAAACAGCCAAAAGCTAACAATGCTACAGCGTCTACTAAGGCAGTAGAAGGAGCGGTTTCTGTTGGTGAAAAACTATTGTGATACATTGTTATGCACAAAGCAATAGCACACATGATACCTACAATTCTTTTTGATGATGGATTACCCTTTTCATCTTTTAAAGCATTACTTAACCAATTAATTAATTTCATTATGTCGTTTATAATAAATATGGTTAATTTAATAAAAGGTAAAAGAAAGCCCACTTAAAAGTAGGCTTATTTGTGGAGGTGGGAGAATTCGAATCTCCGTCTTGCTCAGCTAATTTCTTAGACTCATTCACAGGCTTAGTCAGTTTTTCTTAACTAACAAAATATTCGGTTGGTTCTTTACCATCGGCAACCAACAAACAATAGGTGATTCGATTTTTAGGTTCAATCACTTTTCCACCTGAGCTTCACTTCTTTTTTAAGTCCCGTGAGTGATACGGGAGCGACTAGGCAGCTACTGCTAAGTCAGCACCAACAAAAGACATTGCATCTTCGAAGGTCATTGTAGATAATTCTACTGCGGTTGTTGTTTGATAGTCTTATAAGGATTTCCATCTTATCCTGCCTGCATCTAAAAAACTACGACTGCCAATCGATGCCTTGACACCCCCATATAAGATAGTAAGTAACAGCTCTATTAACTATTTTTAACCGTTAATGGTTTGTTTTGTGACAATATTGCCGTTTTTCATTTTGTTTTCAGTTTTATCGATTCTTGAATCAACGTGACTGAGTAGTTCATCGATTCTTGAATTCAACTCCCTACGATCACTCTCAATAACATTACTAAGGTGTTCGTATTCGTTGGTAACACGATTGTGAATTTGATCATGACCACTTTCAGTCATACGATCTAAATTGTTTATTTGATTTTGCATTTTTATTACCTTTACTATACCCACAACAACTACAGCAATTAAACCTACTGCAATCATCGAAAGCATACCAAAAGCAAATGATAATATTTCCATGTTTTTATCTCCTATATGTCAAAGAACTGTTACTTACTTGGTTGCGGGAGTGGGATTCGAACCCACGACCTCTAGGTTATGAGCCTAGCGGGCTACCAACTGCCCTATCCCGCGATATGTTGCCCCTCAGAGATTCGAACTCCAATTTAATGAACCAAAATCATTTGTCCTGCCAATTAGACGAAAGGGCAATAAAAAGTACTGCGTAAGGGGCTCGAACCCTCAATTTCTACCGTGAAAGGGTAGCGGCTTAACCAATTTGCCTAACGCAGCATGTTTATTTATATTATATATATAACCCATTTTTTCTTTACCAAGTTCTCAACTATTTTTCTTTTATTTTAATATTTTTGATACTTGTATTGAAAATTTTCTTTTAAAACACTGCATTCTAATTTTTAGATCATTATCGGTATTACTATTATCAAGTAATTTAATTGCCTTTTTTAAGTGCCTTTTTAAGTAAATATATTTTCTGAATAAAGAAAAGTATAAATTCTTATTTTTTTCACTTACCCACTCATATTTACCTCCTATTAACTTGGCTAAGATATATTCATCACCCATTCCTATATCTTCCAAAATAACAATAATTGAATTATGATCTGGAGAGATATTGAATTTAATAATTTGGTCGTTGTTTATGTAAGTTTGTGTTTGCATTTATATTATTTTAATTAATGATCATACATTCCATATCCGCCATCATCATCTAAAGAGATATCTTTATTTAAAGAGTAAACTATTTCTCCTGATTCTAAATCGAATTCAGATTGAATTAATCCTTTATCTTTTAAAGATTCTAAATGACACCCTACAATAGCTAACTTGGTAGCATCAAGAAACTCTTCTTCAGTTAATACAGGCGATTTATGTTTATCATAAGCGTCTAATATTTTAATTTCTAATTCGTATAGAAATAATTCCCTAAATTTATCAATATCTTGAATACCATCTTCATTTAGAACGTCTTCAAAAAATTCATTTTCTTCTAAAAACTCTATTGTATTTTTTAAATACGTTTCTACTATTTCTTTTCTATTCATAACCTTTATTTATTTAAATGTAATAATCTTCTTCCAATTTCCCACGTTTCATATCTCTATTCTTTAACTTTTGTACCTTATTTAAGTCAGTAGAAATATATAATATTGTATTACTATTAGTTGGATCTGCTTTTTTATTAGTACGATGAAAGTAAACGGGCCCATAGTAATCAGAACATATTTTTTCTCTATCTTTCCAATGAGTAATTCTTCTAGGACCATCAAAACTTCTAAAGTCCTCACAAGTTACTCTAAACCATTGTTCATTGAGTAAAATCTCTAAAAATGCTGATGGGTTAAAGTCATAAATGCTTTTATCTGTCCAACCTCTTTTTTCTGCCATTATATGATATTTAAAGCTTTAGCTCTTTGATACGAAACTACTTTATTATTTTCTTCATTAACAAATTTTCGTTTTGTTAATGGTAGTTTCTCTTGATCTTGATCAAATGTGGTTGGGATTTTTTTATAAAACGTTTCTGTTTTTATTGGTCCATTAGAATTTTTATTTAAATCAAACGTCCAAATTGAATAATCTCCATTTTCATCATCGAATCGTCTAGTAAATTTAGACTCAACTACTGCATCTTCACGTGATGGTCTACCTCTTTTTGGTTGCTGTATATTGCTCATATGTTATTTTTTCAAGATTTTTATAAATTTCTTCATCGCTATCAATTGCTACTCTATTTCTTTCCTTCATAATAACTTCTAAATTAACTTTATCAGAAAGAAGATCTTCGGTAATTATTGAAAAATAATTTTCTCCTTTATATATAAAGTTTACTCTATAAACTTTTTGAATCAATTGTGCTGTTTCCATTTTATTTTAATTTACATTCTTTAATATGTTTACATTCTCTAGTAAATGAACGATAGTATCCAGGACAAGTACATTTAAACTGATTACCTGTTTTTCTAACAAAATATTTACTTACACCATCAGATCCTAAAAATTCCCATTGTTCTTTTTCAACAATCACTTTATCTGATTTTGGTTTTATCCAAATAATATCAGTTAATTCAGTATTAAGATGAACGGGTTGCCAGTTAGGAATAATGTATTTTTGGTCTCTTATCTTAAGTAATTGAGGCGCTACTATTGATTCTACCTCATAGAAAAAACGTTTAACATGTGATGATGATATACCTTGTTTTTTAGGTTGTAAAGCTAAAGGACCTTCTGAATATATTATTTGGTTAACTTCACTACTAAACATGTCGTATTGTATTGTGCAATCGTATAAAGCCATATTATTTAGATAATTCTTGTGTTGAAAATACTTTTAAACCTTGTTTTGGATTATATATAAATCTAGAAATCGATTTACCATTTTCAAAAACCTCAGCCCAAAGCTCACCATCAATTCTTTTCTTAGAAGCACACTTATGTTTAAATGTACTTAAAACATACTTATTCAATTGTTTAACTTCATTTGCTGAATTAACAGTATAAAATTCAACTGAACCTTCGTAGTATTTAATTGTTGTTTGTGTCATAACCTTTATTTTTTTATTATACATCAATATACGACCATTGTTTCGCTTCGCCAAATTTCTCGTATGACGTCTACATGACGTTTACATCCACTTAATAATATGTTTATCTTTATCTAAGACCTTAACCACATTAAAATAAATATCCATATCATTCAATAGCGAAAATCCGGTAGAATGCATGTATATTTGAAATGTATGAGCAAATGTATTAAAATCTAAGTTTTGTTTTTGATTTTTATGAAGGTAAATTTCATAGAATAGGTCAAGGTAAAGCGCATTATCGCTTCTCATCCTAATATAATCTACTCTCATTTGTTCTTTATTTTGATATCTCATGTTCTACTTGTTCTATTATTTCTTTAGTTAATGTTTCTCCTGTTAATAAAGCAAACCGTAAAATATTGAAAGTCGGCTCTACTATAATTTGCGTAAGGATATTGTGTTTTACAGGAATCGCTGGATTAATAATTTCATTTACTCTAATTCCTATCTTACCGTTTGTATGTCTTTGAGAATTTCTTAATGAATATATCCTATCTTTCCAAGGGTACCAAACTCCGTTTTTAGCCCAAAATTCTAAAGTATCGGGTGAGTATGTGTCGTTTATACAAATTAAATCCATTTTATTTACTTTTTTTACCTAAATATTTAATATACGAAAATAAATATGAAACGCTATATTGGTTATAGTCAACTATATCCAAAAAAAGATTTAATCTATCAGCTAAATTCTTACCAGCTTCCCAAGCATCAAATTCTTCTCTCATTATATCTACCTTATATGCAACTCGTCTTCGATATTTATATATCTTATCAAGAGCAAATTCTTCACCCATTGATGAAAAATAATATTTCTGCTTATATAAACCCCAATCCTTCATCAATTCCCAATGACCCAATTCATGTAATAACAAATAATATTGATGGATTGAGTTAGTATTAATAATATTAATTTTATTAGGAGTATTTAATGTGCCCCGTTTAAAAGTTACCTCAGAAGATTTCGAGTTCAAATTTAATTTGAACCCGAAACTCTCAGCATACTTTTTTAATATTTCTAACTCAATTATCATTTTTAATCATTAAATGTTTCATAAGTATATTGAACCTGATCATTATAAAATGAAAAATACATTTTAAAATCTTTATCACAATCTCTATTTTTACTAAAATGCATTGAACGTTGTAAACCATCCTTTGATCTTTCGATGTGACACATTCCGTCAGTCATGTGTTTTAGTCTGTTCGAACCTGCAAAATCACCTTGCTTAGTTACTTGTTGTATGTTAAGGAATGTTGTGTTATAACCACCTTTATTTTCACCTTTTTTATTTTTATCTTGTATTTGTAAAAACCAATATTCAGCTGCGCTTTCAGTAGTACGATAAGCATCTTTATACATATCTATTACTTCAGCAATTGAATCAATACCAATAACATCATATCCCATATCAAATACATGTTCAATTGTTTCTTTTACACAATGTGAATAGTTTTTCAAAAACAACGTTTGAACACAATTAAATTTAGGTAAACGTTTACAATACTTATAGTGAGCTATTTCATCCATTTCACCACTAACAAATAAACATTTATAACCTTGTTGTGTTAAATTAGATAATATATCTAACACTATTGTTGATTTACCTGAACCTGGACCACCAGCAAAAACTAAATTAGTACCTGGCATTAAACCACCTTCAGTTGATAAAATAGTATCAACTTCACTATTTGTTTTCATTGGTATAAATAACGCATCATTGAATTTAAGTTCGTTTCCTCTAATTAATTTAATTGAATCTGCGTTAAATGAACTTTCGATTGGTAATTGTGTTTTTGAAGGACGACCTCTTCTTTTTTGTAATTGTTGCATAACCTTTATTTTTTTAATTTTAATAATACGTCAATATACGAACCCTGTTTCGCTTCGCCAAATTTATTGTATGACGTCGTTGTGACGCTTTCCAAATGTTTCATTATAATACATATCAGCAATTTTAGTTGGATCTTCACTTTCCCAATATCCAAAATTATAAGCATTTAATATCTGCTCCTTTTCCATTTGTTTGGCTTGTTCAATTAGTTGTTTATTAATAGTCAAGTCTTTAAATGCTGTTGGTAAATTACTTTCTAACCATTCTACTGCTGTTTGTGTCTTTTCCATTTTTTTATTTTTATTATACGTCAATATACGAAAGATCTGGCAATATGCCAAATCTCTCGCATGACTTAGTTATGACGCTTTGTTATGCGTACGAATGTGCTAATTGAAATAACTCTTTATTGATGCGTGTATCTTCATATACGTTACTAACACCACCTAATAATTTTTTATTCGCATCTTTAATACGATTAGATTGTGTTAAATTTTCTTGAATTCGATTAAACACTGTCCAAATATCATTACCTTTATCTTCGTCACGTACTACATTAAGTAATTGTGCTGCATTTACTTTATTACCTACACCAAAACGAATATTTGCTGCATCACTAGCTAAAGCCATCATTTGGCGAGGTGATAAATCTTTATGTTTTAATTTATCGAATTCATTAATTACACCTTGCGTACGAATACCTAAATCACAAAGGATTTCATTTAATGAATACAAACCTTTTTCAGTATGAGATACTTTAGCATTACTATAAGATGTATGAGCAATCGCTCCATTCGAACAAATCATACGATATACACCTAAATCCACTTCTAAAGGTTTAGAACCATCACAACTGTTTTGAATATTCATATTAGCAACTGCTTCGGTTTGACCTTTTTTATTACGAATCATAAAATCAGGGTGTTCCATTTTGATAAAGTGATTTTTAATTTTTCGTCCTTTATCTCTAATTTCATTTGCTCCTTTTATATACCATCCTTGTCGTTGAAACTCTCTGATAGCATCTAAAGATTCGATTTGAAATGGTTTTGATTTAATTAATTGATTATTTCGCCAATCTTTGTTAAGAGAGGGAATAAACGCTACTAACTTATCAATGTTATTATTTAACGGGATAAGATTTAAGTTATTTCGTATCATATTTTATTTTGTTTTAAGTGAATAAATTGCTTCCCATTCTTCAATTCCATATTTTTGATTTTTATTATCGTAAGTATATTTTACACCTAACTCACGTACATTTTGTAATTTGTAAAATTCAACTACTTCATCTAATGAATCAAATTGTTTACCTGGATTAGACCATGTTACTTTTGCATGAGCATGAGATGGGGTTAATTTATAACCTTGCCATGTTCCATCTAAATTAAGGATTCTATTAACTAATACTTTCATAATTTTTATTTTGTTTTAAGTGAATAAATTGGTTTAACATTACCTTTTGAATCGATTGTGTACGATATAGGTTGTTTTAGATTGTTCGCTTTATTATAGCGACCTTTTTTTGTTGATTTACCTGATGAACAGCTCATAATTTTTATTTTTGATTATACATCAATATACGAAAGATTTGATATAAAACCAAACCTTTCATATTACACTTAAATTACGTTAATTATTTAATCTTCGATATTATATTTTTCTTTCATTCGTTCGTAAAATTCTGGAGTTTCGGGAGCATATTTTTTGAGTAATTCTAGATAATATTGATGTTTATATTTTTCATCATCAATTGTTTCATACTTAATTAAATCTCTTAATTTAGCAGCCATTTCATAATGTTCTGTTTCAATACACCACTCTAAACGCTTCTGCATTATATCAACTAAACCACTTTGTGTCATAATATTATCTTTTTGCTTTAGCAGGACGACCTCTTTTACCACCTGATTTCTTTGCTTTTGCTTCTAATTCTGCTTGACGAATTAATTTTTCTGCATCACTAAGTGATGGTCTACCACGTTTACCACCTTTACTAACTTTAGGTGTTTTAGGTGTTAAAGATGCAGGACGACCTCTTTTATTACCTGTAGAAACGTATGCTACTTTTTCTTTTACCATTAAACCAAGTGATGGACGACCTCTTTTACGTTTAACACCATCCTTTACAGTTTCATTTTTAGCAGCAACGTTATCTTCTTTTTCAAAGAATTTAGTCATTTTTAGCTCAAAAGGATGAACGATTACTTGATCTAAATCAAAGTTTCTTATTTCACCTGATGGACCGTAAACTTCAAAACCACCGTTTTTAAATTGACTATTTTCACCAGGTTCGTATTTTCTTTTTAAAGTAAATACTGTGGTATACTCATTTTCGAAAAATGGTGAAGGTAAAACTCTACAACCAATTGAAAAATTTCTAAATTTACCATCTACATCTTTATAGATTTTAAATGGTCCTACTGCTGTTTCTCTTGTGCTTAAATACATAACCTTTATTTTTTATTTTTTATTATACATCAATATACGAACGGTGTTTCGCTTCGCCAAATCTACTACATGACGCAGTTATGACGCTCTGTTAAAATTCTCCTAAACTTAATCCATTCCAAAGTTCATCTAATTTTTCATCCGAAATCCTAACATTAGTATCTGGATATTCTGATATTAATATCCTAACAAGTCTCATTCTTTTATAAGCCATTTCCGGATTAGTAGAAATTTCTAATTCCATATCTTCTAAGTGGCTAAGAATTATTAAACTAACTTTTGTTGTGAACATATTTTCCATTTTTTACGTTTTTTATTATGCGTCAATATACGACCAAAATCCGGAAATGCCAAATCTTTCGCATGACGCTTACATGACGCCTCATAAGACGACGTAATAACTACAATCTGTAGTATGGGACTACACTTCTGAGTGGTGTATATTATAGTTGATTTGTATCCAACATTTCGCCCATATTAAGTTTAGACCTAACATGATAGAAGGATATAGATTATATTTTGGGTTTTTTCTACCTATATGAAGACACATATCTTTTCTGTAGAATATACCAAGTTCCTTTGTTTTATATTCATGTATCGTAGTATATAAGTTTTCTGGTGAGTCCCATTTGTGGCGGAACACTCCCATTACATTTATATTTCCTAACTTGAATTCTGCTATTTTTCCTGCCATATCGTATTATTTATTATAATTATCGCAAATTTCATCAGTACTTACATTGCCCCACTTTCTATTATATCTTTGATATCCAATACCATCTCTATGAACTTCTTGTAAAAATTCTTTTTCTACGTCAAGTAATTGATTAAGCTTTTGATTAATTTCTTGGATATTACTATCCGTTAATGTTTTTACCGCGTTTGATTCAGTTGCGAACCAATCCATAAATGTTTTTATTGCTGTTTTTTTCATGATAATAATGCTCCTATTAATGCTAACAAACTAACAAATACTAATACACAAATAAGTATACCGAGAGTAATTACTATAGGAATCCAAAGAGGGGATAAAACCCACCACCACGACCAAGTAGCTACTATTCCAACTCCAGTTAGTTTAAGGACCAAAAATATTAAGAATAGGACGGTCCCAAGTCCAAATCCGGTTGATGTTGTTTTTTCGTTTTTCATTTTATTTGTTTTTAGCGTTGGGAACAGGACTTGCACCTGCATTAGTTTTTTCATTTCTTAATATCTAAAGTGATACCGTACTTGAAATTCAGTCCCTATAACTGGATGTATTTGCGTCTACTATTCCGCCACCCCAACTTTATTTAATTGAATTTGAGTGTGGAGTTCTAAATTATCCCTTTCAATTTCCGATAATGGTTCAATTAAACAATATTATTATGTAAAAATCCATATAACACCTTTTAATAATAGTAATAATAGCACTATTAAAGTAATAACACCAAAAACTAAACCCCAATATTTACTTATCATATTTTAATTGTTTTTGATTGTTTTTAACTTTAATTATTAATCTTTACCAAATATCTCGTCAAATAGCTCATTTTGTGGAGTAGTACAAGCATTTCTCATTTCTTTGTAGAATTGTTCATCTACTAAGATATTTTGGTTTAAGACTATGTCTTTAGCCCATTTTTCAGCTAATGGCTCTTTCCAATTATTACAAGCTATTTTGAGTATATTTTGGGCATTAAATGGAGTTAATGTAAATGGAAATCTTGTTTTTTCTTCTAATTCCCAAGCAAAATCCCAATAACCTACATTCATTTCATTTTCTGCTTCTTCAAGTGTTTCTACACCATTCCAAGCTAGATATTTACCATTTTTCTCCATAAAAACTACTCTTTTTTTAGCAGTTTTAATCTTATTCACATTACTAACCAACATAACTCTAGGATATGTTTTTTCTTGTACTAATAGTTTAGCTTCTTCTAGGGTAAGTAAGGTGAAGTCAGTAGAAAAAGAAGAAGAAGAAAAATCACCATTGCTTTTAACCCCATAATATCTATGAGTATTACCCTCTAATCTAGTATTATAACCACAAAATGCACCAGTATCAAATCCTTGAGATTTATAAAAGTCTACAATTTCTATACCATGAGCATCAGTTAATGATTCAATTCTTGTGTTTAATAGTTTCTTATTCATTTTTATTATTTTAAATTATTACATAAATGGTTTAAGTGCTCTATCAAAAATACTACCTAAATTCCTTTCTACATTTTGTGTAGTATCCATTTCCACTACTTCACTTAGAGTAAAGTCTATGGTCTGCGTCCCGAATTCAGCAAATGAATGTCTTGTAGTAACTCTTGTTCCTACTACCTCTACCAATTCTAACCATCTGTCATTCAAAAGTCTGAAATTTGATTTTGTTCTTACTTTTACTTTCATGATTTATTTAATTAAAGTTGGTAAAGAATTTTTCTATTTTTTCAATACATTGCCATTTTGTAGGTATTCCTATCTGCCACTCTTCTTCATCATCCCATATGTTCCAATAACCATATTTCTCACCCATACAAAATACGATGTGTAATCCACTTTTAATGTGGATGTAATGCCCCTTTCTAATCTTAGTTGTTTCACTCATTTTTACGTTTTTTATTATACATCAATATACGAACGAAATTTGGAGATGCCAAGTATTTTATATGACACTTACATGACGCTTTATATAAGTATATATGTTTATCGACGTGAAAGGGGTTATAAAAAGAAGGGGTTGTGGGGTTGTGAAAATGCCGTGAAATGGTATTTTGGAAATTATAGATTACATATGTTGTATATATATGGATATATGAGATCGATGTGGAGAGATCGTATGCGATGGGTTTGGACATGTAAGCACCTTTTCCGTCGCCCGCCGTATCGATGGATAACGGCGCACGTGGGAGCATATAACGTACCTGGGCGACCGTACGATACGCCCACCCAAGTACCTCATACGTTCTAAGTACGTAGTCCTATCCTACTAAGTACGTTGTCCTATCCTACCACGATACTACGAATTCAAAATCGTAATCTACCATCTCTGGTTTATCACTATTCTTCATTCTACGTCTTGATATATTGTACATTTCATTGGCAATAATATCATTAACGTTTCTTCGGCCTGACATCACATTTGAAATGTGTGATGTTGAATAACCGGTTGCCTCAGCAATACGAGTAACATCTCCACTACGTTTACGTGCTGTGTAAAATGCTTGTTTCGCACTTCGGTTTAAGTAATTTGCTCTTACTTTCATTATATAATTAATTAATTGATGACATTAAAAGGGAGAGGCAAGGGACCAACGTTTGGCCCCGGCCTATCCCGTGTTGCTCCTCACTCCGTCTAACAACCCTACCTCCGGCGCTGCGCAATGAGCGAAATGGTAAGTAACAACTACGGTGCGGAAGACTTCATAAGTTGTTTTTTAAAAAGCGGCATGTAGGCGGACGCTTCCATCCCAATACAGCCGGTCGGGGTCCATTTAATGGCAGGACCCTATTACCAATAATAAAAAATAACACAACAATTGTAGTCAGGACAGGACTTGAACCTGTGATAGTATCCATCAGCACATTGATAAAGCAGATACTCCGTTGTACTTCTGTCAGAAAGTTTTTACGTCAATGTTTCGGTGCGTGTTCCAACTCGCCACCTGACTATATATTTTATTACTAAAAATAACACAACAATTGTAGTCAGGACAGGATTTGAACCTGTATACTACGAGGATCACCTCGTTTTACATTCCTTGTACAGAGGAACAACGTCTACCAATTGCGCCACCTGACTATATATTTTATTACTGAGCATTAATGTACTATGTTGGGACTTAACCTCACTTCTTCCATATATTTACTTCTTTATCTCTCAGCAATACTATGCTTCTAATTCAGCAATATCATCTTCATTTGGAACGAACTCATCCACAATGATATCTTCAATTTCTAATTCACCGTCTTGAGCTACGTCCTCAAATCCTTTACCAGCTGCTTGTACTATATAAGGAGAACGGATATAAGTAACTGGTTTACCTGTTGGATGAGAAACGGTCTTATGGTTTACACCCTCACTCAACACAACTGTTGGTTCCGTTTTTACCTCGCTTGATTTCGCTTTTTTCGCCTTAGGTTCTTTAGGTACCTTAACCTTAGGTGTTTTAACAATTACCGGGGCATTTGGATCCACTACTTTAGCTGGTCTACCTCTTTTAACTACTATACCATTTGCTTTTAACTCAGCAAATTTATTTAATCTCATTTGACGGGCACTATCAGATTTAACTGGTCTACCTCTACGTTCTGAACCTGCTCTTACTGCTTCACCCATTTTTTTACTTTCTTTAAACATAACCTTTATTTTTATTTAATTTTTAATTATACATCAATATACAAACCATTTTTACAACTGCCAACCCTTCGGTATGACTTAGTTATGACACTTATAAAATAATTTCTTTATATCCTACTCTCCAGATATTACCACTACTATCCTCTACAGTAACTGTTTTAGGATTAATTCGGATAATCTCACCTGAATATTTCCATGTTTCATAACTACGGCCATCATGGAATTGTTTACTCCATTCAACCACTTCACCAATTTCGAATTTATGAATGTCTTGTATTTTTGGTACTACTGCTTTTTTAATTAATGTTGCCATGTTTTTATTTTTTTATTATACATCAATATACGAACACTGTTCCGCTTCGCCAAATTTTTCATATGACTTAGATGTGACTACTTATTTAATAAGGTTAATTTCTGTTCTAACTGCATTCCAAAATTCATCATGGAGTTCCTCAGATAAATCCATCATATTGTTCTTTGGGTTATTTAACATTTCATCAACTGTTATTAAAGCACATTTTACTGCTAACCTTGTATTGAACCAATTATAATTAGGTTCTTGTAACCTCATGAATTTTAATACTAATTCTCCTGCTTTTGTTTTTGCGTTTATCATTTTCTTAATTTTTTATTATACATCAATATACGAACACTATTCCGCTTCGCCAAATTTTTTATATTACGCAACCATGACGTTTGGTGTAAACGCTTTATCGGCCCATGTTTTGGCGTCCATAATTTCCCAAATATGATAATCACACATATCAGGGAATGATGTTCTCATAATTCCAACTGTTAAAACATCTAAAAATCCTTTATCAATTGAATACCATTTACCACCTTTGGTAGTATAAACATCAAACCAATTCCCACCTTCAGATTTCACCTGAACGTTTATTAGGTTATTATGGCCCCATCTTGAAATAACATCATATGGTATTGTATTATAATCACCTATTGATACGAATCCTGCTCTACATTTGAATGCGGCTCTGAATTCATATTTTTTGGTAGTGTCTTTAATGTGGTTAGATACATTTACTGTAATATATTTACCTTTTACTTTGGTACGGAATGAACCATAAAACACATCACTTTGGATATCACTGTTTAATACTTGGATTAATTGATTTTTCATATTTTTTATTTTAATTTTTATTATACATCAATATACGAACAGTGTTTCGATTTGCCAACTCTCTGATATGACTATATTATTACATTTCTGGTGCGGATGGTAATTCCATCCAATGTGTAACACAACAATAACAATCCTCTCCTTCAGCATATTCCCAATAGTATTGGTCACCATTTTTACGAGATCTTTTTTCAATACATTTTACAATAACTATCTTCTTCGAATCAGTATAACCAAGCACTAATTTTTCGAATTCGGGAGCCAATTTGTTTGTTTCAATCCATTTCATATTTGTTATTTTTTATTTCTTAATATTATATATTTTATCCCATAAACTAGTATCAAATTCTTCATTACATTCAGTATAATCTCTCCATTTTCCATTTTTAAAACATATATCATTATCATGAAGCTCCATTAATGTACAATTATAATCATGGTTCCAAGAATATTTAAAACGAATCTCTTCCTCTCCATCTACCAAATAACTCCCTTGATAAACACCACTCTTACATTTTTTATGTCTATAATATCTTTTTCCAGGTATTAATCCTAATAAATCATCGATTTTCTTTTCACCTTCCTCATATTCAAATAATTCAAAAATAACCATTCCTCTACCTCTACCTTTACCTGGTTTCTCAACATATCCTTCTGCTAAATTAAGAATTGGATCATTTTCTTGTAGATATTTTATTCCTCCTAATTTATCCATTTTTTCTTTGTCATCAAAATCAAATCCACACCATTTAAATATTATTCTAAGAGCATCATCTCCTTCAACTAAATAACATGGATTATTAGGATTATCATGTTTAATAAAATACCATTTTTCAGATTTAATATCACTTACATCTACTAATTTTAGTTTCTTTTTAATTTTACTCATAATTTGTTATTTTTAATTATACATCAATATACGAACGGTGTTTCGCCTAGCCAACCATTTCATATGACTCAGTTATGACGTAGTCAAAGGTAGCCGTTCATGGATATGAACAGCGTGTATATGTAGAGTGTTAGCAATATGTGTATCAATAACACAGGCAGTAAGATAGCATATAAATTTTATTGCGTCAACGGGCAATGGTCCGTAATATGGTTTACATGGTGGTAGGGTATTAATCCTAATGTTTTGGGTTAGGTACTTTTCGCATCGCGTTACATCACACCTAATGGTTTTGGTAAGACCATCTACTTTAATTTATTGTAGCATATTGCGATTTTGATGCATTTGTTGTGAAGGTGAGGTTCGTATCATTCATATACACACTGAGGTGGGATCTACTACTCACTACGCCGTAGCCAACACTTATGTCTCGCGTCGTAATTGCTGCCGATACATATGTTAGGAGGATAGTAAAGTCGATTTTTTTGCAAAATATTTTCAGATGTTATAGTGCGTTAGTTATTCGTGTGCTATAAACAGAGGTTTAGGGCGCCCGAAACGTTTTTTTAGGGTTATCGACGGAGAGGGTGCGAGCGCGCGAAAAATTGGTTACCTTCCTCCATCTCTCCACGGTCCCCATCCCGCATACAGGTAACATACACCCTTTCCTCACCGCATTTACCTGCTCTTATCCAACGATCTACTTCCACACACCATAATTCTTATTCCCTATCATTACCGCCGTTAAAGCGTTTATACAGCGTTGAATTGGGCCCTATATTATGTGTCTAAGCACAACCCTGTAATATTACAATTAACCAAAGAGATACATACAAACCAAACCATAGAGCCACAGCAAACAGGATACCTCCTACGACAACCTTTAAAGCTGTGGTTTCTAACCCATCAAATTCCTTTTTAAAACTCATGATCTCAGACTTTGCTGTACTATACATTTGTGTAATTTTTCTCATATTTTTATTTGTTTCTTGTGGTGATAAATGCTTTTAAAGTTTTGCCATCATCTTGATAAGACAATACCACTTTGCAATTGTAATTTGTGTATACTCTGCCTTCCTCATCACAACTAACAACTTCAAATCTTGTTACATCATGTGCTTTATTTTGGTGCTCCTGCTCACATTCATTCCAAACTTGTAACAATGCTTGTTGAACACTTACACTATCAGGATAAGTAGTTGCCATTTGTATTTCTTTGATTCTATCTGCTGTCATTTTACGGTTTTAAATGATTAATATTCTATTACTTCGGCTATGTAATCCAACTCATCAGAACTATATCTTGCAAAAACACCATTTTGTTCAAATGTATAATAGCTAGCATAATAACATTTTTTAACGAATTTGCCCCGAAAATCTATTGAATGTGGTGTGTTGGCAAAAACTATATTCACCGTTTTAGATAGATCCATGTCACCAGTACCTCCAACACATTGTCCCTTTTTATTTTTATGTAATTTAACAATAGATCCCGTCTTTAATTTATCATACTCTATTACCACTGCTACTTTACCAAATACCTCTTCCAACACAGGTAATTGACTTTCGGTTGCTGCTTTAAACATACATTTAATTTCTTCAGGAAAAAACGTTATGTTTTGATCTTCATCTATTCTAGATAGATAAGATGAGATGGTTGCTTTCCATCTTGGACATGCTATTTCATGTATTTTTAAAACCTCGGTTACTTTTACTGTTAATTTTTGTGTCATTTGTGTTTTATTTTTCATTTTTTACTATTTCAATTAATTTTTTAAGACAAGCAAGTTCTGCTTCTTCGTAGGTATTAGACTCATGGTGCCTAAAGTCTTTATCAACCAAACTATCGTATGTTTCCATTGATTTATCTGATGCGATATCATCTTCATCCCCTAATTCATCATCAGTAGGTAAAACTAAACTGAAAACATCGTAATCAAAATTCAATCCACCTTTATACTTACTCCAACTTATTTCGTGTACTAAATCATACTTATCCCTAAACCATTTGAAACATTGAGAGAATGTTGGTGCAGTTGGATAAAATTTAAACTCTGAATTATTATTGCAACTTCTTATATTAGCAAAAAATTGAAACTCGTTGTTAAGATGGTATCCAAAACAAGGTTCATTAAACCCTAATTCTTTAAGTTCTAATGCTTGTTCGTATGGAATAAATTCTTTATCCATGTTATTTCTTTTTAACTATTTCTATTAATTTTTTAAGGCATTCAAGTTCTGCTTCTTTGTAGGTTTCAAACTCAGTAAATAGTCTATTACTTTCTTTGGTGTCTTTCATGTCATTAATTGTATAACAATAAAACCCACCTGTGAAGTAATGAGGTGTTCCTGATAACTTATACTTCTCTCTAAAAAATTTAAATGCTTGTTGGTATAGTGGTGCTTGTATTATGTTTTCAGATGTAGATTTAGTTGATTTATCTATAATAAGCATTTCTTCGTCTGCAAACCACCAACCAAAGCAAGGTTCATCAAATCCTAATTCTTTAAGTACTAGTGCTTGTTCGTATGGAATAAATTCTTTGTTCATAATTTTATTTCTTTTTAAATTGATTAAACCATTGTTCAATTAAACCTGTTTTTTCACCTTTAACCATTGATGTTAGAAACTTATCTAAAATATCTAATACTTCTTCCTCACTATACATTCTTTCTTGTGCTAATTGATAGCCATTAATAAAATCATTTGCTGCACCAACATAACCATAAGGTATTGGAAATTTTATATTATCATATCTAGCTGCTCGTTCTTCAAGTGTTTCTTGTTTAGTTCTTTTTCCATTCACCCAATCAGTAAGAGATTCTTCTGTTTCCTTAGATAGTGCTTTATCAAGTTTTGATTCTAATAATGATAAGTTTAGTTTAGGTTCTTCTTTAGGGATGATGATTTTGTGTCTATTAAAAAATTCTCTTTGATGAAATTCATCAAATCTAAAAACTCTATCTGTTACTACCTGCACTTCCTCACAACTACTATTCTTAACGAACCATTCTAAGAACTCATCATCAATACTTTGTATACCATCTAATGATTGGTCTGTTGTTACGATGATTTTTTTCATTAAGAGGTTATTATTTACTTCCATTGGATTAACTTTTTGTTTTAATACAGGTTCAAAACCCTCTATGTTACAATAAACCCAGTCACCTACTTTAATTTCTTCATCAGAAGTGATGTAGATATTTTTGTAAGAGTCTCCCATTTCTTTCATTGGTGAGTAGTGTTCGCTTTTAAATAAGTGTCCACCTCCATTTGTGGAGTATGCTAATGGAGAATATTTGTCCGTACTTATTAAGTGTAAATTTTTCATTTTATTTGAAAATAATTTTAGAAATAGTACCATCTAAATAATGAATAAAACATTCTTCTCTAAATAAAGTCTTTGTCACGTCCTCTAAAGGAGTACCATATATTGAAGGAATATCAGAACCATCACTTTCATCTGCTCTGTACCATCTATCACCACAACAATCACAATCCATATCATTTTCACATCCATCAAAATAAAGTCCTATATCTTCTGCTCTCGCATTTGCATGGTTTGCATTCAATGCTTCAATAATCACATATTCACAAATTCCATCTGTTTCAGAATTTTCAAACGAACCACCAGTATTGTTTTGTGAATATTCGTAGAATTTTGTATTTACTGTACGTTTCATATTTTTACGTTTTTATTTATACATCAATATACGACCGATTTGCATGAAGGCCAACCGCTTTATATGACGTTTATATGACTCATTATGATGGGCCTGATTTCTCAGGCCCATTCATGATTTAACGTATGTATTATTTTTTTACTACCTTGAATAGTGCCTTCTCAATATTATATCCATTATTGATGAAGTGTTTTAGACTATCTACATTGCAGTGAGCGTAGATGATTTTGGTGGAATCTTTGATTTTTGAATCTCTATAGTTCCATAATAGTTTGTATATTCCTTTTTCTCTATGTTCCTCTTTAACATAGGCATGACACAAGTAAATGACAGCAGGATGCTCAACATAAGATACTACTCCTACTAAATCATCTTTGATGAAACAACCAAAGTAGGTAGCATATTCATCTAATAGATCGGGTTTTAGTTCCTCAAATTCTTTCTTAACTTCTTGGTATGTTATTTTTTTAATTTCCATATCATACGTTTAATGTTTTAAGACTTAGTTCTGAATTATTAGGAAAGAAGGTCTTGTTACTCTTCATTTTTAATTTGATAGTGGTGCTTTAATTGTTGGATGTGATTGATAATCACCTAATTGTATGTCTTCTTCTAATAAGCATCTACAAAAGTCATCATTTTTAAATGATTCAAAAATAGCCGCTGCATCTAAAGGTCCTTCACCACACTCACCACCTTCATAACGCCAAAACTCTGTGTTGATGTTCAATTTAGGTAATCCATATGGTTCTCTACCAATTTGTTCTTTAGCTTGTTCAACATGATTTGAATATAAATGTACATCACCTAAATTTCCAATAAGCTCATCTGGAACCATATTAACTGCCTTGGCGATTATTTCAAGTAGCAATCCATAAGATGCTATGTTGAATGGTAAACCTAAGAATGTATCTACTGAACGTTGATTCCACATTAATGAGATTGCTCTGGTTGATATTCTTACTGCCTTTGCTGCTTCTTCAACGCTATTACCCGTCAGTCGAGCAAACTCTTTTAAGTCGTCCCATGCGTTAGGTGTTGTAGGATGACATCTAGCTCTCTGTTCATCATCACTCAACTCTCTTGTATAAACTTGAAATCCATAATGACAAGGCGGTAGAGTCATTTGACTTAATTCACCTACATTCCAAGCATTAACCATTAATCGTCTTGAATCAGGATTTGTTTTAAGGTCGTTGATTAGGATTGATATTTGGTCAACAACCGTTTGGTCAGCTTCATCATAGATGTTCTCATATGAACCATCGGTTGATAGATACATTTTCTTTTTAGTCCATCTTCTCCATTGCTTACCGTAGATTGGTCCTAAATCACCCCACTGTCTAGCAAACTCATCATCTGTTTTGATTTTGTTAATGAATTCTTCTTGTGATAGTAACTCACCACCATCATTGATATAGTCATCTGGAGGTAGTGTAATCTCACCATCTATACTTTCATAAGTTTTTGTAAACTTTTTATAAGCATCACCATCCCAAATATGACAATCGTTATCAACCAAATACTTGATATTTGTATCACCACGTAAGAACCATATCAACTCAGTTACGATTTGTTTCCAAGCCATCTTTTTAGTTGTGAGTAAAGGAAACCCATCACTCATTTTATGACGTATTTGTCTTCCAAATACTGATAGCACTTCTCCATTTCTGGTTTGTTTCTTTACTCCATTATCTAAGATGTCTTGAAGTAGGTCTGTGTATTGTTTATCTAGTTTATTCATTTTATTCTATTGTTAAATTATCTTCTCGTAACATCTCTCTAATAATATCTCTTAGTTTATCACACGCATCTTGCTCTGCTTCAGTTGCTTCTCCGGTACCTTCAATAGCAGCTCCATATTTACATACGCTACGTAATTTCTGATCTAGTTCATAAATAAGATTTTTATACTTATATCCATCTAATGCAGCTCTGAGTTCTTCTGCTTCTTCAACTGGATCAAATTCAATAATTACCTTTGCCATATCTTTTGTTTATACTAATTTAAAAAGTTCGTAAGTACTATTAAGTGTTTTAAACTTAATGTAATGTTCCTTTTCCTCCAAAATCTCAGTTATTTGTGTGGTTTGCCAAGTAAAATATATATTAAATGGTGACATAAGTAATGATCTACCTACCGCAATTTCCTTATATCGAGCCTTAAATGCTCCATCTTCATCCCATTCTATCCACGTTATATCCTTAGATTGCTTAGTTAAACCATCCTTCTCACGAACTAGTGTCCAATTGCAAGTATCTTCTTTTGACATACATATCGATATGCGATTTTTGTTTTGATTTTCCAACTCATCCATGTAGGTGTTAGTTGAAAAATTTGAGACATCTTCATCAGTAAGCCAATGGGTCTCAACCTCACCTATTTCAGCCTTCCCCTCCAAGTCATCCACTTCATTTGGAATATCATGAGCATGTTTTAATTCGGCTTCATAAAACATTTGAATATCAACTTCAATTGGTCCATACTCTCCATCAGAACAATCAAATACAATTTTATTATCTACAAACTTTATGTATGCGTTTCTTGACCACTTAGAGTCGCCTTGGTATATTAGTGTTTCTTTTGCCATAATTTTATTTTTAATGTCTGTCTGCTGTTTTATTGCTGTTAAGGTAAGCAACTATGTTTGAATAGGAAAATATCGAATACACCCCATATTTTTGATAAAACGAATCAATTCCAACATCAAGTGACTTGTATTTATGTATTTGATATAAAATATCACTTTCAAATGCGTGAGTGTGTCCATGCAAACTAATGCTACCCTCATCTTGATAATTCCAATGCATCATAGGATAATGACTGCAGCAAAATATTTGTTTATCAACTGCTAATTCACAATAATCACCATGATATAGTAATCGGTTAGAACATTCTCCAGTAACTTCGTTGAATCTGTTTCTGTTACAATGGTTACCATATAACATAATTAAGTTACATTGTAATTTAGAGATGAATGAGTTATAATTTTTGTCTATCATTAAAGTATCTCCTAAAAGCACTAATAATGAATCAGCATCACACAATCGATTAATCTCATCTATAACATAATCATTCATTACTTCAACATTCTCAAAATTCCTACCGAATGTGATAACTCGCTCATGATTTATGTGCAGGTCCGAAGAGAAGAATACATCAGAAAATTCTCCTATACTTTTACCAAAAAGTTTTACCTTTTTCATTGTGATTTTTTAATTTATTGTAATTGTTATACATACTATCTAATACTTTAAATGGAATCCACTTACCTTGAATAAGATACCTAACTACATTTCTATAATATGCTTTCCATAGTGGAATATCAAACCAAACGTATTCAATTTCGAAGTCTTTACCTAAGCATTCTTTAATTTTATTAATATAACCTGATTTACTGTTTGTGTTATCAACAATAAAACTTTTTGTAAACAAAGGTAATCTTTTATAAAAACAATCCCAAACCATTTTTTCCTGTTCGGGATCGTAATTAGTTCCAAATTCTTTTCTTATCTCATCACATGATATGATAGGCAATCCTTGTTTTTTAGCCCAAGTTGATTTTCCGCTTGTGGGCATTCCAATTAAAATATAGCATTTAGGCATTGTCTTCAATATTTGTTTCTTCTGAATCTAGTTGTTTTGTTTCCCATTCCAAGAATCTAGCACTTTTTAATTTATATGCTTCATATTCGTATAGCTTTTCTACTCTAACGATAATACCTTCTTCTGGTACTTTATTGGTACACATCGAGCAATCTTTTTCGTTGTATTGTTTTTCTAAATATCTTAAAAGACCTTCTCTCCAAGATTGTAAATCTATTATCATATCATTATAATAATGTCTAGCTTTTCCATAATAAAAGAATGTATCGCTATACAACAAATCATACTTTTTACAAAATTCCTCAATTTGTTTATCTGTGAATTCAAACACATCACCATTTTCGTTAGTAAAAGTTATTCTGTAAATATAGGTATTATGTTCATTTGGTTTACACCCATAATCATAACCCTTTTGAATTTCACCACCATTTGGTAAAAATCCAACAATTTCACCATATAAAGTAATTCCTTTAGGTATTTTGTCTTTAATTTCCTCTTTAACAATTCCCCAAATATCTTCCTCATAATATGAAGTGGCACCTCTAGTTTCATACTGGTTTTTAACAACTCTTCTTGAAGAATATATGATATCGTACTCAGTAGATGAAACGTTGATTCCCAGTTTTTTAATTAGTTTTTCATACCATGTTAGCTTCCTATTACACAAAACATTTCCAACTACAAATGAAGTACCATGTTTCTTATAATGTATACTAATGATATCGTCTGGATATATTTTATCAATATTTTTCCTCAAGTTAGAAGTATCGTTGTGTAATCTAAACTGATTTTCTACTAATCTAGATATTCTAGAAACTGGTTGTTTTCCTTTATTTGGTTGAGTACCTTTAGATTGTGTAACAGGAACATATTTTCTACAAATAGAAATATTGTTATGTCCTATCATAACACTATCAAACTCTTGACCAATATAGTCATACATTGTTGTGAGATCAAGTTTCAACCAATTTTCAAATATGGATGATTTTAAAACAAACCCTTGAGATTTTTCTCCCCTTAATGAAATGGCTCTAACTCTAGCATGTTTATTGAAAAATCCTTTATATTCAGGGTTATTGTTTTTAGTTGTGTCCTCAAATCCATCAATATAACTGATTAAATCCTTGTTTATAGTACACTCTACAGGAAAGTAGACTACTACATCACCATCCTTATAGTCGAGATTGGTGATAACGTTTTGGAAATCTATATTCCAACACATTAATTTGTCTGCATTACTGTGTTTCTTACCATTACTTAGTTGAACTATTTTAGCTCTATAGTTTGGGTTCTCTGATTGATTATTTAACATTGTTATTTTTTAATTTTTAAAAGGTTTACATCAACCCCAAATTTAGTTGCTATCTCATCCATAGTTAATTCTACATTTTCTTTTCTAGGTAATAATATTCTAACATCCAAAACTACACCATTACTGGTTTCGAAATAAACACAGAGACCCTTAGAATCATATTCTCTACTTTCCCAATATCCACTACTGGATTCCCAATGTGTTTCATTATTTTTGGAATCATATTCATATTTGTACCATAACCCAACACTGTTTTCCCAATAAATTTTATTACCTTTAGAATCCCTAATTACAAATGGGAATTCTTTTACTTTTAATTGCTGTGCAATTGTTTCTTGATTTTTCATTTTAATTGTTATTGTTATTTTGTTATTTCTATTTCTCTGAGTTGGGCAATGGTAACTATATCCCAACCTACAGCATTCCAACTTTTATATTTACCTCCATGAGATTCATATTCCTGTAAAATATCTCCTGATGATATTTGTTCTTCTGCTACTATTTGCTCACATTGTTGTAATGCCCTTTCTTTATCAAAATACGTAGCAACTAAATCATAGACTTGAAATCCATGTTTATTTTCTTCTCCTCTAAATACTTGATATGCTTTCATATTTCTACGTTTTTATTATTCATCAATATACGAATAAAATATGGAATTACCAAATTTTTCGCATGACATTTACATGACGCCTTATTTATTTAATATCTTGTAGATTTTGTTCATGTACGAATCGTCTTCAGCATACATTGAACCTAACAACTGAATGTATTCTTCCTGCGAATTAATGCCTCTAGTGTTGGATAATTGCCATAAACTATAGTCAATTAGACACGATTCCCACCTATCATAATAAGCGTGACCAAGGTTGGTCCCTAAAGCAGTAGTTGGTCTTAACTTAGCTTCTTTTAAGCCTAAAAAGTTATGGTTTTCCAAGTAAATATGAGATTTACCTTCATTAGACTCAATTTTGTATTGGGCTACAATAACGTCTTCATACTTTAAATTTAGCTTTTTAATTTCGTTTCTTAGGTTCTTTTCGTTTAACACCTCTTGATTAGGTCTTATTATAACGGGTACCTTTTCTATGAAATCATTCACTTTGATGGCTCCGCTGAATCCTAAGGAACTACCTACAAGTAGTATAATCAATAGTGCCCATACATAATTCAGTATAGACACCTTTTTCATTGTTAATTCTTGTTTTGAATAATAATATATCATAACTTGTTTATTTTAATTTGTTAAATTTATATATTCTATTTTAGAAGATCTAGGTTTCCCATATTTAAAATCGTGTTTATTAATAGCACCAAGTGCTAAGTCTTTATTGTAGTATCCACCACCTAACCATGAAATTTCCCCTGTAGTATCTAAATTGCTCCAAAATAAAAGTCCTTTTACCTGTGGCGTATAAGTTTCTTTTTGTTTGTTATAGTAATCTATTTTAATTCTGTACATCATATGTTGTGTATTAGTTTAGCTGTGTTATCGATAATTTCAAATTCTACTTCGGGATCATCATTAACTCTTGCTTCAAAATTATCAAACATTTCGGATAATAATTTAAACTTTTCTACATCTTCTGGATGTAGTGGTAATGAGTTTTGATTTTTCTTTACAATGTTTTCTCCAAGAATCTCATCATAGATTACTATCCAACCTGCTTTTGTTTTTTTAAGTGTTCCTTTAGTCATTGAAGTATTTATTAAAAATTTTATTTACAATCCATTTACTTAATTCCCATGCAATTATTACTATTAGTACTTTCATTTGTTAATTTTTTAAATATGTTCATAAGCACCATCAGGTCCAATTTGAAAGTCATCTGAAACATATGGTGTTGTTATTTCTAAAATATTTCCGTTACTACTCAATCTACCAAACTTTCCATCAGTAACCACACTTCCATTACTAAAAATGGTCTTGTAATTTGAAAGCTTCACAGTACCTGCATTAATGATGTCTTCACAATTGTGGATGTGACCAAATAAACACAATGTAGGTTGTACCTTAATTACTCTTTTCATCAAAGCACTACAACCACATCTTTCAAACATACCATCTATACTATACGAAAAGTCGAGTATTCCTTTAGGTGGTCCGTGTGTTATAATAACATCAGTGTCGTCAGGAATGTGCTCCCATACTCTACTAATCTTATCTCTTGCTTTCATAAAACACCAATGACCAAAAGTAGGTGTATATGGCGAACCCCATATTTTTATACCTTCAATTATAACGTAATCATTCTCAAGATACACTATACCTAAATCATCAAAGGTTTGCTTATCAACCAATCCTTTCTCAATGCTTGAATCATGATTACCAGCAACGTATATTTTATACTTGATATTTAATGAATAGAACCAAGTTAAAAAACATCTCACTTCGGATTCATTAGCGTATGGGTCTCTAGGATTGCTACAATCACCTGAGTGTATTACCATATCTATTCCTTCAGGAACTTGTAGTAAGTCATGGTAGGTGTGCGTGTCGCTTATATGCCAAATTTTCATTTATCTTGTTGTTTATAAGTTTCGTTGTAGTATTGTTCTCCGCTACTGCAATTATTAGCAATAGATAAAATTCTGCTATCTACAAAAGCATCTATTACCTGTTCTTTTTCCATTTCTAAATGCTCCTCAACTAAACTATAAAGCATAGTGTCGCTTATTTTGCTTCTATCAATAAGAGGTTGTATTTTTTCGATTAGGCTTTCAATTGCTGTTTGTGTCTTTTCCATTTTTATTTTATTTTATTAAGCTATTGATTTTACCTAATACATCCATCGAATCCTTTATTATTTTAGATTGATTCCTAATTCTATCATGTAATTCCTTTACTTCTTTTTCATAAGCATCTATTATGGATTTATATTCATCTTCGTGAATGAATCGTGTTAATACTCCATCAATTCTTAAACTTATTTCAGCTGCTAGTGTTTCTTCTTTCGCTTTCACAGTGTCTTTTTCCATTTCTTTGGCTTGATCTTTTTTAAATGTTTGATTGTAGTATTGTTCTGCTGTTACATTATTTTCACTTGTAACACCTTTTGCCCAAGCATTCATCATCTGCTCCTTCTCCATTTCTTTGGCTTGATTACAAAGATCTATTGCTTTAATTAATCCAATTCGATAATCTCCAGTTCTATTAGTTCCTAATTTGTTGTGAGCAGATTTTCTTATTTGTTCTTTAAGTTTTTCGATTATGTTTTCTACTGCTGTTTGTGCCATTTTAGTCTTTTTTAAAAGTTTCGTTGTAATAATATTCGAATTCATGTATAGCTCCATCTTCATCTCCAGCATACCAAGCATTTTCTAGTTGTTCCTTCTCCATTTGCTTGGCTTGTTCAAAGTCATGCCTTGTTAATTTCCCTTCTGATTGATAATATTGCTCTTTCAACCATTCTACTGCTGTCATACTATTTCTCATGTTGTTCTAATATTTCTTGAGTGAAAGATGAAAATATATGTCCTGTTATTATCCAATTCACAAACAAAATAGGTAAGGTAATTGTATCAATTAATAAGCAAGGCACCACTAAAACTATTACTGCTAATCTATACTTAAATTTCATATTATCTATACATTATAATGTGATCACCAAAATGTTTCTCCATTACTGAAAGTAAATGCTCATAGTCACCACTCATCATGTCAGCAATAACTGCTTTACTATCCAATCCCAATTCCTTCGCCCATCTTTGAGCAATGCCCATCAACACAAACGCATTACCTTCCGGCCCCGACAGGTCAAGCTCCAACTTACTTTTTACTCGTTTTTTCTTATCTACTATCATTTTATTTATATTTAAAAATATTATTTAATGTTTGTTCAATTAGATGTTCTATTTCAGTTTCAAGAATCCTTTGTTCTGTAAAATCTATATCTCCCTTTAGCTTATATCCTATAACACTAAAGTCATTTCTGCTTAAATCAAAAGCATATTGTACACCATCTACTGTAATTTGAAATGTGAAATATCCATGTCCTTCCATATCTTCGAAATCAGAAGTTACATTATAATTTTCTTTAATAGCAGCAAATATGCTTTTTAACTGTAAATTTTTTAATTCTTTCTTTGTCATAACCTTTATTTTTTAATTATACATCAATATACAAACAAAGTGTAGGATTGCCAAATTTTTCGCATGACACTTACATGACGTTTTACTAATACCAACGATCTACCTGAATCACATATCCAAATCTCGGTATATGATCTGGAGTTAGGTTGAAATATTTAACTGTTGCTGTTTTTCCGATTAGTTGGTGTTTTGTATTCCACATTTTTGTACATTCTTCCCAATTAAATTTAGGACTAGCTTTAAAGCGTTTACCATCTCTATTTTCAAATACAAATGCTCCTACCATCCCACTTTTATTCCCAATTCCTTCTTCAATATCTAAAATTGTATATTCTTCATCAATAAATGACTTGTGCTTAAGTAAGGACTTTGATCTTTTATTTTCATATTTGCTATTTAAACGAACCATTTGTCCTTCATAGTTGTTAACAACATAGTTCTCATAATAAGCCATTAGTTCAGTTTCATTATTAGCAATGCGGGTTTCAACTAATTTACAACATTTTGGCAAAATTAATTCAAGTAATACTTCATATCTATCAGAAAACACACCACTACAACTTGGTAAATCATAAATGTGATATTCAATAGCTTTAGAACTATCTTCTAAATCTTGCTGAGTTGGTTTTGTTTTCTTTACTAAGGAACATATAGCGTTAAAGTCGGTTGCAAATTTATCAGCATATAACTCTCCATCAAATATAAGATTTGGATTAATTTCAAATAATGGTTTTAACGCTTCAAATATGTGTGGGGCTGAAATTATTGGTTTGCCTGTTCTTGACCACATTCCGTCTCGTTTCACCAAACAACGGATACCATCTAGTTTCGGTTGACTATAAAGGGGATATTTGATTTTGTGCTTTTCCTTATTGAAATCGTGAGCGAGCATCGGTTCAAAAAATGTCTCATTATCAATATCGGAAACATTTTCAAATGAACCGCTTTCCATTTTCTTTCGATGAATTGCTGTGGCCTCTTTTATTGCTTGCTCTTCAGCAGTACAATACGTTTTGGCATTACATACTGTTGGGAGGGATTGAGTTTTAACTCCATCTAAAAATCCAGTTACAGTATAATACTTGTTTCCTTCAATGTGAATTGTAAATGTATTTATCTTGCCGTTTACCGACCTAGAATACAGTGTTGATAATTTCATAACCTTTATTTTTTAATTATACATCAATATACAAACGTTATTTGGATTTGCCAACCATTTCGTATGACTCAGCTATGAGGTCTCGTATTATAAAAATCTACTAGCCATTTTTTCCAAAATCTGCTCCTCTTCTACTGTTAGAAGCATACGATTGTATGGATTAGCTAATTTCATAATATTTTGAACGAAATCAAGATTATTTGATAATGCTGATTGGTCAATTATGTCATTATTCTTAATGAAACCTCTTTCCACTAATTCTTCAATTAGTTCATCTATGTCATCATCACTGCAACTATCTAAGTAATCTGATGGATCGATTTCGATTTCCATCTCAACGTCTTGGTATTCTGTAAAACTTGGCATTTTTATTTTATTTTATTTAAGTGTAGCGAATATTGTTCCACCTTGTTGTAGAAAAGTGACATTAGGGTATAGTTTTGAAATATATATTCTATATAATCTATCTCTTGCAATACCAGCATCATTCCCTTTGGATTTAGCTATATATCTAATTCCTTTAATTCCTCCTTTATCTACTATGCTTTTTATAATATCGACAATAGTAGCCATCACACTAAAAACCTCTCCTTTATTTACTTCATCATAAGTACCATCAGCTACAAAATCAACATCCAAATATTTCCCAATATTATGGATTTGAACACCATATTCAATACCCGAATCGGTTTTAAATTCATATTCAGATTCCCCATCTGGTTCATCAATATATCCATTATTATAAACTTCCTTCCAATCATACTTTTTGGATGTAGCATCTCCTATTTCATTTAGGATATCTATTAATTTTACCATATCATTTTATAATAAATATTAATAAATTATTTTAGTGAAAGAAAGAATGCTAATTTGTATCCAACAAATGCTCCTAATGCAGCGGCAGCTGGAAATATCATGTATTTTCCTACTCGGGTTTCATACTTGTCTCTATTAATAACTATACTCACAAACATATAATATATTAGAAAATTAATCAACACTGCAATATCATATTTCATAATTACAAACACAGTGATTGTGTTAGCAATAAATCCATACATGAAATTAACAGCCGACTCCTTTACTAACTCACTAACGCTAGTACGAGCATCTAAAAATCTAAATTCTCTATTTATCATTGTAACGTACAAATTCTTCAAAAATATCTTGTTCAAAGCCACCAGCCATATTAAACTTACAACCAACATCTAATCCTGATACTCTAGTGTTTAAATACTGGCTTTTAATTTCTTCCTGGATATCATTGAATGATTGTGGGTCCTTTTCGTAATAGTCTTTAAACATGATGTATAATCCTTTATCCGTGTCAAGAATATTAAACTCATGACCATCATATACTCCAGGAGTTACTATAAGAAAGTAATTTGGTTTGTCTTCGATTTTTAACATATTTTTATTTTTTAAGTTATTTAATTTAGTAGTCAGGACAGGAATCGAACCTGTATCGCTCCTATCAGCATCTATCGTTACTAGATAGATTGTGGACTCGAACCACGTGTTGCCTCTATTACACCACCTGACTATGTTATGTTAATAAACAATAAAGTAAAGCTAATAAAGGTATTCCTATTATGACCCAAACTATCAAATGCTGTTGTTTTTCTTCTTTATTCATACTTTTATTTTATTGTAGTCAGGACAGGAATCGAACCTGTAACTTTAGTAGATACCTCTTTGGCTCTCCCTACTGTGTCTACCATACCTGACCATTTGTTCTTATTCTCTTACCCTTTTATTTCGAACTAACCTGCTTATCTCATAATGTTTTAACCAACGGTTATATACTCACGCTCAGGGTATTGTCATTACTAATACGAGTTTTTCAAGGGTACAGGTTATTAATTTCTAATTACAAAATTCTTCAGCTACTTCCCAAAGTTTCTCATTTAAAACTATATCTTGTTTAAAGTTCTTAATTTTACGGGCTTTTCTATTCTTACCACCAGCCTTGTAATTAAACATACCATGTACCAATTTCTCTTGAACCACATTAAATACACTCCACAAATCGGTTCCACGATCTTCGGGACGTGTTGGTGTCAATAAATCCTCCCAATCAATTTTTACATTTTCAATTTCTTCTTCAGTAAAACGACAACCAACAGCACGTTTAGCAAACTCAATGGCTTGTTCTTGCTCAAGTTCAATCCCCTTAAATCTATTCATAGATTCAACTGTTAAAGGTAATGCTTCCACAATGTTTTTAATAGTTCCTTGTAATGTTTCAAAATTGTAACCATAATGACGGATCTTCATATTCTCAAATTCCTGAGTAGAAACCACTAAACCATTCTCACAAATCATTCGGAACATTCCAGCAGTAAACGTAAATGCATTTTTTCCATCATGAGAATTTGTTAATAGGATTTGTGGATATACAACATCTCCATCATTACCTGTAACCATGATATCATTGTTTCTAAATACAACTAAGTGTTTTTGGAACCCTACTTGTTTACGGGCTTTTACTTCCTTAGCATCCACCACACCCCATCCCAAAGTTTCCATATCTTGGATAACTCTATCAGTTGAAATGTGAATGTATTTTTCAGATGTACTATCCGAACCCGTTTTGGTAAAAATTGAAGGGGCTAATTTTTTCAATTCGTTTTGTGTCTTAAATTGACCGTTGTTGATGTCTAACATTTTTAAAATTTTTATTTTATTAATTTTTCCTATGCAGTAAATATAATACAGGTTTCCTGGGAAGCCAAACTTCCCTACAAGTACTCTTCTAAGTCATAAAATGATACATCTGGATAGTGAGTTATCTCAACCACATTTGGATCTTTTTTCCATTTGTCCATTAATTCATTGAATTCTTCTTCACTATGAGTTGGAATATCCCACTCATCTCCGTTTTTCAATTTTCTAACAATTCTTACCATATCATAATGGTCAATTCTACCAGTTCTACATGCTGCGTTGTAGCTCGCTTTTGTTTTAAATGTAAATTTCATATTTTTTATTTTAATTTTTATTATACGTCAATATACGAACGGTGTTTCGATTTGCCAACCTTCTCGTATGACGTAGGTATGACGTCTTATATATTACCTTGCAATATTGCGATTATCCATAATGCGGCGATTGAACCACCGATTATTGACATTACTAATAACGAACCTACGATAATTTTTAATGTATTTTTCATAACCTTTATTTTTCTTGTGCAATCAATATACGAATGGGGTTTCGATTTGCCAACCATTTCGTATGACGCTTACATGACGCCTTGCACTAACGTTTAGATGATATGGTATTAATAGCTTTTATAATGCTATCACATCCTTCATAATCTTCATATTTTTCAAATATTTTTAAATTTACTTGAAGAGTATTTAACATATTTTTTCTGTCTAGAGTAATATCATAAATTTCCCCATTATCATTTATTTCAATTTCTAATATTGGGATAAATCGTTTTTTAGTGTGGAGATTTTCTAATATTTTATTAACAACAGCTTTTGATACATCATAATTTTGATCTTTCACTATGTTCTCCCATTCCTCTAAAGTATTGACTTTAATTTTATAAACACTCATTAAAATAAATTTAGGAAGTTAGGATTAATTTGTTTCTCTTTTAATTTCTGATTTGTTTCATCTTGTTTTAAAAGTTGAGTTGCTAGTTTTTCTAAGTGTTTTTGTTTTTGGGCTGAATAGTCGGAGACGATTTTGTCATGTTTTTTATGCTTAGCCATCTATTTTACAATAAATATTATGTTCTAGAAATAAATTCAGAACCATCTTCAGGTTTATCATCCATTAATCCTAATTCTCTTAACTTCTGTAAGTTATATTCATCTAATTCTAATTCAACATGTTCCGAGGTTTTGAATGTTACATCTAAATTATCTTCTAATGCTGATAGGTCTTTGGTATTGAATAAATCAGTAACATAAAGAAAATAACAATTATAACACAACAGTTCCAAGTTATCTACTCCGAAATTTCGTTTATTTTTGTCTTTAAAATGTAATACTAATGGTATTTTGTAATCTACTACTCGGTATTCATGAAAGCCACACCTATAGCATTCATCTTTTAGAATACCATCATTAATTAGTCTAGTTTTTATTCTTTTAGCAGTATAGTGGGATGGATCTATTCTTCCTTCCATCAAGTCAACCATTGCTATCTCTTGTTTGGAATGGGGGTGTTTATTAGGATCCGTAACAAATTTTCTTATACCTTTACCTGACGGGTTAGAATGTACATCTAGAAGGGATTTGCCTTCTTCATTTTTATATAATAAAGCAAATTTTCTATAGTGTTGATATGATACTCCTAAATACCGAGCAGCCGCTCTATTTGATTTAGTATGTCTCATTGCTCGTAAGCAATCCTCTTTAGTTATATGTTTTACTCTCATTATTCTTCCTCTTCATCATCCTCATCATCTTCATCTTCCTCTTCTAACCCAATAACTTCCAGGTCATCTACTTTAACAGTATTATTTATAATTTCCTGGATTAGATCCCAGAATTTCTCGGGAGTGGTGATGTCTATTTCTTTATCGCTTTTTGAATTGTATAATTTAGCATATTCTTCTTCTCCACCAAATATATTTTTCCTCTCATAAACATACCATAATATTAAATCAGACAGTCTAGAGTTTTTAAAATACAACATAACAAAAGCATCAATTATTTCATATAAACTTTCATCATAACCTTGAAGATCGATTTGATATAGTTCATAGATATATTGTTGTTTTTCCCAAGATGCGACCCATGATTCTAAAATATTACAAAATATTTCTTTATCACTATCTATAGTGTGTTCTTCTAAAGTAATCTTAGCTCCAATAATTTGTTGGAGTAATTCTTGAATATTTTTCTTTGGGTCCATTATCGTATTTTAATTACAGAATATAATGATTTAAAAATATCGATAGTTAAATTTTTTATTCGAGCAAATAATTCAATAGCATCTCTTTTACTTATACTTTTTGCTTTATAAATAATCTCTTGTTTATCATCACTCTTGGAAAAAAACCCGTATTCTTCGTTCATATCTTTTTTATTAATTGAGTTAAATAAATACACTTATCATAATTTTCCTCTTTCTCATATTTTTTCAAAACACTATTGATAGCTGATTCAAATTGTTCTCTATTAATAGTAATTTTAAATCTATAGTTGGATATATTAATTATATGTGCTTCGGTTTTGTTAGTTTCAATAGCTTCTTCTATTGCTTCTAAGGTTTCACTTAATATGAAATCTGAAAATACATCTGAAGTGCATAGTTCATTCAAATCAGTCTCATTATTATAATTAATAACTAACTCCTTTGGTTTTCTTACTTTTACCTCTTCCATAATATTAGTTTATTATAAATATTTAAGGTTAGTATTTGGGTTATGTTTTATATAATTCCCCCATTTATATTTAGCATATTCGTGACCTTGAATTTCAGCTTGTCTTCTTTTTTCTCCATTAACTGAAACTGAAGCAAAATGGTAAAAATGACAATTATATGTTCTAAGCATTTTAAGACCTGAGAGTTGACATTTTAAAAAGAAATCCCAGTCTGCTACCATCCCTTGTTCATAGTTTTCATCCCAACCACCTACTTTTAAATAATCTATTTTAGACATGAAAATAGGTAGTGTAGAACCACTTTCATCAGGAAAAAATCCACGTAGTGGTTCTTCGTATTTCCAATAATTTTCTAAACTAAATGTTTTAGGATCACGCCCACAATCTCTAATATAAAATTGATTAAACATACTAGGTGTGGGTTCAATTTGATTTGGGGATATTACGGAATTTGGGATATAGTCTTTCAATAATTCTTTGTCCCATCCATATGGAAATACATTGTCATCATTCACAATAAGTACTTTATCGTGTTTAGCATTATATACTCCTAAATTAGTACCTCTACATAAACCTACATTTTGTTCTAGATTTAAAATATCAATATGTTCAGACCATTTTTCAAGTACCTCTTTATTTAATTCATAAAATCCATCTACAACAACTATAATTTGATTTTTATTTTGTTGGCCCTCAATAGCAGAACGTAGACATAAATCTAACATTTCTGGGGATTTGTAAGTTGGGATAATTACTGAAATAAGTGTTTTTTCCATTCTTCAACTAGATTTTCTTGTTTTATTTTATATAAAGGGGCCAACCAATTTGTTTCACCATGTGTGCTGAATGTGTTTAAGGGACATAATAATGCATTTCCTTTATCTCTTAATTCAAGAAACATTCTAAAATCATCAGGGTGAGTTCCATTTGTCCATTTTCTTAATATTTCCTCATCTTCTTTTAATGTTTTTACTTTAGCAGCAAAAGTCATAGTTGTACTATTAAACATCCCAAATAATTGAGTTTCACCTCTATAAATTCTAGTTAAGTACCCACCATCATCACCAACCTCAGGATTCCCACCACTTGTGGGTGAGATAAATTTATCAGGATGAAGATATAAAGTTACATATGGAGCTCCTAATTTAAACCCTTCTTCTAGTATTTGAGGAGAATTTTGTAAATGTAAATAATCATTTTCTACAAAATAAACTATTTCATCATCATCCCATTTTAAAGCCATATCTAGGGCTAAATTAAATGTCCCAGCTCCATGACCCACTGATACTGAGGATATTTTGTTAGGATAAACATATTTAGTAATCATTTGTAGTGTTTCTTTGCTACAATTATCTGCTATAATCTCAAGATTTTGATTACCAAATACGTAAACAAAATTTTTAAGACAGTTTTCGTTTGTAATATAGTCTGGTTTTACTTTGTTATAACCAGAATCTGATATTCTATATATTATTTTCATAGACTAGCTTTTATATTTAATTGATCTATATTTGATAGACTATATTCTAATTGATTTAGATAATTACATATCTTATTAAAATTTTCCCCTTTATGAAATGCACCATCAGTATGAACAGCTTCAAATATGATATTTTTAATTTTATATTTTGTAAAATCAATACTAGCTATTATATGAACATCTAATCCTTCTGTATCTATAAATAGATAGTCTATTACTTCTAAATTATATTTAGTCATAATCTTATTAATAGTTAAACAAGAAACTTCTAATGATTCTAATGAAAATGATGAACCTGGAGGTTTATGGGTTATGACATGATCCTTACTAAAGGAACTTACCTCATAATTACTATCTCCTAAATAATATAGAGTCATTTTTTCAGAATTTTCTTCGTCAGTTATAGCTATATTTTCTACTACAACATTATTTATACCTTCATATTGAGATTTTAATTCATCAATAATAAAAGGTATAGGTTCTACTAGTATAGCTAACTCTAAAAATTTTTGATTTTCTTTAATAAAGTCAAAAACACTATCTTTTCCATTATTAGCTCCTATTTGAATTATCTTCATATTCTTATTTTTTAATTATAAATGATGTTATGCTTCTTCCCATATATGGTTTTCCTACACCTAAAGATTCATGCCATGTATCTATAATAGGATTAAATATATTATGTATATTAATAGAATCAATATTTTTATTTAAATATATATTTTGTTCTGCAGTAATATAAATACTATCTACACCATGAGAAAGATAATTTAATGTAGTATTATATCTATCCGGGAAGATTTCTGTAAGTTTTCCGTATAATGGATAACCATTAGGAAGTAAAGATGTATGGAGATCTTCTATAACATATATTCCTTGAGACTTTAATAATGGAAAGAGATAAGCTAATGTTAATTGTTGATCTTGCATATGGTGACTTCCATCATCAATAATAAAATCAAATTCGTATCCGTTTTCTTTACATTGATTTACAAAATTTTGTAATTGAGTTTCATCAGATTGATCTAATTGGTAAACAAAAGTTTTATCATTTGATAAATGAGTCTCATTAACAATGTCTAGAGCAATAATTATAGCATCCGAAAAATATTCTTCCCACATTTTAAGAGAACCGCCCCCAGATACTCCTATTTCTAACATAATAATAGATTTTTCTCTTAAAGGAGTTAATATATCATCATACATTTTTGTAAATCCATGGCATGAATTTGTAATTGTTCCTTTATCAATTCCAATTGAATTTGCGATTTGTGTTAGTGTTTTTTTCATATCTTATTTATTTTATAATATAACATCCTGCTGGTAACCCTGAATTATCATCAGTGTGTTTTTCATTAATATTTAAAGGTTGACCAGTTACTGGGTGGTTTATAAATTCAGGTAAATTTCTTTGTTTAAAAAATACTTTTATAGCATCTAGAGTTTCATATAAACATGAATCATCAAAAATAATATATCCCCTAGGTTGAACTTTATCATATAGTTCTTCTAAAGTTTCTAATGTAGCTGAATATGCGTCCACATCTATCCTTAATAAAGCTATTTTCTCAATTCCTGATGTTGGTAGGGTATCTTTAACAAATCCTTTTAAAAATTTAATTCGATCTTGATCTCCTAAACCATAATTTCTAAAATGGGATTGAACTTCTTCTAAACTAATACCTAATGGGCCTATAGCATTATGTGTATATTGGGGAATATGTCTTTCTTTATCATATTTATGTTTAGCAGTTTCTAAAGGTTGAAATCCTTCATATGAGTCACATACCCAGATATTTTTATCTTGAAATATGTAACTTAGAAATATTGAAAATCCACCTCTCCAGACCCCACATTCTACTATATCTCCTTCTACCTCAGATATTTTAGGATAGTGCTTAAGTATAGTTTTAAATTCATCTGGTCGAACCATAGTAATTTTATTATCAATAAGATCTTGGACTAGATCTTCATAAGTTGTAATTGTTTTCATATTTTATTTAATTATATTATTATTTTTAGCATATTCTACCCATTGATTTAAATATTGAACCATATTTGTATCAATATATGATCTCTGTTCTTGTCTTCCAATTATTATTGATAAAAAATCTTTATAAATTAATCTTATTTTCCCATGACCTGCATGTTCTTCTTTATTTTGCCAACAACCCACATCTTTAAACCATATTACTTGATTTTCCAAAATGTATTGTTCTACATCTACCCCTTTAGATTTAGCTATCTCACACACATTCATAGCGTATAGATCCCAAGGACCGTAACCTTTCCATTCATCTAAGGTAGGAATTAATTTCTCATAAAAGTTCTTATTGTATAAATCTAGCCAACCGGCAAATTTAAAAACAGGAGATTTTTTTAATATAGGAGTATCTAATTCTAAACAATCATGTCGTATTTTATGGATATCAATATTGTAACATTGACTATATGGAATTTGTTGGAATTTTGAATTTACTAAAATATCCCAACTTGAATCCCAACATTTAAAAATTTGTGGTGTTAAAACAAAATATTCATTTTTTATTTGTTTAGCCGATTCTATTAAGTAATAAAGAAGATGTTCTTGAAAATCAACATCGGGACATAACCCTATATAGTAATCAATATGTGATTCAATTATTGTTTTTTGGGAATCTAAATGACCATAAATCCCCTCTTTATCATATATAAATGGTTTATGAATAAAAACATTTTTTATTAAGTCATCTAATACTTGATATTTTTTTATAAAATATTCTTTTGGAAATGTAGAATTATCCCAATCAATTATATCATGCGATAAATTTAAAAAAGAATCAATATAAATTTTATCATCACTATTTATAAAATAAGAGGACTGCTTCAACTTATCAAAAATTAACAATGCATAATCTATATCCCACGGCATTATGTGGAGCATTATTTTAATATTCATTTTTTAATTTATTATAAGTGTTTATTATTCCTTGTCTTAGCCCAATATACTTTAATCCATACGGTGCATTAAGTTCTGATTGATAGTCCATGCTAGGTTGTGTATCCATGTAAATTGGTATTCTGTAATCACTCAATTGATTAATTATGTTAGCGATATCCAATAAAGATGTCTCTTGTATATATGCACAACTACATTCTTGCATTAATTTTGATGCATCTGTATCTATGTGATGTTTGACCAGCATAACTAAATCCTCCATATAGAAAAAAGACATTTTTTTATCTTGTACTAGCATTGGCCCTTTATTAATATACCGTTTTATATTTGATTTAACAAATCTTGTATCTAATTCGTTTTCATCAAATACTCCATATATTCTAATGTTATAGCAATTCGCTTTAATCAATAAAGACTCTCGAATAATATGCTTACTTAAACCATAAGGTGTATCTTTCATTAATAGCTCAGCACCCGATCCAAAATGTATAAATTTATCAAACCTATCACGATTGCTAATTAAATTATAATACATTATCAGGTTTATATCTAATACTTCAGCGATATCAGGTTTTAACCTGCTACCACCAGCTACAGCGGTGTGTATCACAACATCAAAATATTTATCCTTAAACCAGAAGTTTACAGCCCTACTATCTAGTAGATCAAAGTCTTGTCGTGTGATTAGAGTAACATCATAAGCATCCTTAAAAGCTTTGTTTAAGCTCTTAGCAATGTATCCGTTACCTCCTGTTATTAATATTTTCATCGTTTTAAATTTATGTAAGTTGGGACTTTTTTTGTCAACGTTTGATTAAACGTAATAGCCATTTCTTCCTCATTTTCAGGCCAAAAAGACTTAATATTATCAAATACACTCATTATCTTTTTATCATCGTGAGACCAGTGTGAAAACCCTAAATAACCATATTCTTTATCTCTTCCTCCACCTATGATGTTTACTGGTATCTTTTCATGATCAAGATAGTTACGTATCATTTCAAAAGGTCTGTAAATTGCAAATGGTGTAATGGAATAAACATAAGGTATCTTTTTATCCATAGCTAATCCAATAGCTGCTCCCATCATAACCATCTCAGAAGAGCCTACATTATAAAATCTATCTGGGTAATCGTCTCTAACCTTATCCCATAATCCATATCCTAAATCACCTGTAATTAGATAAATATCTGGATTGGTAGCCATTTCAGCGTGCAAAAGTTGTGCAAATGCTTTTCTCATAATAGTGTTGATTTATAATCGTGATCATCCATAATGTGATAATGAGCATTAAGTCCTTTTAAAAAAGGATATTGCTCGACTGTAGTATATCTTAACTGTATTCTTGATAAAAATGCTTTAAGCCTTGCCGTCATATACTCTGGGTTTACTTCCTTGTAGGCACAAACTCCATTTATATTTACAAACACTTCAATATTATCAATTTCCAACTCTTGTATAGTTTTGAGTGATTCCCATATACTACCTTCAGCTGCTTCACCATCGCTAATTAGTACCCATACTTTTCTAGTACGATTAGATAAAGCTCTACCTAATGCAATTGGTAAACCTAAACCTAAACTACCTGTTGAACAGTGAATCTTATTTTCTTCATCTCTGTGGGGATGGCCCCCATGTTTTAAAAATAACATTTCTGCATTAATACCAAAATATTTTTCTATACAAACATACATCGCTAATGAAGCATGCCCTGAGGATAAGATGAATATATCATCTTTATCCATTTTAGAATATATTTCATTTATTATTTCAACACTAGAAAGATAGCTTCCTAAATGACCTAATTTGTGTTTAAAAGCAATTTCGACTATTCGTTTTTTTAAATCCATTATCTATTAAAAAATTCTTTAATTTTATTACAAACATAATCTACGTCTTCAATATTCATTCCATGGTGGGCACCTAATAAAAACCCATTTTTCATAATAACATCCGAGTTTTCAAATGGTTGTAGATATTCTCTGTAAATAGGATGGCGAGTTACATTACCAGCAAATGTTACGCGAGTTTGGATATTATTTGTTTCTAAAAAATTAAGCAACTCATAACGATTTTCTGTTTGTAATGGAATTGCTAACCAATTAGGTTCAATAGAGTCATCAGGAAGAATTAAATCTCCTACATTTTGTAAGTTTTCTATATAACGTTTAATATTTTGTCTTCTTATTTGAGAAAATTTTTCAAAACGATTTAATTGAACTAAACCAAAAGCAGCATTCATTTCACAAGCTTTCATATGATAACCTAAAACACCATATAAAAATTTATGATCATATGGAATACCATCCACTTTATGGTTAAAACGATCTTCCATAGCTTCAGAGTCACCACCAATTCTACCCCAATCTCTATATTGTAGACACAATTCAACTTGTTTCTTATCATTAAACATAACCATTCCCCCTACTCCACCTGCCGTTATAATATGTGAAGCATAAAAACTAGTAGTAGATACATCACTCTCAGAAGTATATGTAATAGTATCTGCGGAATCTTCAATTAAGTATATATCTTTTCTTCCTAATAATCTTAAATTATCTTTAAGTTTTTTCCAATCAATTTTATTTCCTATTAAATTGGGTATTATAATAGCTTTTATTTCTGGGGTAATGGCTTTAATGATTTGATCAATATCTGCTACATAACTGTCTAAAACCACGTCCACAAAAATAGGAATATATCCTAGTTGGATAATTGGGGCAAGTGTTGTAGCAAAAGTACATGCTGGAGTAATTATTTTACTACCTTTTGGTAAATTTAAAGCTGCTAAAGCTAATAAATTAGCAGATGAACCTGAGTTAACAAATACACCATATTTTTTACCAAAACGTTTAGCTATTTCTTCTTCAAATTCAATAGATTTAGGACCTTGTCCCCCCAACCATCCTGAACGAAGAGATTCTTCTACAGCTTTAATTTCTTCTTCTCCATAAGATTCAAATTTATAAGGGGCATACCATACTTTTTTCATATTAATTGATTTAGGTTAAATATTTCTTTTATTTTATTAATTATGTTTTGTTCATAATCAACATACTGAAGGGCTAATTGGTAGTTTTCTTCTATAATATGTTTTTTAGATATATAAAATTCTTCGGTTAATTGATTACTAATATAAATAAAATCATCCACATTTCCAAATTCTATAATTCCTTCTTTATTAAAGAAATCACCTATATTAGAACACCCATTATATATGGGAATAGTTTTTAATAAAAAACAATCTAATATTTTTTCAGTGAAATATCCTCGGTGAGAAAAATTTTCAATAGCTATTCCAAACATTGAATCTCCAAAAACTTCTTCTTTACCTTTCTTAGCATCTTTAATATCATATCTATCACCATATACATCAAAAAATTTAGTGGGAATTTTTATTTCATTTTTTCTATCTAGAATATCCCAACGCATTTGATGTCCATATGACTTTAATAAGTTCCCTCTTAAATGAGATATTTTGAATTCTTTATTGTAATCTCGTTCATATTGATCTGAAGTAAACCAAGTATGACCAAATGGAAGAAATATAGCGTTTTCACAATTATTTAATATCTTATCATCCCAAGTTAATATGAATGAGAATAAGTTTTTATTTTGAATAGCCCAATCATGTAAACCAAAATATTCATTTGGTTCTTGAAGTACTAAGATATTAATTGAGGATAAATTATTTTGAAATTTTGGAATATCATCAATAAATAAAGAAAAATCTGTATGTTCTATTGATTTAAGATTTTTTTTTATATTTTCCTCACTAAGGTGATTTACAAATAATTTCATAACGTATTATAGTAGTGGTTTTGTATTTCTTGTCTTTGGATTGTTTTTGTGTGATTTAAACTCCATATTTCGTCTGCAGGGAAAGCAGTATATGTTTGATAGTTAGTTAAAACTTCATGAACTCGATTCTTCCAACATATTCCTCTATTTAATCTAAAAGCTCGCATTTGGAAATCAGGCCAACAGTTTCTACCCTTTTCATCTATATTCCATCCCCATTCTTTCAAATGTTTCTCCTCTATTCCAATAGTAAAATTTTCTCTAGGAATAATGAATACATCTATTTCAGGATTTTCTTCTATTACTATTGGTAAATTTTTTATTAAACATGGGTGTGGAATCTCATCTGCATCTAATTGTATTAGAACATCTCCACTAGCATTGCGTATTAATTCATTTTTAAACGAAGCAAAGTCGTTATTTAGTGGGAATATATACCATTTACTATTAAGTATGGATTGAGATTCAATATGTCCTTTATGATTAAAATTAGTAAATAAATTACAAACCTCTAACACTTCAGGAGTATATGTTGAGTCTAGTTGAATTATTACTTCGTCCTCTTCTCGGATATTTTCCTTTAAAAAATGAAGTAATTTTTCTAATTCAACATGTTCATTATGGGCACAAATACAATATGATAATTTCATGGAGTTAATATAATAAATATATTTTAGTTCTCCACACCTCTAGGCATAACTCCTATATAATCTAAAGAATCAATAAAGCCATTTTTACCAAATTTTTTCATAGTCTTCATATCCATTTTATATTCATAAAATTCACCTTTTTTACCTGGAACTGGATATTTTTCTTTTTCTTCATCAGTAACCTTAGTTGCTAATACTCCTACCCATTCCCAATCTTCAACTGAAGTTCCGTTTATAAACACCATTCCTGATGCTGGTAAATTAATACTTTGTGGTAACCAAACCATTTCGGTTTCAGGGTCTTTCCAAGCTAATTGTTTATATAATTCAGGTAGAAGTTCGATTTGTTCATTATAAAAATCTTCTCCTTCTATCATCAATGAATTAGTGAAATAACCCGAAGATAAACTCATATAGTTATTAATACCAGGAGCTACTTCAGTTACGTAGCATAATGGTTCTTTAGTCATCGGACATGTAATTAAATTATCTTTCATTTTATTTTATTTTTGTGGTTCAATTTTAGTGAGTTTTGGAAGCTCTATTTTACGAAGTTGAGGTAACTTAAGAGCTACGGCACGAGGAATTTTAGCATCAATTTCATCAAAAATGATCTTCATTTTATCCTTCATAGCATCCCAACTAAATTCCTTTCTATTCTTAAATCCAAGTCTTTTACCCTTTACAGCTGCATCTTTATAGTTTTCAAATACTGTTCTAAATGCATTTCCTATTTCTCCATGATTTGGAGAAAACCACTGAGACTCAGCTAATATCATATTTGGAACAACAGTTGATGGATGTACATTTTTTAATTCACCATTAACCAAATAACTAAATTCAGGATCAAGAAAATCAATATGTCCACTCCAATTAGATGCTATAATTGGTTTATTAATCATGCTAAATTCAAGTAATGGTCTACCAAATCCTTCACCTTTAGTAAGTGAAACCATTGCTTTTATTTTTGGGTGGTTATATAATTCGTTCATTTCACCATCTGAGAATTCTCCATGTAATAAATAAACAGGTGGGATTTTGTTAGAATTTACAGATTTTCGAATACTATCTAATTTCTTAAGTATTTCTCTTCTATCCATATAAGATGAGGCACCACCACTAGTTTTTAGGATAAGAGCAGGTTGATTGGTTTTGTTTTTAAATGTCTCGTAAAATGCTTTAACTAATAAAGATACATTTTTGCGATCTTCCCCAAATTCTCCATTCATCCAATGTCCACAAAATAAGAAAGCAAATTGTTCTTTAACTGAGCTTAGATCAATATTTTTAACATCTTCTGAGGGGATTGGTTTATATACTGATAAATTAGCCCCTTCAAATAGTACTTCCATCTTAGTTGATAATTCAACTTTACCTTCTAGTTGTTGGGTTTGTGGGTTTTGTCTATTGAATTTAGTATTTTTAAATACTGTTTTAGCATGTTCAGATGAAACTAACACCAAATCCATTCTATTACAGCCTTCAATCCAAGAACCATCACATATTGTTGTTTCTATACCGGCTGTAATACCTATATTTACTTTTCCTACTTTTTGGAATTCAGCTGGAATTGTTATCCATATCATTATATCCGGTTGATATTGTAATTGTGGAGTTGTTAGCGAATATTCTTCTAAGAATTTCCATTCAGGATTATCATCTGAGAATCCTTGAGGTGTGTTTCCCCATCTACAAGGAAATATTTTAATATCCCAAGTGTCCTTATAAAGATCAATTAATGCTTTAACAATATCGCGTGAGCGTGCTGAATATCCGCTATAGCAATTAATAGGGGCGTAAATTACACATTTTAATTTATTCATATTTATTTGATTTAATTCTATTTTTACTTACTTCTAAAGGTTGAATATTTTTATAATTAAAACATTCATATTGTTCTTTCAAAATTTCTAAATTAAAAGAGTCACATGGTTTAATATGATCTAATTCCCAGTATTTTCCATAATTACTCCAATTCATCTCAGGTTTAAACTGTTGTTCTAAATATAATTTAAATTCTTCAATAGAACAACCTAACATATCTAAAGTTTTACCTTTTTTAAATCCTTTATGCATTGCGTTTTTTAATCTATTCCTTAAAGTTATTTTTAAAGTAAATATGGGATCTTTACCATATTTTTCTTGATATTCTTTCTTTCTCCAACTCTTTCGAGTCTGAATGCCTTTTGTAGTTTGGCTATGTTTTTTAACATAGCATTTCTGCTTTTCAGGATTAGCGGATTGATATTCTCTAATATATTCTTTTCTCTTATTTTTATTATTTAAAATAGAATAGTACTTACTTTGATATTTTTTATCACTTTTCCTTTTAGACTCTTTAAATTTCTCTTTCGTACACAATTTACAATATGATTGTAAACCATCAATTTTAGAAGAACATTTATAAAATTCACTATGTTGTTTTTCTTCTTTACAATTGGGGCATTGTTTTTTCATCTTTAATATTTTTTAAAATTAATTTTTCTATAAATTTTTGAAGTTTTAATCCTCTTTCATCACAATATTTTTTTAATTGAGTATGGATTTCTTCGTTAATAATTATAGATTTTTTCATTTTATTATAAATATGTAAAGATATAAAAAGGTATACAAAGATATATTTCTTATTTAAAATTAATATACTAATTTGTGTTTGAGAGTCCTCGGTTCATAGTCAGTATCTCTTAACAATTCATATTTTTCTCTAGGTTTCCAGGTACTAAATAATTCATCAATACTTTTAATAACTCTATTACTCATTTTTTCTGCTGTAAATCCAGCTTCATCACTTATTGCCCATTCTCTTGCTGCATCGCTCATTTCTTTCTTTTCATCTTTAGATTTTTTATATAATTCCATAATTGCTTGAGCTGCATCTTCTGATTGACATTTATCATCAAAAATATATGGAGTAGGAATTGAACCTACTAATGAGTTATTTGTTGGGAATACTGGAATTGCCCATTTACCACATTTTTTAAATGTTCCTTTATGATTAGAAGGTATATTTTCATCTGGAGTAAACCAATTTCCATTTTCATCTTCAAATCTCATTTGATCTTGCATACCTCCAGTTACGTTTCCAATTATCGGAGTACCTGCTAACATACTTTCAGTTAATGATAATCCCCAACCTTCATTTGAAGTCAACAAAATAGTACCATCAGCCATATTGTATAACCAATTCATTTGATCTATTGATGCTTTGGATTCATCAATAACAACATTGTTTTCTTCACTACATAAATACTCAATTACTGCTGGTAAATCAGTTCCATTCTCATCTATTGCATTAGTATGTAGAACAAATAAACATTTCTTTTTCTCGGCTTCTGTAAGTTGATCATTAAACATCTTCCAAGCTAAGATAGTATCAGGAATGCTTTTTCGTCTGATGTTTCTAGAGTTGAAGAACAATATGAAATCATATTCTTTACCCTTAGTAATATTATTTTTATATTCTATATACTCTTTAGAATTTAATTCTTCTTCACTTAATGGACGAAAAGATTTATGATTTAAACCATGAGGTACGTATGATATGATTTTATTTTTAGCTTTACTACCTAAAACGTTCTTATTAATAAAGACAGTTTGCTTAGATATACCTAATAAAGCATCACAACTTTCATAAAATTCTTTATTATACATTGGAGCAGGAACACTATCCCATATATTAAGATAAACTATAGGAATTTGTTTTCTAAGCTCATTCTCCATTTGAAATAACCAAACAAAATATCTTGGATCAGTTATAAGCATTATAGCATCAGGTTTATCTAATTTTATAATTGCCCTTAATAATTCAGGATTCCCATAACCATCAGTCGGATACATTATTACACTAGAATCATTGATTCCAGCTAAGTTATTTGTATCTGCAGATAAGTCTAATCTTTTACCTTTTTCAGGGTGGGTGATTGCTCCTCCTAATGTTACCCAATCATAGTGATGACATGTATTTACTACTATTTCACGCGCAATGTTTGCAACTCCGGAAAATGCGCGAATATCATCGCATATTAGTAAAATGCGACGTCTTTGGTTTGGGGGTTTATAACCTACTTTTTCTTTCATAAACTTTTTATTTTTAATATAAAACTATTTTTTTAAATTTCCAAATTACTATTTGGATATTGTTGAATTATTAACCATCTTTCGGAATTCTTCATCATTTATATATAAATTCATACAAACATCTACTAATTTATTTAAACTGCCCTTGTATTTTATACTTAAGATTTTAAATTCCTCAAATTGATCAGGATTTACTTTTACACTTGTGAGTTTTTGTTCTGAAGATCTCATATTATTATTTATATATACATATATGAGTATTCTAAGAAACTCCAGAATTACAAAAATTAGTGTTAAGAAACGAACAAAACCTACACCCCCATTCACTTGGGGTTGGATTAAAACTCGATAACTTATACCCATCATTAGTAAAACATTCATTTATAAATAAATCTAATGTACTAACTGCCTTAGTTATCTTCCCTTTACCTGAAGGAGGAATGAATTCTTGTATTCTCTTTTGAGGATATTCAGATTGTTCAGGTAATTTTCGTTTTAGGATCATAAACTCTACTTCAATTTTATTTATGTCAACATTAAACTGAGTAGAAAAGAAATGTTTATATAATAACAATTGATTTATTTTGTTTTCATCTTTCTTTTGATAATCACCCCACGATCCTTTTGATGTTTTAAAATCATAAATTTTAAATGTTTCCGTAGGTTCATGATACATTACCAAATCAATAAATCCTTTGAATACAACGTTATTATATTGTTTATTTGGCGTTGTTAATATGGGTATCTCAACTCCTACTAAGTGCCATCCTCGTTTACTAAAATATGATCCCTTTTTCTTTTTAAGAAAGTCTAAAATCTCTATCCCATCATCAAAATACTCCCTCATTTCCTCAGGATTACTAAAATGTATGTTATTATTTTTCTCGTAAGTTGTTCTATATTCAGTTCTAAAATTTTCTGCAAAATCTTCCTCTAAATCTAACTGATCTGCTGCCACTATACTTTGAGTGTACATTACTGTGATATATTTTTGGATAGTATTGTGCATGCTTGTTCCAAATATGGAGTTTATACTAGCATCAAATAAATAGTTTCCATCTCTATATTTTAATTCCCACTGTTTTGGACAATTAGTAAAGGTAGATAATTGACTATATGAAATAGATTTTTGATAAGCATAATTTAACTCAGGTAATTTATACTTTTGTATAGATTTAACTATTGATGGAATTTTTTTACCGGCCATCTTGTAGTTCTTTTAATGCTTTTTGCATGTATAAAATATCGTCTAACTTTTCTTGGATGGAATGTTCTAGCCAATCTTCTAATGATAAGTCAGATCTATCGAGATTTGTTCCATACTTTTTCTCCCCAAATTTAGCTCGTTCAACAAATCGTTCAATAATTGATTGAACTATAGAGTCGGGGGTAAAATCATCATATTTTACTGGCATTCTTCTTTGGTTTTTTAGGTTGAGATTCATTTATCCCCATACTATCTAGAATATCTTTTACCTCATCTTTAGATAAGAGTTCTAAATATTCTGAAGCCTCTCTATTAGAACATTCATAGTATTTAGATATATTATCTAGCAACTCTGGGTCTTGGGGTTTCTTAGTAGATTTAATATATGGAAAATATGTTTTTGTAGCTTTAGGAATTAGGGAGCAATATACTATATATGATTTTTCTTTATCTTGGATATTCAGTTTCTGAACATAGTTAACTATATCTAAATAATCTTGGTTCATTGAAAGGAATTTGTTAATCATAAAAACATTATATGTCTTTTTATCTTCTTCAGAAAAATAATTCCAATCTTTTTTCAGATTAATAATTTGTTTTATCCAATCAAATAATGATAATGAACTATTTTGTTGGATCTTCTTTTTCATATAAATTAATTTTATTTTCATATTTCCACACATAACCTCCTGAGGTTTTTTGTTTTCCTCGAGCAGCCGCCCATATGTTATTTCTTTCAAATTTAGGTATATTAAATATATCTTCGGATTTCCACTCTTTAATTAATACCCCCGTTAAGTCAAATTGATATAATGTCCTAAATTTCTTTGGGTGAGGTACTCCTATTCTTGAGAGTGATAAGTTTGGATTTGAAATTCCTTTTTTAGCTTTACTTATATTTACTCCTCGAGTTATTGGGTGGTTCTTAGTTTTACCAGCAGTTGCCTTAGATACATTTAATTTCCATTCATCTTTATAAATTCTATTTTTAAGTTTATTTCGAATTTTATCTTTAGATTTTTCATCCATAAATGTTAAACCACCTCCCCCTTTATTCTTATTTTTAAGTATAAAACCCCAACTTTTATATAGTGATATATAATGACATTCCCAAAATTTCCATTCAGAAGTTGGAATCTCATCAATTTCTTCTAAATAACAAATCCCAAAATTTTCTAGATGTTGCTTATTTCTTTTTTTTAAAGGTTGAGTGGTTTTTCCTATGTAAAAGGGAATATTATCTCCTCTGTGTAAAAGATATATTTTAGTAGTATGTATCATCGCAATATTTTTGTTTGGCGATAATAAATATTGCAAAATTAATCCTTTTGAAAAAGAGGATTTTTTTTATTTTGTTGGGTCTTCTTTTTCATATAGATCTCTAAACTCTTGCTGCATTTCCCGAGGAAGTAATTCTATTAGTACTTTTTTAGTTACTAAATCATAGAAGCAAGGTACGGGAATAATAACATCCTCTGGGGAACCTGCTACGAATTTAGATAATTTTTTCAAAATTACTCCTTCTGTAAATACACAATTTCCTTCAGGTGAAAATACAGTTGTTGCTAATTTAATATCAATTTTTGGTTGATTTACTTGTGATGGTCCGTTCATTTTATATAATTTGTTTTTGTTTAATTGTTTCTAATATACGAGAAATACAGGCAACTATATTAATTTCTTTATCTAAGACGAATGATGAATGATACATATATTCTTCAAGAATTATTGTTATCATACCTTCTCTATTAAGGGCGTAGTTTTCAATCTGCTCATATAAGAACCGATAAACGTCTTCGTATGAAGATAAATCAGCGTCCGCCAATAATTGTCTAATGTTTGTAAAACTGCTGTATGTGGGTTTTTTTAATTCGTTTAATATACCATTTAAGTAAGCATCATTTGCATTTAATTCTCTTACATTAAGTATGAGCTTCCCATCGCTACTATATTTTTGGAAGGCATTGATTGTTTTTCTGAGATCGGGATAATATTTTTTAATAATAATAGCTAAATCATCCTTCTCATACTGAATATTTTCTTGTGTAAGAATACTATCCATAAAGAATGCAATATCTTTTTTGGATGGAGCTACTAAATCAAATTCAGTACATCTACTTCTTAATGGATCTATTAACCTTTCAGCATAATTACCTGTTAAAATAAATCTAACATTGAAACTATAAGTTTCCATCATATTAAGTAATAATACTTGTGATGCTTGAAGTAAATGAGTAGCTTCATCTAAAATGATTATCTTTAATGGTTTGAATGTTGCAGACGAAGCAAATGAACCTACTTTATCTTTAATATCATCCATGCTTCTATGTTCAGTAGCATTCAAATAAATATAATCACAATCAATATTATTTACTAATATCTTAGCTAATGTGGTTTTTCCAGAACCCGGTTTTCCAGCAAATAGAAGATGAGGAATTTGTTGTGTGTCAATATATTCCTTAAATTTTAACTTGTGTTCTTCAGAACATATAAAAGTATCTAAAGTATCAGGACGGAACTTCTCTCCCCATAAAAAATGGTCTTTTTTCATAACTTTTTATTTAATATAAGATAAGTAGAGGAGTTGGTAAAACCAACCCCTCATATTTATTTTTAATAAAACTGTTGTGGGTCAACAGCTGTATTCTTTTCTTCAGGAACATCTATAATAGCTCCTTCAGTTAATAATACAATACCAGCTACTGAAGCTGCATTTTCTAAAGCACATCTTACTACTTTAGCAGGATCGATAATGCCTTTATCTTTCATATTTACATACTTATCATTTTTTAAATCATAACCTCCCCAAACTAACTTATCAGGTAAACTAGTCATAATTTTATAAATACTTTCGTCACTATGTCCGGCATTTGATAATATTTTTTTAAATGGAGCTGAACATGCTTCGTATACTATTTGAGATCCTATACTTTTATTAGTGATACTTTTACGAGCCTTAATTAAAGCAATACCACCACCCGGAACGATGCCTTCATCAATAGCTGCTTTAGTAGCATGTAAAGCATCATCTACTCTGTCTTTTTTCTCTTTCATCTCAGTTTCTGTATTGCCACCAACATGAATAATTGCTACTCCACCCGTAAATTTAGCTAAACGTTCTTGTAATTTTTCAGTTTCAAAAGCGGTTGTTGATTTTTCAATTTGAAGTTTTAATTCTTCAATACGTGAAGAAATACTTGTCTCATTACCTTTACCATCAACAATTGTGGTTTGTTCTTTTTTAACAGTAACAATTCTAGCTTCACCAAACCAATCCCAATTAAATTTCTCTAATTTCATTCCTTTTTCTTTACTAAACACTTGTCCTCCTGTTAGAACTGCAATATCTTCTAGGATTAATTTACGTCTATCTCCAAAATCAGGGGCTTTAACAGCACATACTTTGATTGTACCTCTCATTTTATTAACAATAAGAGTGGCTAATGCTTCATTATCAATATCTTCGGCGATAATTAAAAGCGAACGACCAGTATTTGAAACTCCTTCCAAAATTGGTAAAAGTTCTTTTACTGTATTAAATCTACTATCTGCTATTAGGATATATGGGTTATCTAATAAACAAGACATAGTGTTATTATCAGTAACAAAATAGTGAGATTTGTATCCTCTATCGAATTGCATGCCTTCTACTGTTTCTAAATATGTTTCTCCGGTTTTACTTTCTTCAATGTGTACTACTCCTTCAATCCCTACCTTACTCATAGCGGTTGCTATTAATTTTCCAGTTTCAACATCATTATTAGCTGAGATAGTAGCAATTTGCTCAAGTTGATCTTCTGATGAAATTGTTTCTTTAATATCTTTATGGATGTATTCTACTACTTGTTTAACAGCAATATCAATATCTCTTTTGATTTGAACTGCATTTTCACCATTATTAAGGTATTTAAAACCATCATTAATCATTTTACTAGCTAATAGGGTAGATGTTGTTGTACCATCACCTGCTGCATCTGCTGTTTTGATTGATGCTTGTTTAATTAATTGTGCACCCAAATCTTCAATAGGATCTTCTAATACATTTACTCTCTTTGCTACTGAAACCCCATCTTTTGTACTGTTAACAGAATTTCCATCTGAATAGATGATATTTCTACCATGAGGACCTAATGTACTAGTAACTACGTCGGATATTTTATTAATTCCTTGTAATAACTTCTTTCGGGAGTTAGCTCCCAATTCAATTTTTTGTTTTGACATATTTATAACTTTTTAATTAATTTTAGCAAGTATACTGTTTTCGCATCCAATGAAATATTCTTCACCTTCAAATTCTAACTTTGTAAATCCCATAGAAGGTAATACTACTTTATCTCCTACTTTAAGTACGGTGTTAATAAAATGATCTCCAGTGATTGAGAATTTTCCAGGACCTACGTCTACTACTGTGGCTTGTTTGTTTTTTTCATTCCCCATATCAGGAACTACTATTGAACCAAATTTGGACTCATCTTCCTCAATTGGTTTAACGATAACTGCATCAAATAATGCTTCTAATTTTTTCATAACTATTTTTTTGTTTGATTAATATAATAAAGGTAAATTAAATTACCAACTCACCTTTCTGAATTCTGTTATTTTTATTTTGTTTTTATTTTACAATACTCAATCTACATTTAAACCCATGATCAGCTAGCAGGTCATTGACTTGTCTAATGTATGAACTTTCGTTAGGAACTTTAGTTTGAACACTAATTGAGAATTTACCACCACCTATTGAATGTCCGTCATTATCTAACGCTTTAAGTGTGTTTTTTCCAAATGAGTGTGGAATCATTCCCACATTAGAAGTATCACCTTTGTTAATAAAGTTGATAGCATCCAATAACTCATCAACGTTTGGACCTATCAACTCAATATTAGATTGTTGTTCGTTTAATACTTTTCTAACTTCTTCTCTAATTAGTTTTCTGAAAGCTGTTATTTTCATTTTTTTGTTTAAGTTTAATTGTTTAATATAAATATTATGCTCCTTGTAATCTTACTAAGAAATATTTAGTTTTAATTTCATTCTTTTCAAATTCCATTACCATTAATCCTTTCTCACTTATACTTATAACTCCACCTCCCATATCTTTATTTGCTACTAATATTTCTTTGAATATTTCTGAGTTGAATGGAATACTAATTCTACCTGAATTAACTTCTGCAGGTATATTATATGTTATTTTATTTGAATGTTCGTTATCCTCTCCAAATGTAAATTCAACAATTGGTTTTTGATCATCTAAATTAATATCACTTCGTATTGTCATAAAATCTACTCCTGGTAATGCATTTTTAGCTTTAATTAAAGAATCTATATTTTCAACATTTAGTGGAATTTTGATTTCATATTCTTGGGGCTCAGTAACTTCACCTACTTTTGGTAATAAAAACTCATCAGCTAAAGCATATGATAAATTAAAATTAGTATCTGAAATGTATAGTTTAGTAAATACTTTTTGTTTCTTTTCAGTAAGAAGTGAAATATCATTACTAGTAATACTTAATAATTTAAGTAATTGAGTAGTATTAAATATAGGTAATACACAATTAGGGATTGGGAAATTATTGTGTTGTAAACTTCCAATCATATCTTTATTAGGTGATACAAATTTAATTTGTAATTTATCATCCTCAACACTTAGTTTGGCTGCTTCAATTATTCCACCTAAATAATATTTAGAAATAACACTCTGTAAAACGGATTTATGCATCATATTTTTATTTTTAATTAATATACGAACTTTTTTAGAAGGAGAAAAACTTCCCAATGTTTGGATTTAAACTAGGAAAATCCCATTTTAAATCAAGATATAGTTCTTTCAACTTATTCAAAAGCATCGATTCAAATATTTTATCAACGTCAATATATTCTTTAACGAACTTATCAATCTCATCAGGTATCTTTGAATTTGGTAACCCTATAGTATCTATTTGATATGGATTTTGTTTTAGGTTAATAATAAGTATTTTATCTCCTTCTATTATTGTTTCGAATTTTTTATCTAATTTTCTAAATCTAAGTAAGTCTGAGTAACGTACTGCTGCTTTTGTATTACTTGGAGCTTTAAGTTTAAATTTACTAAATATCTCTCCGGATGTTGGAGGTATTCTATATGAATTTATTTGTTTAACACCAGTTGGTTTACCTAATAATCTCGGGTCTGTTTGTTTTAACAAATTGTAAAAATCTATTATGGAATTGTCTAATTCTTGTTTTGGAGTGTTAAATAAAATATTCTTGATAAAACTTTCTCCAAATTTTTTAAAAATCGGATTCATATTAGACTTCATTATCTCCAAACCCTTTAGATCTAGTGCATCTTTATGATCGGAAGGAATTGTAACTCCTTCCTTATTAGTAACCCACATTCCATATCTTCTTTTACCTGTAGCTAATATAGTAGAAGCAATTACCTCTTGTTTTAATTGAAAATATTTGTTTTTTGGAATGTTAAACAATTTATTACAAACGTTCTCTAAGTTATCGTTTGCTTTAGACTGAATCTTACTAGCTATTTTAAGAACAAATTCATTTTTATTTTCGTCATTAATTTCTATACCCTTAGATTTCATATAATCTAAAACAGGTTTAAGCTCTATGTACAAACTATCTGTGTCACTTAAAAGAATGAAGTTTTTATCCATATAAATTTACTTTTTAGAGTCTAATTCAAAATATTCCATTAATTCATCTTTAGACATTTCCATAACATTACCTAATTCACCATTTACATAATCGATAGAGGATTTAGTTAATCTTTGACCACTGTTTGTAATGGCACAACTACATATCATATGACCATCAGTATATCTCCAAACGTTTTTAGCAAATGTACCGTACATCGCATTTTGAAGAATCTTAAAAGCTAGTTGAAACGTATCATATAATGCAAATTTACCCCAATCTTCTGATTTACCAGCTTGCTTTTTCATTCCCCTATAATGTTCACGTTTCTCAAACCACTTTTCTAAAATGTTAGCTGTAACACTTTGTTTATCAGTTCTAAATAATGCTCCGGATGCTGATATTGTGTATTTATTGTCCTTAATTATTTGTATAAGTTCTCCTAATTTAATCTCCTTTGAATCTAGAGTATAATTAATTTTATTTAAACGTTGTATTATTATTTCTTCATTTGGATCCCTTTGTTCTAACTTTTCTAATGAATAATTTTGTTCGTATGTAGAATTTACTTCAATCCTTCCAACTAATGTTTCAATACCTAAATTAAGGGATTTAATAATACTAGGATATAGTGAGGTATAATCTAAATCTATACAATCATAATATAATCCAGGTACAGGATCTAAAAGATATCCTCCAGCGTATGTTTCTTCTCTATTTTTTCTTGATGGATTATGAGTAGTTGGTTTATTAGGAGAGATAATTTTTGATCCTCGTAAGTATTTTAATATTGCCCCTTCACCTAAGACTGTGTTATAATAGATTTGATCATATGGAGTATTACAAATATGACTTATCATAATAGTTAACTCGATAAATTTAAGTTTTTCTTCTAATTTCTCAACAATCTCAACATCTCGAAGATTATATTCAATAAATTTTTGTTTATCTGTTTTAAATAAAGTATTCAAATTACCTTCATATTCTACTTTCCCTAATTTAACATATTTTTCTCCAATATCACCTAATTTATATGATGGTTCTTCCTTGGTTATATATTTTTTATGTAAAAGCATATAATCTAGATGATTGATACCACCTAATCTAACTGATAAAACATTTGGGTTATAATCTTGAACCTGTATTTTACGGATTGGGGAAAGTCTAAGTCTATCTTCTTCATGTACTATATTTCCTAGTCTAAAGTATAGATAAGGTATATCGAAATATTCACTATTCCATCCTACTACTATAGTTGGGTCTATTTCTTCCCACTTATCTAAAAACTTTAATATTAATTCTCTTTCGGTTCTACAAGGAATAACATGAATATTCCCATCATTAATTTCCTCAATTTCTTTTGATTTATCAACGATAAAACATATTTTAGTTTTAGTAGTTAAGTCTATTAAAGCTATGGAAGTAATAGGAGCTTGGGCATCTTTTATGTATTGAATTGTAAGCGCTCCTCCCATTTCAATCTCAATATCCAAAAATACAGTATTATGCCATTCAGGAATAACATCTTCTTGATTATAATATAATTCTCTCAAAGTGTATAACTCAGGATTTATATCCTTTTCTAATAAATCCGGATCACTCCAATCCGCTTTCCCATTAACTGGGATACAATATCCTCCAGTTAATACAGGTAAAGCACCGTCTTGTTGGTGCTTTACTCGTTTATAAAAAATAGGGTTATGTTTAAATTGATGCCATCCACTTTTATCATCTCTTAAAAAGATATTATAGGTAGATCGGTCAAAGTATATTGATTGGTACAATTTATTCTGCTGGGGTTTCTTTCTTTTTAAAATGGTAGTTTCTTTTTTTAGGGACTTCTTCAGTAACTACTGTTTCCTCTATCTTTGGTGTTTCGATTATTGGTTCTTCAACCACTTCTTCTTCTACAATTACATCCACAACCTCTATTTCTTTAGGGTTCCTAATTTCTTCCTCTAATTCATTAATAAGAGCCATGATTTCAACAAATTTTATATTAGGTTGAGACCATTCAGTGACATGTCTTAATTGACTTATAATTTCTAGTAATTTTTCCATTTTATTTTTATTTAATTTTTACCTGAACTTCCAAATCCTTTGTCGCCTCTAGATTGTGTGTTTTTTAATTCGTTAAATTCTTCGTCGTTTAGTTCAACAATTTCATATTGTGGGATTGGGATTACTGCTATTTGAGCATATCTTTCTCCTTCCTCAATAGTAACATCAACATCACCTACATTATATATTTTTACTCCTAAATCTCCAGTATATCCCGGATCTACAGTTCCATAATGTGGGATTAATTCATGTTTAAATCCTTTAGAACTACGTAATTGTATCTGCATCCAAAACTTTTGGTTTTGAGGTAGTGTTAAATTTAACCCATTAGGTACTACTGCTGATTTACCTGCAGGTATAACTGTTGTTTCAGTGCAAGTTATATCAAAGCAGGCACTTGTCGAATTGTAGGCTACCGTTGGAATAACGGCATTATCTGTGTTTTTATGAGCGTATATTGTTACCATGTATTATTATTTTTTATTTTAAAATTTAGCACCATTTACTTCGATGGCATGGAGAAATTCATCACGAACCATATTATTAGGTTCTATAAATACACCTGAGAATTTGTTGGTAGTCATTACTGATCCGTGTTTAATACCTCTTGAACTACAACAAGTATGTTTACAAGCAATACTAACTGCTACTGATTGGCATTGCATTTTATCAGCAACATAATCATGAATTTGGGTGGTTAATGATTCTTGCATTTGTGGGCGACGAGAAAACCATTCTACAATACGATTTAATTTACTTAATCCAATTACATTTTCAGCAGGAATATATGCTACAGTAGCAAACCCAGTGAATGCTAAATTGTGATGTGCACACATACTAACAATAGGAATGCCTGCTTGAATTACTAGTCCGTCATAATTTTCATCATTAGGGAAAACTGTAATATTTGGTTCGTCAGTAATTGAACCTACGATTAGGTCTTTCAAGAAGGATTTTGCGACTCTCCTTGGAGTATCGACTGTTTGTCTATCTGCTTTATAATCAAACCCCAATGCTGTAAGGAATTTACCATATGCTTCAGATGCATTTTCTATCATCTGCTCTATCTCTTCTTGAGTACGGGGATGATTACCGTTTGATTTTTTTAATAATTCCATTAATATAACTTTTATTTTAAAATATACAACTTTTATTTTGATTTTCCAAGTATGTCTAAATACTTTCTATATTCTTGATACCAGTAGCTCGTCTTACTTCCTTACCATCTTTTAAGACAATAACGGTTGGAATAAACTCTACTTTAAACTGTTCTCCTAGTAATTCATGTTTATTAATATCTACACTATACCAGTTATCATATCCTTTATTTTCAACTAAACGAGATAATTTAGGGGTAAGCATATTACATGCCCCACATCCTTCAGATGTAAAATATAATATTTGAGTTCCGTTTTGTGGAAGTTGGTTTTTGTTGGTAATTGATATCATTTTATAATAAATATTTAGACTCCACGCTTTTCATCAAAAGCAATTATATGTTCACGACCTGTAAAATTATATCCATTATTAGTACAAAAATCAATTACCATAGGATATACTCTAATAAGTTCATTTCTTGTACTTCCAGGAGGCATTAACCAAGTTTTAGATTTAGGAATTCCCATTTGTGTTCTAAATTCTTCTATTTCATTCCAAGTATCCATCATCTCTACTGGGTTACAAACTGGTTTAAAATGGTAATCTGTATGGTATGATAGTGTTTGTCTAATAGCTTCTTTGTTTATTCTTAAACTATTATGCTTAATTATTAACTTTTCATCTGTTAATTCTCCATTTGGCATTGGAATTCCAATTTTAGGTATGGAATTTGAAAATTTAGGAGATAATGATATTAAGCCAATTGGATAATCAGTTTCAATAAAATGTGATCCTTCAGTTTCCATAGTTATTACAATACCTCTTTCATTAGCAAAGTGAGTTAATTCATTTACTAAATCTGGATGCATTGTTGGGCTCCCACCTGTAAGCATCATTTCTGTAATATCTGGTCTATTATCATACATTTTAATAATGTCGTTAAATGTAAATGTACCTTTTTCAGGGTGAATTGAGGTGTACCATGAATCACACCACCCCCCTTCTCCAAACCAACATCTATGGGTACAACCGGTTGTTCTAATTGCAACAGTAGGTTTACCTGCTCTTGAACCTTCAGATTGAATACAGTAATATAATTCTATTATTTGTAAAGGTTTGTCAAAATATCTTAATCTACCTGGTTTCATATTATTTTTAATTTTCTTGATAACTTGCTGAGTTTCTTTCATGTTCGTAAACTTCTACTTTAATGGCTTTTACTCTACCTTCAGTTTCTAATTCAAGGAAGTCGTTAATAGTGTGATATAGGTACTCAGCAAAACGTTCACATCCTACATTATCCATAATTCTTAATTGAATTATACCATCCATATCCATTTGTTTAAATTGCTCTAAATAAGGATCATCCTGTGATATAATAGTTGTGTGATCCAAGAGATGTGCAAAATAATCTTTAGGAGATAAACCATGTATTTTATTTTTAGCTCGCTTCATACCACCAAAGTCAAATACCCAATTACGTTGATCTAAATCACCTTCAAACCACACTCTAAACGAAACCGCATAACCGTGTAAAAACTTACAATGAGTACCATCTGCTTTCCATTGACGAAAGCATGCAGAGTATCCATCAAATAATTTTGTTGAAATAAATTTTTTCATTTTATGTTTTTATTTATACTAATTCTTCTAATATACCTATAATTTCTGAGAATACCAACAAGGTAATAGCTAAAGGTAGATTTACTAATAACCCTATATATCCTAGCATTCTTACTATGGATTTAATAAAACTTATTGTTTGGTGTTGTTTTGGGTTTGGGTGGTTCATTTTATTACTTCATTATAAGATTTCCAAACTATTTCATTAGGTACTTCGTTTGTTGGAACGCCTAATAAAATATTACCGTCTTTGTCTTTTCCAATTGCTGTAAAACCAAATCCTTCACAAATTAAAGATACATAATGTTCTGGTTTTAATTGGTTTGCTTCTTCTAAGATATCGAAATCATATGATAATCCATTAGGATCATTAATTTCACACCATTGTTTTGAGTATTCTGCCATTTTTTAGTTGTTATAAAAGTTAATAATTTGTTCTTTTGTTTTAAATCCTGAGAATCTGTTTTTCTCTACTCCGTTTTCAAGTAAAATTACAGTAGGAACTCCTCTAACGGAGTATTGAGATGTTATTTCCGGGTTTGCATCCGCATCTATCATTGAAATATTATACGTTTGAGATAATTCTTGGATAACTGGTTTGAGTGTTTGACATGGAGCACACCATGTAGTTGATATTACTAATAGTTGTTTCATTTTATTTATTTTTATTTAGAGTTAAATTCTTTACAAATTTCTTCTACCTTTTCTTTAACATAATCCCAAGATACTAAAGTTCCATCATTTTCACAGTATTGTAATGGATCTTCCAATCCTAACTTAATAAAACTCTCACACCTTTCAATACTAGATCCTGAATATATATCACTATACCAAACCCCAATTCCCGGAGTAGATTCTGTTAGTCCTGCTAATTTTGTTTTTTCTTCATCTTTAACAAATATGGGAGAATAACTAGTATTAGTACGTTTATATATTTCTCTATAATCTAAACCTAATAATTCGCAATTCTTTATACCATCTTCTAATACTCCAGTTTTATCTGTAACATTATATGGGGCCCAATAATTTACTTTATCTGAATCCCAATTTCCTATTTTAAATGCGTGTTCTAATGCAGATTTAAATTCTTCAGAACAATCTGGATATATTCCAGATTGAGTTTTATTATTAAAATCCCCCATATGCGTTCCAAGTGCTATGTCACATCTTTCTCCAGTTCTTTTAGCTACAGAAAGAGCTACAGCATAAGTAATGGATGCAAATATGGCATTACGGTTAGGTACAACGGAAGTTAATGCGTTCTCATGAGCATAATGTCCTTTTTTCATTTCCATAGAATCATTATCTACTAATCCACTCACAAGTAAATCAGATAATCCTTCCAATCTAATTTGACGATAAGTAATAGGTTTGATAAGAGCATTAGGTCCAGATTGTTGGTTTAAATAATATACCAATGATTGAGCTCTCTCTAACTCTACTGAATGTTTTTGTCCATAAAAGAATGAGATAGCTGTAACACTTTTGTACTCGGATAAGCAACGTAATAATAATGTGCTTGAATCTAAACCTCCACTTAATGAAAGTACTACATGGTCTTTTTGTTTTTTCATATTTTTAATTTAAAATGGTAAATCAGCTTTCTCTTTAGGTTCTTCTACTACTACATTTAAGTTGTTCTCACTATTAAAATATAATGTTAAAAATCCTAAAGGATAAAGACATACATTTCCAGTATATTTAGGGGTTGTAATATCTCTATATTTAATAGTTATTCTAATTTTTTTCGAGTAATCAAATACTTCTTTTCCAATCTTGTTTCCAGCTGGTTTTCCTAGGAAGTCAAATAATGACATATATGTTCCTAAATCTTGAGTGTGTTTTGTTACAATAGGCATGATCTTAATTGTTTTATATTGTGATTAATGTTGTTAATGATATCAGATGATATAGGCGTGTTAATAAATTCTTCTATTTTTTCGGATGGTTTAGTATATTCAACACCCATATCAAATAAAACGTTTTTAAATGCGTTTATTATAGGTGCACTTGTGTCTGCTGACTTAATAAAATCATATCCTTTATAGAACTTAAATTCATTTATATCTGATGCTCCTAATAGATGATGATATGAATTAGTATCTAACATATGTCTTGAATTAAGGACATTTATTAATAAAATACGCCCCATCATTTGGGAAAATAATTTATTTTTGTGTGGGAACATTTCACTATATAATTTTAATGAATGATTAAAGGCAAAATGTCTATAACCCATATCATAACAATCAGAATATAATGAAATAATATCCCCTAATGTTTCACCCTGTATTACGACCATTAATTTAGTTCGTTCGGGTAATTGGGGTTTAATAGTATTCATCCAATACTTAGCGTTCTTGGAAGTTCTCCATGAATTATTCCATTCATCAGGAGAAATAAAAATATCAGGTTCGAATAGATCTATTTTTTCAATTAGATCTTCTTGAGTGTGTTTTACATTTTCGAATAACCCATTATCCATAATAATAAAGGAGTCAGGATGTTGTCTATAAGATAACATAAATTCCTTATATTCTGGGTATAAATCAGATAAATGCGGGAGAATGTATTGATAATCATTGTATTCTAATGAGTTTGTAAGTAAACTTAATGGGGATTCAAAACTTAATTTCATAACTTAACTTTCTTAATAATAAATATATAAACTATTTTTTAGTTTTCCACTAATCCCACCACTTTTCAATATTGTGTTCTAATAGAGAAAATAATAGCTTTTTAGCTCTAGAGTGGTTTATATATCCTATATTCATTGCAATTACTTGTTTCATGCTTTCCTCATCTCTATCTTTAATATCAAATAGACCTTCTCCATTCAATACTCTTTTATATATTAGTGGATATTTTTTGTGATAAGCATTGTAATTTTCACTTTTTGTTTCTGTATGTAGTTCATATACTTCAGGTTCTGTAGGTGATAATATAAAGTCAAAAATCCTATCTTCATAATCCATATATTCCATAGAATAATATTCATCTTGTACCCTTTCTATTAAACGAACACAAGTGGTCATAATTTCCGCATCTCGTTTTGCTCGAGTATGACGGTCTTGTTTCCCAATGTATTTTGCTTGGTTTTGGAGTTTAAACTTTAAAATAGTAAAAATGAATGAATCATCCCAATCTCTATCTTTCCAGATAATAGGAAACCATTTAATTAAACTTTGGATAGATCTATTTACATCCCTTATTCTCCAACCTATTTTTAACCAAACCCAACCATTTAATTTCTTAGATAAAGATTTCAAAGAATTTATCAACTTTTTTATGTTTTTCATTTTTTAAATATGTTTTATATTGTTCAACTACTTCTAATAAGGTTCCTTCTGCTGAATTCTCAATGAATTCAGAAACTTGTTCTATAGTACCGCCACATTCTTTTTTCAGGTGTTCTTTGAATGAATTCATCCTTTCCCGTTCATCTTTTGCAAAGTCATCCTGTAGTTTTCGAACTCTTTTATTATATATGGATCGTAACTCATTTTCTTTTTCTTTAAGGACTCCCCAATTTTGGATAGTATTTCTAAGTTTAACAACTTCATCAGCAAGCCACTGTCCTTCGTATGAAATCTGAAATGCATATGGTGAATAGTCAAAATCACCATGATTTATTTTAGATACAAAAGAATAGTGTTTATCAAGTGATTTAGAAACAGGGTATCTTCTCCACCAATAAAATTTGTTAAAATTTAATCGAGGTGGTTTAGGTGGTGCTTTAAAAGATGCATGTATGTTATATTCTTTTAATATGTCTTCTCTTGAAACCATTAGTTGTAATTAATGGATTGAATAAGTTCATAATATTGAAGTCCTATTTCTGAATCTTCGTGATCCGATACGTATTGTTTGATTATTTCATCAAATTCTTCTTGTTCGTATGGAGTTGGTTGTTCATACTGTGCTGGTTGTTTTTCTTGATCTTTGTCCATATTATTTAATTTTTATTATAGTATAAATATACGAACAAATTCTAGAATCTCCAAACGTTTTATATGACGTTTATATGACTTCTATACGATTTCACATCCTCCTGCTCCACATGCAACGCTATCCCCTAATACAGTATTATCATCAAATTCTACTATCTTACTTAAATCAATATTATGTAAGTGTTGTACCATTTCATTGAATTGTTCTTCAGTGCAAGTTTCAAATGGACTTTGAACATAAGTATGATCTGAGAAAGGCAACACTGATAACCCATTGAATGTATTTTTATTTTCCCACATCCATTCTCCTACTTCACTCCATTCTTCAGGTTTAATAGAAATAGTTGCAGATACATTGTTTGTATTTGCTCCTTTACGATGACCTTCTTTTACCCATTCAATATTGAATTTTTTAACACGTTCTAATAATTCCAATGCTGTTTCTTCACTACGAATAATAGCATTGTTAGGTGCTTTTTGTGGGATTGAAATAACAGCTTGGATAGTTGGTTTAAAGAAATCATCTTCAACTAATTCTGGGTGATTTGCTGCTAAGTATGAGTATATTGGTTCGTTTTTTCCGATTCTTACTCTTCTAATATAGAATCTATCATGCCAGCTATGAATACCACTACTACATCCTAATACTAATGAACTAGTACCACTTGGTTTTACTGTAGTTACACGAGCTGCTTTATTAGTACCAATAATTTCTGCAACACGAGCATTTTCATTTTTAGCTATAGTTGCTGATTTTTTAAGATTCAAACCTAATACTGTACCTGAAGCTATTCCTGTCATTCCAACTCCAAGTAAAGCTTCTTTTTCAGTTGTTTTTCTCCAAATATCTCTTAAATAATGAAAATCGGTATATGCTGCTTGTAAAGTCCCAATGAATGCTGCCACTTTTACTCTATTATCTAAATCTTCTTGATCTACAATATCCGAAACATTTACTTCACAAAGGTTACAAAATTGAAAAGGTCTAAGTGCAATCTCACAACAATTTCCTGTTATAACATGGGCAATCTGAAAACAGTGTGTTTTATCTGAAACGCTAATGTCCCAAACATCTTCTTTTATTTCGGATAATTTAATGTCTATTATTTCTAATGTATTTTCATTCCTATTATTAGCTTTCTTTAAAGATTGTATTAAATTATTTAATTTTTCTTGTTTAATTGAGTGTTCTAATGAAAATATTTTATAAAAATGTCTTAAAGAATCATTTGAATTTATAACCAATGAATATCCTTTATATAGTTTTCCATTATATTTCTTGTTAGGAAAACTACCTTCAGTTATTCTTTCATATATAGAGGTTTTTATCCCATAAAATCCTAACAATTCGGATACATCCTTAATCAATTTTTCATATGAAGAACTAAATGTAATTCTTTTGGATTTATTACTAGATATCGAACCATCAGAACTTATTAACCCACTTATAATTCCTTTAATGAATTCTTCAGATCCTTCTTTCCATATTTTTGTTGGTAATCCTTTAGATTTATGAATAAATCCAAAATGTTCAAAATATTTTATTATTTTACTATTTGTAGTTTGAATTTCTAAAGTACCGTGCTTATGTTGATGACCTTTAATGTTTGTTTCTCCTATTTTATTTAAAAACTCTATTATTTTTTCAGATATTCCTAATATTTGATCTTCTTTTGAAAATACGAAACCTAGTTGTTTTTTTCCAACATTAGAAGTAGATAAATTACCATCCCCTAAACACCACCCCAAAACAAATCCATCGCTATATGTTCCTAAAGAACCATTGAATAGTGAATTTTGCTTTAAAACAGGCAATTTCATTCCTTTAGTAATTTTATCTGTTGAATATTTTACCCACGTTTTTCCATCCCAAATTGGCCATTCATGTTCTGGGGTTGACCAATATTTATGTCCTCCCTTTAATGTTATTTCATATAGTTGCTTTTCTTTCCCTGATAACCAACACTTAGCATCACTTACATCTCCATTTAGATTTTTAACTTTGAATGTTTTATCTTGTAATTCTTCAATGTTAATTATTCCATCTGTAGTCATTACTTTAGTACCTGCTCTTAATGAAGGGTTAGTTCCCCAATCTTTATCATTACTAAAATAAACACCAGGTTCTCCTGAGTTGCTTAGTTCTATTTTTTTCCACAGTTTAAGGAATTCTTCTTGATCAATTTTATGACGTAATAATACTGCTGAGTTATTTGCTCGTCCACGTTGTGGGTTTTCTTCCCACCAATTTCCAAACTTACAAGTCAACATATCTTCATCATTTAAATTAAATAAAGCTATTAATGCTGCTCTTCTTATTCCTCCACTTAATACAGCATCCGCAATATGACATGCCATATCATGAGCTTCTACTGATGTTAATCTGCTACCATTTCCTTTACGATCAAGAATTTTTTGTAATTGAAATAAACATTCTTTTAAAGGTTCAGGACCAGGTGCTTTTCCTCCTACTGTAATTAATTGAGCTCCTTTTGGTCTAATATCTCTAAAATCAAATATTGGAAGAGATCCTCCATTAAAATATGCTTTACATAACATTCGAATAGCGTCTGCCCATCCTTCAATACTATCACCTACTAAATAACGTTTATGTTTAACAGGAATTGTAATCTCAGGAAGAGATTCTATGTGATGAAGTTGAACACTATAACCTACTCCACATCCCGATAATAATAAAAACATAATTTCGCTAAATGCCCTCCAATTATCGATAGGCATATATGAGCAGTTAAAAATGCGAGAATTGTTTAGTTCAATAGGCTTTCCAGCAAATTGTAAGCTTCTCATGGATGGTAATACTTTTTTATCATATACCAATTTGTATGCTTCTTCTATTTCATCATGTAGTTGAGGAAATTTACCTTGATGCATTTGTTTGTTTCTTGTTACTAGTTCTCCCCATGTTTCTCTTCTTTGAAAGTCGGGAACATACTTAGAGTATTTGAGGTAAGTAGTAACTTCGGATAGGATTCGGGTTTCTGTATTCATTTATTTTATTATTTATTTAATTCAAAAAATTTATTTTTTAAAAGCTGTTTATCAAATTTATCAAAGTCACTATCAAACTTTTTAACGGCTGGTTTAGTGTCTTCATCATCCTCATTATATTCGTCTTCAATTTCTATATATCCTCTAGATGTGTCTATCTTGGCATTATAAGTCATACCATCCGCTCCATATCTATTTTTCATAACGTGAATTCTACCGGTTCCGTTAACTTTGTCTTCTTTTTTTCTTGAGAGGGTTAAGCATAGATCAGAAATCATAATTTTATCATAACTTCCGGCCGCTGCTGTGCCTTCTATAATATTTTCTTTAGCTCCAGTTCTATTAACCTGTGATACTGACCATACAGGTAGATTTAATTCTCGAGCTAATCCTTTAGTACTGATATAAATATCATCAATTTCATCTTTTCTCTCCCTATTTTTTCTTTTTGATGAAAGTAAGTCAACGTAATCTATAATTATTAAATCTACTTTAAAACCTAAATCCTCACATTTTTTAATGTGGCTCTCTAAAGTAGAAATACTAGCCTTTCCAGGTGTGTATTCTTTTATAATTAATTTACCTGGGAGTTCAACTATCGTTTCTTGAACTTTTGATTTAAAATTTTTAAGTTTATCTACAGGAATACCCGTAAAGAAAGCATCATATCTTTTTCCAACATAATCTTCTCCTAATTCTAAAGTATAGTGTACTACATTATATCCTAATTGGACAGCACATCCTCCTAATGCTACTAAAGCCCATGACTTACCACCTCCAGGATTACCAAATACTAAACCAAAATCTCCATTTCCTAATCCACCCTGTATTAATTCATTTATTTTATCCCAAGGAGTAGGGATAATAATTCTATTTTCTTCACGATATCTGGATTCAGTATCTTTATCGTATTCATGACCTATATTTTTATCTTGACCCGCTTTAAGAGCACTATCAATTAAAAATCTAATAGAATCATATTCCCCACCCTTAAGTAAGTCTACTGAATCTAGTAATGCTCTTTTTAATTGTTGATTTTTACAGAAGCCTGAGAATTCATTTTCAATGTATTCTAAATCATCTTCAGAGGCTGAATAAGATTGTTTTAATTGTTCTTTAATAGCAATTTGAAGTACATCGTTTGTAATTTTCTTCATTTCTACTTTTAGAACTTCCATTGTTGGTGGGCAGTGATATTCACTATAATATCTTAAAATTTGACCTACAATCCATTTTGATGCTTGTGTACTGAAGTATTCATCAGTTAAAACATCATGTATTGATAGTAAAAATTTCTTATGTGTTAGTAGTGAAGATATTACTTTAGTTTGGAAAGAAGGCCCGTATTCCTCTAAAGAATTTAATCTTGTTGTTGTCATAACTTTTGTTCTATTTTTTTAAATATAAAAAATTTTCTTTAATCCAAAAATCTACATTTTTAATTATTTTCCCCAATTCGTCTTCATTATACATTCGTACAAATTCTTCGGGTTCAAAAGATAATTCATCATCTTCAATTATTGATTGTAGATCTTCTATATCCTGTTCACTTACTAAAGGTTTACTTAGATCCATAACTTTATATTTGCTCTCTATCTCATTTCGCTCCATTAATATTCGAGCATATACAACATGGTCTTTAAGTTTTTCTTCACATATATCAAATATATCTTGAAGTGATAAATTTCTTTCTTTTAATTCCGGGAATTTTTTTAAAAGTCCCTTCTCACCTAACCCCTTAATTCCTTTAACATTATCTGAATTGTCTCCAAGTAATGTTTTTTGTAAGATAAAGTTATGTGGTGTAAGTTGAAACTTATCAATTACAGTCTGTGGCGTATAATATTCTTTTTCAACGGGACGATAGACTGTGATGTTATTGGTGACTAGCTGGAGGAAGTCTTTATCTGCGGATACTATAAATGATTTATTATTTGGATTTGATGATATCTGTTGACTCAAACAAGCTAAAATATCATCTGCTTCTACTTTAGGAATACTTAGTACTTTAATAGGTAAACATCCCAAATAATGCATCAAACGTACTATTTGATTAATTTTAGAATCATGTTCTTCCTCAATATCATCAAAAATATCCCAATTAGTAATTCTATTAATATTTCGACTTGATTTATATTCAGGAATCATATTTTTTCGACTTGCTGAAGATCCAGGTCCATCAAAAACAACATATACAGATGTAGGTTTTATTTCCTTAACTAAGGTTCCTAATGATCTAAGAAAACCACCTAAACCCCCGATATGAACCCCATGACTATTTATTAGATTTAAAATTGCAAAGTTTCTAAAAAATAGATTGAGACCATCAATTAATAGTACTCTTTCATGTTTATTAGGAATTGAGTCTGTGTTTTCTTGGACTTCATTCAAGAGTTTAAGTAAATTTTTATTTTTCATACTATTCTTTAATAGATTCCAATATATCAGAAATATTTTCTCTTTCATCCCACTCACTCGAGTCTTCAACAATCAATATATCCCCATCTACTTCTTCAAACCAATTACGTGAATATTCTTTTTTATATTTAGCTATTGAATTATCGGTATCAGGAATAAAACCATGAGGAGTAACAATTACTGTTGATTGAGTAGCTATTCCTATTCCTGTGTGAATTTTATCTATTGCTATTTTGGTTCTTTTAGCAAATTCTACATTCTTTTTATCTTTAACAGCTTTGATTTTAGATGTTCCACTATTAGTTATATTACCAAAGGTTATTACCAAAGTCGCATCCCAATACATAGCATCTCCTCCTTTATTTGTCATTTTTGGCCTTCCCATGGGTGATTCAGCGGGTTGTACTCCAACTTTATTAATAATAAAGAATGTATTTGTATAAGGATAATTAGATTTACGAGACATTGTGAATTTTTGATTCACAAAATTACCAAATTGAGTAGCCATAGCTCCTGCATTCCATTGAGGGTTGTTACTTTTAGCTTCAACACTCATTTTACATGGAATTGAACCAACGGAGTCCCATAAAAAGCAAAGATCATAAGGTAAATTCCCTTTCTTTTGTTCATCTAATATATCCAATATAAATGCTGATACATCTTCTATAACATTAATTGTTGATCTATCTACATACATAAAAAAACCTTCATAATTTATATTTGTTGGATCCTCGGGATCTATTATTCTATTTAATTCAAATCCCATTTGAGCAGCATGTTCAAAATCCCACTTCATTTCAGTTATTATGAATATAGGAAGAATTCCTTGTTTTTGAGCATTTATAGCTGTCTCAATTAATAGTGTTGTTTTACCAGAGTCTGATCTTCCCCTAGCTATAGTTAAATGACCCATTGGAATTCCTTCTATAGAAAGAGCATCTTGAATAGGTTTACTGAATGGGATAAATTTCTGTTCTTTGAACTTTACATTATTGTCTAATCCTTTTTTCTCCTTGAATTTATCAAGTGAGAATTTTGACTTAAGTTCTTCCCCTACCGCTTCTGTAAGCGACTTTTTTGTTTTTGCCATAAATTTTTAGTTTTAAATGGGGGCTAAATCACCCCCTAATTGTTATTAGTCTTTTTCAAACAAATCATCAAATTTTGACTTATTATCTTTTTTAGTAGATAAAGTATAATTTGATGCTGGCTTAGATTTTACTGTAGGTTTGTCCCAAGGTAAATCTGTTGTTGGTGGAATTACTTCTTCTTCATCTTCCTCCTCTCCACCATCTTCATCAGGTGCTAACCAACTTTGTAATGCACTTTTCATTTCATCAAATGTATAACGTTTAAATGCTTCAGATGGATCAGGTTGGTTGTTTAGATATTTTTCAATTTCTTCCTTAGTTGAAGCTAGAGGGGAAATTTTAGTTTTAGGACGAATAGATGATTTATTATAAGCGGTTCCTGTAGTATCTGGTCCTACTGTATCTACTGTAAAATCTCTACCTTCTGCAACGTCAGTAAAATCCTGAATATCTTCATCGTCAGCCATTGATAAAAATTCCATGTATACTTCTTTACCAAATTGCCATAAACGAACTCCTTTATCTTCTTCACCACGTACAATTACAGGAGCGAATACTCTTAACTTCGGTTCTAATTTTTTAGCTAATCTCCAATCTTCTTTGTCGCTTGATTTACGTAATTGTTTTACGAATTCAGCAATTGGATCTTTTTCACCCCAAGAAAGTGGAGAAAGCATCATCTTGTTTCCAATACCATAATAAAAGAACAATTCTTTAAATGGTGATTTGTCGTCGAATTTGGAAGGAACAATTCTAATTGTTTGTTTTCCAATGGATGGCTTCCAATATAATTTTTCATAATCCACTTTAGAACCACCTTTGTTGTTCTTTGAATTCATATTAGAAAGCTTTTGTCTAATTGTGTTTAAATCCATGTTTAATAACTTTTTTTGTTTATAATATATTTAATGTAATAACCTATTTTTTAGAAGCCAAATTTACAGACTAATAATCTTATAAATTTTAGTATCTAGCCTTTTTAATTCCCCCTGTTGAGTTAACAAAATACAATTTCTGTAGTTGTTCCAGTCTATAACGAATTTAGAATCTAACATTCCATTATTTAGACTTTTAATGAGTTGGTTTAGGGCGTTTATTGAGTATAAACTATTTGTTTCTTTTTTTCTATGAACTAGGATAGTGTTCTCAGGAATATCAGATAAATTTCCAAGTTCAATATTATATGTTAATACATACTCGTCATTAGTTTTGATATGCAATGCAAATATCTTCCCGTATAATACGTTATATTTACTTTGAATCGATTCTATTAAGTCCTCTATTTTATCTACTTTAGTAAAGGTACAAAACAATTTGTTTTGAATGTTCATATTAGGGTCGTATAAGTCATAATCATATGTCGTATCATACATATTAATAGAACTATCAAAAATCGAGTTTTGATTCATAAATTTTATTTTAAATTATTGTAATTGTAACCTGTTTTAATTTTGACATCGAATTTATATGTTTTAAATATTTCCAATATTTTATTTATCAAATCTTCTTCATCTTCATCCAAATCCAATAAAAATGCATCGTAAGTAAAAAGTATTAGTTTTGTATTTTTACCTCTTAATATTTTCAACATATCCCATATAATGTTAATATTTGTTGAAGTTTCAGTCGTCTGAAGTAGATAATTTAGTAGCTTGTTTGGGTTCATATTTTCCAATTTATCTTTGTAAAACTTCCATCCACTTGTTTTATCTTCAATAAATCCTTCATTTTGGAATTGTTCCCATAATTTATCTTTGAAATGTTGAAGACGGGAGAAAAATTCTACATTTTTGTATTCTTCAAAAATATTACCATTAAGGTTTTTAAATACTATCTTTTTGGCATCATCATAACTTACATTACATTCTTCTTCAATTTCATGGTATATGTTCTTATCTCCAAAATCATAACCCATAAGTTTACTAATTAATGTGGGATGAAATGCTGATAGATCTATTTCTACTAGTTTATCATTTCTAGGGATAAATACTTCTCTACTTCCGTTCTCCTTATTTAAGGCAGCATAATTTACACCCCCAAATCTGTTGGCTGGTCTTCTTGTTGTAGTCTTAAAGTTGTATTGACTATATATGTAGTCGGCATCAACATGATAGAAGTGGTCTTTGAATTTTTCTCTTTGTATTCGTAAACCATTCCGTTCAATTGCGTTAAACACCAAGGATGCTTTATCGTTATAAAATAAGTTAATTGGTTCATTTATTTTTTCTTTTAAATCGTTAAATATTTTTTCACAAACTTCATAATGTTTGGATATAGGTATAATCTTATTAAGATCATCAATATGTTGATAATTACGATAAAAATAATCATGAGCTGAGGTTGTGGGTCTCTCATAAATGTGTTCTAATGTGATATCAACTATATTCGGGTGTATAAGGTAGTGTAAAAACTCCTTTTTATCTCGTACATATATTTTATTGATCTTATTAAGAATCGTTGTTATATCGTTTATACTTAATTGTAATGTATCATTATGTTCTACACACAATATATAACCTTTATTATCGTTTATTGGTCTAATATAAATTAAAGATACATTGTTTATTGTTGGATGAATATGATCATTAAATGGAATTATTTCTACAAATGCTTCCTCAATTTCCTTGTAGTAAAATTCCTTTAATTGTTCATAATTCTCAATAATATAAAACATACTTTATAACCTTTATTCTGATAATGATAATATAATTACCTCAGATAACCAAATATTCTTGATGAAAAAGGAAATCCGAACTAGGTAGCGATACTTTGTTCGGATTTGTCACCTGTTGGGTAACTATAACGGGTCCTAAGTTCCGTATGTTGTTATTTATATTTGCATGAATCTCTTAAATATTTAGAAATTTTCGTTATAAGCAATGACTCGTCTTACTCCAGGAACCATCTTTTCAAGTTCATACTTGGAATATTCTTTACTTATTGGAGTATTACTTAAATAAAGAGTACCACCAACTTCTAGACCCTTTGGTAATGAGGTAATTTTAGTATTTATTAAAATAAGATCAACACTAACCCATAGATCATCTGGTAATGTGGTAATTGGATTATTTGCTAGATCAAGAGTACCTCTAACCCTTAAATTATCTGGTAATGAGGTAACTGAGAGATTATTTAAATCAAGATTGCCCTTTCCTCCACCCATTATATATTGTTGGATTCTATCGAATGTTAAAGAATTGTTTTCTTTTAATACTTTGCGTACTTCTTCTTTGATTAGTTTTTTAAATTCTGTAATTTTCATTTGTTTTTGATTGTTTTTGATTGTTTATTTGTTATCGTATGTTGTTATTAAATGAATTATAAACTTATAATAACTGATCTTCCTTTTTGTTGGAATTTGTATTCTGTATTTTTTGTTCTTTCATTATCTGAGTTTATGTCGCTAAGAAACTCTGCAGCAGTCGTATCGGAAGTGGAGTCAGGTTTAAGTATAAGATTAGTTCCATCTACCATAAAGTTAGCATCAAATGCAGGACCACCCATAAGAATTTCAACATAACCTGTGGTATCTGTTTTAAATTCAGGGACTGCTTTCATACCGTGCTGACGTTTCAAATATGCAAAAAATTTGTTAATTGTGTTTTTGTCCCAAGACATAGCCTCGTTTAATACTTTACGAACTTCTTC